TATGCTGAATATGAAGTCAGTGCAATTCTCAAACCGCAGGCTGCTGTTAATTATGCTAAGGCGTTAACAAGTGCTGCTGAAGATGTTATAGTATTTAAAAATCAAAGGTTAGAAAAACGTGCCAAAAACAATGATAATTGATCCTCCAGAAGGATGGCGTTATGGATTTCCTAAACCTATTCCTGGAGATATGGTGATTGCGTCTGAAGAAGTTTTCTCGGAATGGCTTGTGGAAAATGGCTATCCAAGCGAACGGTTGTTTGAAGCACTTAGATACAGTAGATATTATTGGGAAAGAGATATAGAATGAAAGTTCACATTTGCAAGTATAAGAGCTTTTTTGGCCCTTATCAATTGGCTGAACTGCTGTGTTTTTGGGTCAAGCCTGTTAAAGACGAATATGGCATGGAGGACAAGCCTGAATGGGTTCATCACTTTGGTGAATGGCTTGCGTATGGTAATGTTGAACCAAAACCTGCTGTAGGAGACATTAGAAAGTGGGGCGATGACCGTCTTCAAACTTGGCTTTATCGATTTCTTCTTTGGATCAACAAATTTAGAAAACAACGTATCCAGGTGCGTATTGATCGTTGGGATACTTGGAGCATGGATCATACCCTTTCCTACATCGTTCTTCCGATGTTGAAACAAATGAAAGATCAAAAACAAGGTGTTCCTTACGTGGATGACGAAGATGTGCCCGAGCATCTTCGAAGCACAGCAGCACCTGCTCTCACCGAAGAACAGATTAACACCGGGCACGTTGATGATAACCACGAAGCTCGTTGGAATTGGGTTTTAGATGAAATGATTCATGCGTTTGAAACTAAAACAGGGTCACTTCAAGATTGGGAATATCAATTCACTACCGGAGAATATGATTACCAATTTAAAACTATCGATGAAAAAGGCACTGCTGAAATGATTAAAGGAAATAACCATACTGCAGAGACCAACTGGGATGCGAGAAAAGCCTATCAAGATCGTATCTCTAACGGATTTAGACTTTTTGGAAAATATTACGAAGGACTTTGGAATTAAACGATATATGTCACTAGAATACAAATATCGTGTTGGTGCTGTAGCTCGTAACATAGATGATTATCAAAGATACAGTTCTGTGTATCATACCAACAGTGATATCTCTATTGATCGTTTAAGCGGTGTGCCGCATGAAAACTACAATCATATTTATACAAATTATTAGTTGACACATTGCATTCTCTGTGCTATTCTATATATAAAATACATAAAAGGTTAATCTTATGACATACGTCTTAGTAGATGTTGCGAATCTATTTTTCCGTGCAAGGCATGTAGTGCGAGGCGACGATATGGATACTAAAATTGGTATGGCATATCACATTATGTTTGCCAGCATTAATAAAGTATGGCGTGACTTTGGAGGCAAACATGTTGTATTTGCACTAGAGGGTCGTAGTTGGCGTAAAGATTATTACGAACCATACAAGCGTAATCGTCAAGATGCTCGTGCTGCACTTACACCTAAAGAACAAGAAGAAGATAAGCGGTTCTGGGAGGCGTTTGATGAACTTAAAACATTTCTAAATGATCGCACAAACTGCACAGTATTGCAGCACCCAAATTGTGAAGCGGATGATTTTATTGCGAGATTTATTCAAAATCATCCAAACGACAATCATGTTATTGTTAGTAGCGACAGTGATTACTATCAACTACTTTCTACTAATGTTAGCCAATATAATGGCATCACTAACCAACACATTCGTTTGGATGGTGTATACAACGACAAGGGCAAGCCGGTTATTGATAATAAAACTAAAGAACACAAAGTTATCGGAGAACCTGCATGGCTTCTTTTTGAGAAGTGCATTCGCGGCGATACTAGCGATAATGTGTTTAGTGCATATCCTGGCGCCCGTGTTAAAGGCACAAAAAACAAAGTTGGTATGAAGGAAGCGTTTGAAGATAAAGACTCTAAAGGCTTTAACTGGAATAACTTCATGCTACAGCGGTGGACAGATCACGAAGGTGCAGAGCATCGTGTGCTAGACGATTATCAGCGTAACCGCACACTAATCGACCTTACTGCACAGCCGGATAACATTAAGGCTGTATTGGATGAAACTATCAAAGTTCAAACTAATACGGTTCCTAAAGGACAAGTTGGCATTTACTTTCTGAAGTTCTGCGGCAAGTGGGATCTACAACGTGTAAGCGATCAAGCAGACGCACATGCGGAATATCTAAATGCACACTACTAAGGTTACTGTGGCAAAAATTCCAATTGGCTTTGATAAAAACATTGACGACACCATTAGAGTAGCAACCGATATATGGAAAGAAACGACATTGGCAGGAAAATGGTGTGTCACGAACGGCATTAACGTTCAGTCCGACGAAGTCTATGTTCTAAACGAAGAACTTGGTGGCGAGCTAACACTTGTAGCAGATCTAGACGAGTCTACTGCAGTTGCGTATAAATTAATGTTTGGATCTGTATGAGTAAGTATACTGCAAAACCAGTAATTGAAAATAACTTTTGGATTGTAGAAGAACGTGGCAATAAAGTCGGCACGTTACGTTATGTCAATGAGCAGTATGTTTTTTACGATAATCGAACAAAAGAAAACAATATTGTATCTATTGATGATTTCAACATAGATAGCACAAACAAAGGATTAGTTTCAAACGCAACTGTATACAGTTACCCTACTAACACAGACACAGTGTATGATATTGACCTACTAAATAATGTGCCTGTGTTCAAGAAAACAGCCAATTCTGCAGTACATTTTGCGGCAGGGTATTGGGGAATACTATTTCCAATGGGATGGAGACCGAGTTTTTGTCCTAAGTTAGAAACACTAAAAAACTATAAATACATCGGTCCGTTTAAAAACGAAGATGACATGTATTTGTCTATCAAACGGAATAGTTAAAATGAAAAAGTTACTATTACTACTAGGATTGCTCAGTTCTCCTGCAGTTGCACAAGAAACACAAAACCCTACATATTCTATATTATACACATCACATGTATGCGATACATATGAAAACATTGTTAGTTGGATTACCGGAAAGTTTAAAGAAGAAATTCTTTTCAAAGGCATCGGCACTGCAGTTTACGAAGATCGAACATCTTACGGTGAACAGAACGGCGTAATGCAGTATTTTGTAAATCAAAAAACCGAATCTTGGACTATGATTTATGTTTTTGAACCCAACAAAGTTTGTATTATGGCAAGCGGCGTCAAGTTTCAACCATACTAAGACTAAAATTCTCTACTACTTTAATAAATACTACTATATTAAAGTGATAGAGAATAGAACTATGGCAAGACCAAAACCAAAAATAATATTAGAATACACAGATCCTAAAAGCTATCGTAGTGAGCAAATTTTAGCTGCTACTGCTATCTATGCAGTTTTCCACGACGGCAAACCTGTTAACTTAAGAAGTTTAAATAGTCTTGTCAATTATCCCGGACCGAAATACAAAAAGGTGTCTTTTAGTAATAGTGGTCATGCATTTAACCTATCAACCCGACTAAACAAATTATTCAAGACAGATAAGTTTGTAGTTGTAAAGCTAACATCAGGCGAAGTTATCACGGAAGATGACGACAACGAGTTTTTATAAAGAAGTCTTAGATTACGCTAGAAAAGAAAACAACTGGGTTACGCTAAGACATTTGTTTAAAAATTACCGTAACGGTAAAGGGCTCAACTTAACTAAGTTGGGCCTTACTGTTTTGAGCGAGATGGGATTTGAGTCAGAAACATTTAAAGTATCAAACGAACTTACATTTACTGCTAAACTTAGAATACTACTAGATCGTTATAACAAATATCCATACTACATAGACCGAACCAAACTAGTGTTGTTTGGCTCTGAAGATCGAATCATGTTTAAGCTATACGGCAAAGATCTTGTTGCATGGGCAGAACATATGGAAAATAATTTGTAAATTCTGAAAAAAAACTCTTGCAATCCATGACGTCTTACATTATATATATTGTGTAGGCGATAGAAAAGGGAAGATGCAAATGATGGTTTTTGATGCAATCAACGGAACCACTGCAGTCGCGCGGAATTCGATCAAAGAGGTTCGTATTGTTCGGACAGTCAATCCATTCGACTACGACCGTAACTTCTGGATGCTCTACACTCCTGGTGGTGGCATTGACGATGATATCACTACCCACGGCCCCTTTACCAGTTATGAGGCGGCCAAACGTAATGCTGAAATGCATGTCGGCGTAAAAATGGATTGGGCGATCTAAGATGTTTGCTTGTGTTTTCTATAACTTCGGCTACCGTGTCCACTTTGACACTTACGAAGAAGCCAAAGCCCACGGCGATAAGTCTGGGTTCCAATATACCATCCTTGAGGAGAAATAAGATGGGTTATCTAATTTACGACCGCAAGACGACTGCAATTGCAAGCAAAGTGTACAAGACGCACGCCGCTGCTCAGGCTCAACTGACTCGGATGGGCAAGGGCCAACTCCAAACCGATCCCAGCCATCCGATTTACCGCTACGGCATTGCCGAGATGACCTACTGGATCGACAACATCCAGAAGACTGTGACTCGTGTGAACTTGATGTCAGGTAAAGAATACCAAGAACCGGTCGGCACGCCGCTGGCTTGCTCGCCTGCAAGTGAAACATACTGGAGCATTTGAAATGACTGTTGCTAAGATCGCAGAAGAATTCAAAGTTGTTACTACTCGTCCTCTCAATGCACTCGACAAAGTAGGTATTGCAGAACTTGCTCAATACACTGTTGTTCCTACTGGCGGTGTATTTCCTGTTGCTGATGCAGATATTACTGTTCGTAATGAATGGCGGTGGGAAATTGACGAAGGTCATGGCCTCGAGAGGCTAACATTCGAAGATGCTTGTGTTGTGTTCAAAGACGGTTCAACGCTAACCTTCAAAGCAAAAAAGGTTAAAAATGCTCGATGCAACTAAATCTGTGCCTCGTTCATCTACTCCAGCCGAGCGTGAAGCTTTCGTCAAGCTATTAGTGGATATAAGAGGACCGCATTATGCTATTGGCTATCTCAAACATATGTATCAATACGCAGAACTCACTGACACTGACGAAAGAGTGCAAGAACGTTTCCGTCAAGAACTAATTCAAGAAAAGTTTCTTGCACTTGTCGACAAAAAAGATGTTGACACTTACAGCACCTACTGTTAAAGTTACGGTGTAAGCTAAAGAAACAACCAACCTAGGAGATACACAATAACTATGGAACTGAACACCCGTACTGTTAAACTTTCCGAACTTACTAAGTATGCCAAGCATCACTTCCGGACCAAGCGTCCGCTCATGGTGTGGGGTCCTCCCGGTATCGGTAAGTCAGATACCTTCAAGACCATTAAAGAACAGTACGAAGCGATGGGGCTTCGGGTTAAACTGATCGACTGCCGGCTGTCGCTGTGGGAACCCACTGACCTTAAGGGTTATCCTTACTACGACAAAGAAGCGAACAAGATGCGCTTCTCGGCGCCTGACGAACTTCCCGATGAGGAGTTGGCATCGCAGTATGACATTATCATCCTGTTCCTAGACGAACTTAACGGTGCTGCGCCGTCGACACAGGCTGCTGCCTACCAGCTGATTCTCAACCGTGCAATTGGCACTTACCGTCTGCCCGACAATGTTGTGATTGCTGCTGCTGGCAACCGTGAAAGCGACAAAGGTGTTACCTATCGTATGCCTAAGCCGCTTGCTAACCGCTTCCTGCACTACGAAGTCCGTGTTGACTTTGAAGACTGGTTCGACTGGGCTGTCCGACACAACATCCACCCCGATGTTGTTGGTTACCTGACTACCTTCAAAGAAGACCTTTACAACTTCGATGCAGGGTCGAGCGAACGTTCTTTTGCTACTCCTCGCTCGTGGGCGTTCGTTAGCGACACGCTGAAAGATGTCGAAGACTTCACTGAAGAAGAAGTTACTGACATGGTTGCTGCAGGTATCGGCGAAGGTGTTGCACTTAAGTTCAAGGCACACCGTGCTGTTGCTGCTCAGCTGCCTAACCCAACTGACATCCTCAAAGGTAAGGTCAAAGAACTGCATACTAAGAACATTAGCGCCAAGTATTCGCTGACTACTGCACTGTGCTACGAGCTTAAGGAAGTGTTTACTAACAACGATCCTAAAGCACACGAAATGTTCGACAACTTCCTCGAGTTTGTGCAGAACAACTTTGAGGCGGAAATGGTTGTCATGGCGAATACTATCGCACTTGGCAAGTATCAGATCCGTGTTAAGTTCAATCAGCTTAACAACTGGAAGCCTTTCATCGAGAAATACGGTAAGTTGATCGAAATGGCGTAACACTACAAAGCCCTGTATTCATATAAATATTTTAAATGACTGACCTCCCAAAAGAACCATTAGATTATATAAATCAATCCGCTGGCAGTGATACCAATTCTCCATACAGTTACCTAAAGAAATTCGAACACCAAGTATCAATGAATGGCCCTGCTATACATAAGTATGCAGAATGGTGTGAAACATATTGCGAAGGTTTGTGGAGTTGGCATTTTGAGCCGTGGGCGTATGGGCACGACCTTAAGAATAAATTAGGCGGTGGTGCAAGTTACAGTTCGATGTTGTACCCAGCCCCACCTATACAAACGATTATAAGTTTCGAATTGCTAGACGATATGTTAAAATTTAAACTTTGCTGTCTTAATGGTTGACATTGTAGCTGGATCTGCTATAGTCAAACTGTAAACAAGGAGGCTACTATGCAAGACTTTAAAACTGCGGGCGAAAAGCTAGTTGCCGCTCGTGTTCGCATGTTGTTTAAACAACCGTTTTTCGGTAACATTGCGTGTCGGCTTGAACTTGTAGAAGTTGAGCCTGGCGGTTGGTGTCCGACTGCCGCCGTTGACGGTCGTCGCTTTTATTACAATCCAGAATTCGTTATGAAGCTGGACATGGACGAAACTGTGTTCCTTGTCGGACATGAAGTAGGTCATTGTATCTACGAACACTTCCTGCGTCGTGGTGAGCGTGACGGCAATATTTGGAACATGGCGGGTGACTATAAGATTAACGCTATGCTCGTTCGTGAAAGTATCGGTCGTCTTATTACTACTGTTAAACCCTTGTATGATAAGAAGTATGCATCCGACGACTGGTGGACTGAGAACGTCTACGACGACTTGATTCAGCAAGGTGCTGCTCCACAACAAACCATCGACGTTCACATCGAAGTTGGTGAAGGCAATGGCGATGAGGGCAAGGACGGTAAAGGTAAAAATGCACCTACTATCAGTCCTGCAGAAGCAAAAGCTATCGGCGACGAAATGAAGAACGTTATTATGCAGGCTGCACAGGCGGTAGGCGCAGGTAACGTTCCCGGTGATATCCGTCTTATGATTAGTGCTCTAACTTCTCCGCAAATGGACTGGCGTCAGATGATTCGTGTGTCGCTTGAGAGCAATCTTTTTAACGACTTTACTTTCATGCGTCCTAACCGTAAGAGCCAGTTTCACGACTTTGTTCTTCCGGGTATGAAAAAAAATCAGCAAATCAATGTTGCTGTTGGTATTGACGTCAGCGGCTCGACGATTGGTAGCGACGATATCCGTGACTTCCTTAGCGAAGTGCAGGGCATTATGGACCAGTTCGAAAACTATCGTATGGATGTATGGTGCTTCGACACTCGAGTTAGAGGACATGATGTATTCACTAGTGAAGATGGCAGATCGATTACCGAATTCAATATGACTGGTGGTGGTGGCACTGACTTTATGTGCAATTGGGAACATATGATTGCAAACAAAATCGAACCTGATCAATTCCTTATGTTTACTGATGGTGAACCGTTCGGTAAATGGGGTATCGAAGACTACTGCGATACACTGTTCCTGATCAAAAATCATCGTCATAAACCTGTTGCTCCGTTTGGGCAGAGTGTTTATTACACGGAGAAAACCAAAACTCGAGCATAAGTATATGAAGATACTTGAACAAAAATATTCGCTAAGTGAAGAAGATCTACAGTATCTGGTAGGTACTGAAATTTTCATATCAATGTTAAAGCAACGAATTATAGTAGAATTTGATGTTTCACCCGATATAGAAAAATTAGACTTTTCCGGGTGTCGTGGATTTTACCACATTAGAAGTCTAGGAAGCAAACTATTTCAGTTTTGGTTTGAACACCCACAAGATTACGAAAATTTTAGAGCTAATCTAATCGCATTTAAACTGTCTCAGACTAAAAATGAAGATAAATAAGTGCGTATATAATTAATATAGGAGTATACAATGTCAGAAGAAAATAACAACATCACAACAGAATCTGCACCAGCGGTGGATCAATCTGCGCTATCGCTTAACCTAAATGATTTGCAGAATGCTGCACAAATTATTGACGTAGCAGTATCACGTGGTGCATTCCGTGCAGGCGAAGCTGCACAAGTTGGTGCTGTTTATAATAAGTTGACCGCATTTGTTCAGGCTACACAAGCTGCACAATCTGCACAAATTGCTGAACAGCCACAAGGCGCTACTGCCTAATAGGAGGAGTATCCCATGGCAAATATAAAACATATTGGAAGAGTTGCAAACACTAATGTAAAGTGTATTGTAGTATTCCGTGAAATCTATGACGAAAAGGGTAACGTTATTGACCCTAACAACTGCTTAATTGTTGAAACTGAACGACTGCCTGATATGGAACATGACGATGTTATTCGTGTTGTTGAGAGCAGCGAAGGACAAAGTGTTGCAAACTTCTTTGAAATTGCACACCGCAGTCGATTTGCAGACGGCACTAATATGCTGAATAGCTTACACCGCCGTGGATACTTGCGTAAGTATCCAACTAGTCAAATTGAACTAACACCAAATCCAAGCACTGCTATAAAACTAAGCGAAATCAATACTATTATTCGTAAACAAAAAACCGGAATGAGTGAATCGGATATTCGTAATAGCATGGTTGATGACACCGATAAGGCGCCACGTGGTATGGATGGTAAGTCTACAAACATTCGCTTTGATTCAACACAAACCATCGATCAGGCTGTAACTGTCCCAAGCGAAACAGTGTTAGACGATACTGCTATTGCTAGAAACATGCTTGCACAAGCAAGCACCTTTTTAGCAGAAGCTGAACGTCTGAGAGCAGAAGCATATGCTATGGCTCCTACACTAAAGCCTAAAGCAGGTCGTAAGCCAAAAAATGCCGATTAAGAAAAAAGATCGCAGTTTTCAAAACATTGTTAGGGAAATTGAGATAGATCAAGTACCAATAGAATATATCGACACTCTTACTGTAGTTTTACAGAATGGTGACCGTGTATTGTTCGAAGGCGAAGATCTTGAAGATATCGAGGCTGATAATATTGTTGGCTTTATAATGGCAGTAGCTGACGAACTTGGCGATGAACACGGTAGTAACATTGAGAATATTGAAATCGTTGTTAACTATGCAGATCTCGAACAAGACGTGAGAGAAAAAGTAAACAAGTTACTCAATAAAAAAGATGATTCGAGCAATACTAGCTTGTGACCAGGATTGGGGCATCGGTAAAAACGGTGCCCTGCCTTGGCCACATAATCCCGCAGACCTTAAATGGTTCAAAGAAAATACAGTAAATTGTACTTTAGTAATGGGCAGGAAAACTTGGGAAAGTTTACCTGTGAAACCTCTTCCTAATAGAAAAAACATTGTATGTTCTACTAAAGATTTATCTCATTTTCCGGGTGCAGATTCTGTAATGAATATAAATGGAATTGTACAAACATTGCCATACATATCAGGCGGAGATAAGTGGATTATTGGCGGAGCAACATTATTAGAAAGTTGCTTACCTATTATAGATGAACTGTGGCTTAATGACGTTGGAGGAGTTTATGAATGTGATACTTTTCTTCCTAAACAAAAGATCACAGAACAGTTTCGTATGGGCAGTGTAGAAGTTCTAAGTTTTGGTATCGTAACAAAATGGGTGAGAAAATGAAACAATATCATGACGCACTAAATCATATACTAACTTACGGAAAAGATGTGAATGATAGAACAGGCGTAGGTACTCGCAGTATGTTCGGGTATCAAATGCGCTTTGATCTTAACGAAGGGTTTCCTGCTGTAACAACAAAACGTTTAGCATGGCGTGCTGTAGTAGGAGAATTGCTATGGTTTTTAGAAGGATCTACAGATGAACGACGACTTGCAGAAATCACTTACGAAAAACCTAGAGCCGAGTTGGTGGGAAAATCAACGATATGGACTGCAAACGCCGACGCACAGGGCCGGTCTTTGGGATACATCAACACTGATACCCGCAAAGAACTTGGCCCAGTGTACGGGCATCAATGGCGTCGGTTTGACGGTGCAAACCTCAACAAAGACAGTTTCGACTACAATGAAGGAACAGACCAAATTGCCCGACTCATACACGAAATTAAAACTAATCCAGACTCAAGACGACTTATACTATCCGCTTGGAACCCTGAACAGCTATCTGAAATGGCATTACCTCCTTGTCACGCCCTTGCACAGTTTAGGGTCATTGACAACAAACTAAGCTGTCAACTGTATCAGCGTAGTGCTGACTTTGGACTAGGTGTTCCGTTTAATATAGCATCTTATTCACTATTGACACATATGCTAGCACAAATATGCGACTTAGAAGTAGGCGATTTTGTATGGACCGGCGGCGATTGTCACATTTACACTAATCATGTAGATGCTATTACAGAACAGTTGAACCGGCAACCGTTAGAATTACCAAAACTGATAATGCCAGCGTTTAGTTCCTTAGAAGAGTTACTGAGAACAAAAACAAGCGATTATATCTTAGAAGGATATAAACATTATCCGACAATTAATATGGATATGGCTGTTTAACATTAAAAGGCAGTGCTAAGTGATAAATAAAAGTATGAAGAATACAATTTATCACTTTCATCATATTATTCCTAAGCATATGGGCGGCACAGATGATCCTGGCAATTTAATCCGTTTAACGGTCGAAGAACATGCAGAAGCACATCGTAAATTATACGAGGAACATGGCAATAAATTTGATTACATCGCTTATATGGCACTGTCAAATCAAATCGGTTATGAAGAAGCAAATTATCTCAAGACGCTAGGTCCTAAAAATTGGACAAACGAAGGTTTGGAAAAACTTAGTAGGTTGGCTAAAGAGCGTAAAAGAGAAAAAAATCCTTTTTATGGCAGATCACATACTAACGAAACCAAGTCTATATTACGAGAGAAAATGTCCGGGGAAAACTCTTGGATTAAAGATATTAATCCGAAAGAACTACCATACACCAAGCAGTATATAATAGAATATGTAGACGGCACAATCAAAGAAGTATATGGATTAAAAATTATAGCGGAAGAGTTTAACACGAGTATAGCAAATCTACATGCTACTATAGGAAGAATGAAACAAGGAAAAATTCCAACAAAAGGAAAGTTCAAAGGAATTAACATATATGAGAAAAGATAGTTTCACTGACTTTTACATTCCAATGGATAGTATTTCAGCACCGATGGCAATATAAATAGTTGTAGGATAATACAAGGAGAATATTATGCCCGTTAGATTAGTTTTTACTGCAGTTTACAAAAATGTTCAAGATATGTACACTGTGAAAATATATACAGAAAGTGTTAGTCAGTTGTACAACGAGTTTGTAGATGCCGGAAAAATTACAAACCTATTAGAAGAAAAATCTATAGAAACATTAACAAAAACAATCACTATTACTTTCTTGAATCAAAGTGCATGGGATGAATACAGTGCTCGGTTAGATACTTTAAGAAGTCAAACCGAGTTAAACACGCTACAGCTCGGCGGAGCTGATATATCTGATATGTATTTAGAAGATGATACTGGTAACAGAACTCCAATTTAAAAATAAGGTTAATTAAATTGAATCCTTTTTACACATTAATCCCAAGCAACAAAATTGCCTTGAGTGATATTAACGAACAAATTACATATAAAGACCTAATAAATGATGCTATAGAAATTAGGGATTGGCTAATCAACAATGGTTACAAACACGGTCATAGAATTGGCATTGCTGGAAAAAACTGTGTCAGAACTTACAAATATTTCCTTGCTGCACAGATGTTATCATCTGCAGTTGGCCTGCGTTCGGATTTTAAAGGTAACGATTGGAACTACAAAATACCCGCAGCAAATATAAATGCAGTCATCGATTTAGGAAAAAACAGCGATGACCTGAAATTACACCATTATCATTATGAAAAATCTACCGAATGCCCCAAGGAATATGCTGTTTATTTTAGCTCTGGCACCACTAGTAACAAATGGGGATCTCCGCAAGCAACTCCAATGGTGTGGGACGTAGACGATTACAATTGGGGCATGGGAATCGATATTGTTAATTACAACCGTGCAGTAATAAATCCATATTATAGAGAATCAGACGATAACATACAAATCCAAGCAATGGGTTCTTGGATGGGGTTTGGACAAGAAAGCACTACACTTAATTTAATTAAACATGGTCATACAGTATTAGTTAGTGAGCATAATCCGTCTGAATGGGACTTACTTGTCGAACGTTACAAGCCTACGTGGACTGTTATGTTTCCGATGATTGCATCAAAACTAATGGAATCGAATACTGGCGGCGGCCATCCGATTAAATGTGTAGAGATGGCAGGTGCAAAGCCTACAATTAAGCAAACAGAAGAGTTTAAAAAATTCTTTAATTGTAATTATTTCACATCACATTACGGAACTTCGCAGTCAGGTAACAGTTTTCACAGTGCAGGCAACGGCGAAAATCTACAGCATATAGGAAAGCCTTGCTTAGGGTTTGTTCATGCATATGGAAAAGACTTTGTCCGAATTGGCAAACATGGAACATTAGAAATCAAATGGCATGGGAGTCCTCCACATTATTGTAATCAAGACGGCTACTACGATACATGTGACATTGTCAGAATTAAGGATGACGGTGACTGGGAATTTTTGGGGCGTTCAAATGAGATGCTCATGATTCGCGGCGGTAGTAAATTACAAGCCCCTAGTATCGAAGATAGACTGATAGAAAATCCAAAAATTAAAGAAGTATACATCTATCCAATACCCGAAAGCGATATTCAAAATCCAACTTTAGAAATTTCAAGAGAAGAGATCGACGCCGGGTCATTGTATCAAGTGCCTGGATGCTTATATTACGGCGACTTAACTATAAAAGAAATAGAAGAATATTGCAAAGAACAGTTGCCAATATATCACAGGCCTGTTCAAATATTTAAACTAAAAAACAAACTATCATCATTTGTCGAAAGTAATGTATGGAAAGTCCGTCGCTTGTCAATGCACGACACACTAAAAGAAAATGGTACCAGCTGGTGTGAAGATTATACACTGCAAACTACATATGATTAAATAGTCGAATGAACGAGATAATTTTTGTAAGTTTTGAACCAGGGACTCGTGGACATTACATAGCACGGGTAATTGCATCTTTACCACATGTACATTGGTATAGTCATCCGGACAATGGTATACGTCCTTGGAACTTAGCCAGTGCAAAAAATAGTAGTATCAGACAACGTCATGTGTTCCCGAACCATTTTGACAGAATAGTAGACGGAGGGAAATTACCCCCTACATGGGATTATGTTAAAAACTTTTTTCCAGACTCCGACAAATATTATAACGAAATTTTTTTCCCAAGATTTAAAGAAATTACCCAAGACATAAAAAAGTCAATTGTTTATTGCACACACAGCTCGCCTGACTCATTATTAAGTGTATTTGAAAATTGCAAAATTTTAAATGTAGTCGAAGATACCGAAACTGTAGTTAATAAGTATTTGCAAACTACTGCAAATTTTCCTGGCTATATTCGATCTGCAGAAATTGTCGACGAGACTAATCCATGGCTCATTCACTTAGAATGCCTTAAAGTTATCAAAGAAAACTTTACAGTAGCAGACTTGTGGGCATGGGATAAGTATCATGAATTGTACAATGTTAGCATGAAAGATTCGTATTTTAACGACTTGTATAATATGTTTGCACCTAAAGTAGAGTGCAGGAGAATAGATTATGATAACACACTGCCTATTAGAATGCATCCAGACTGGCAAAATGTTAAGGACTTTCTATGTAAAGGAGAGGCTAATTGATTAAGATAGACAAAAAATATGACATTGAAAAGATAAGAAATGAAATTGCGTTAATGTTAGCAACACATGAGTTAGTTAAAGGCTCACAGCTAATGTTGCAATCTCCCAATGGCGACGATTGGTATGACAACAGGGCCCCATATCAGATACACCCAGATCTCAGAGAAACAGATTTTAAAAAATCAAATACACCCGATGATTGGGAAATTACCCGATTTATCAATGAAAACGGACTGTGCAGAACAAGGCTTTTAAAACTTAAGTCTAGAGAATGTTACACCTGGCATAAAGATGTCGGTCACAGAATACATTTAGCAGTGATAACCAACGACAAATGCTTTTTTGTTGAACATGGTCAATTACAAAATATTCCTAGCGACGGCCATCCGTATATGGTCGATGTTGGCGATTATCATACAGCCATGAATTGTTCAGACTACGATTTTGATAGAATACATTTAGTTGGAGTAATAAGATGAAACAATGGAGAGTAGACATCTCTCCAAAATGCGAGGACGGAAACGAACTTTTTATTACGAAAAGCGGAGTTGTAAGACCATGCTTTTGGATTAACGAAGCAAGTCAAGAAAAAGATTTTTTTGACAAAAACGATAACTTTAATATGAAAGTCACTCCTTTAAAAGAAATAGTAGATGTTCATTTAAAAAAATTCGTCGATGATGTTAAGGAAGATCCGTTTAACGGACTAAAGGTATGCTTTTATGAATGTGCTAGATCACGTAAAGATTGAACTAAGCTCTAAATGTAAATGTGCATGTTTCAAATGTCCGAGAACTATACTTAAAGGTTTGTATGACGAAACTGAAATTTCAGTAGAGTATGTAAAACAAGTAGTCGAGCTTAAACCTAAACGTGTAGTGCTAATGGGAAATTTAGGAGATCCTATATATCATTCTAAGTTTCCTGAAATTATAAAAATGTTCAATGACCATAGTCAGCCATTTAATGTTCATACAGTAGGATCAGGGTATGATAAAGAATGGTGGAAAAATGTATATAATTTGTATGAAGATAGAAAAAGGTTTTCTAACAAATGGACATTTACGCTAGACGGATTAGAAAAAACTGCAGGTAAGTATAGAGTTGGATTAAATTACAACGAAGTTTTAGATGCAATGTGTTTAGGTGCCGAGCTAGGCAAAAGAATTGCATGGGATTTTATTGTGCTAAAGCACAATGAAGACGATATAGAGAAAGTAAAAACACTTTCCGACAAATACGGTTTTCAACTGAATATACACTACAATGATAGATGGCATGTAACTGATGCTTGGAAACCGAAAAAAAATATTTGACACTTCGATAATAAAGTGTTAATATTCAATTACTAAAGTTTTTCTAAATTAGGAGATATATATATGAAAAGCAAAATTACTATTTTAGCTGCAGCAGTGTCTATGGCACTATTTGCATCTAATGCATCTGCACAAGAATGCGATGACATTTCAATGGCAGGTCTAACTTGGGGCTCAGCTTCAATCCTAGGCGAAATCGACAAACAAGTCCTAGAAAAAGGGTTTGGCTGTAATGTAGAACTAATTCCAGGCGGCACTGTTCCGTCATTTACTTCTATGATAGAACAAGCACAGCCAGAGGTAATGGGCGAACTATGGCCAAACGCTGCAGGCATTGATCTTTATAATGCTGCACTAGCAGACAACAGAATGGTAGAAGCTGCGGCACAATCACCAATCGGCGGTGTTGCAGAGGGATGGTATATCCTTCCAGGCATTCTGGAAGAACACCCTGAACTAACAACACTAGAGGCAGTCCTTGCTCGCCCAGACTTGTTCCCTCACCCAGATGATCCAAGCAAAGGTGCATTTGTTACTTGTCCGCCAGGTTCAGGTTGCCAAATTTCAAACGCTAACCTATTCGTAGCATTTGATATGGAAGCTAAAGGCTGGAAAATGATCGAACCAGGCTCATATGAAGCAGAAGATGCTACTATTTCTAGAGCATCAGATCGCAATGAAGCATGGTTTGGCTATTACTCTGCGCCTACAGCATTCATCGGGAAGTATGATCTTCGTCAGCTGGACTGGGGAGTCGATTTTGCAGGCCAAGACAATTGGAACTGCATCACTAAACCTGATTGCCCTAATCCACAACCATCAAGCTGGACTGAATCATTTGTTCGCACTGTATTCACCAAAGACTTTGCCGATCGTGGGTTGACAAGTGTTCAGGCTTACTTCTCTAACCGTGTTGTCCCAGGTGACGTTATGAACGCACTATTGCTTTACATGGACGAAAATCAAGCAACACCCGAAGAAGTTGCCGAAATGTTCTTCAAAGAATACGACATCTGGACTGGCTGGGTTTCGGAAGACGTTGCAGCAAAGCTAAAGTGATCTATTAGATTACTGCACCAAAGGACGGAGTTACTCCGTCCTTTTTTATAACTAATATTATACAAATGAATGTGTTATTAGAATTTCCAGAATTAAACAAAGAAGTCATCCGTGACATTAGACGTTCGATTGACGAAACGTTTCGTGCATTTTCCAGAGAATATGGGAATTCTATAGAAACAGTTTTTGAACCATTACGATTTGTAATGATTCATTTTGAGAATTTACTCACCTTAACACCATGGCCTATAACACTAGCTGTTCTAGTATTTGCTACATATTACTTTACTAAAAATGTAAAGCTAGCTATTTCAGTGTTAGTTTACTTGTTATTGATAGGTGTATTTGGCTTATGGACTGCAACAATGTATACACTATCTTTAGTTATTGTTGCTACAACAATTTCTGTATTATTTGGAATTCCTATCGGAATACTAATGGCTAAGTCTAATAGAGTACAGCGCATTATTACCCCAATACTTGATGTAATGCAAACTATACCTATCTTCGTATACCTTATTCCAGTTGTTATGTTGTTAGGCTTGGGGAAAATACCAGGTGTTATATCAATGGTTATCTATGCAATACCCCCAATTATCCGATTAACTAATTTAGGTGTTCGACAAGTAGAAAAAGGTATGATAGAAGCTGCAATGTCACTAGGTATGACTCCATTACAAACGCTTCATCGAATCGAACTGCCATTGGCTAAAAAATCTATCATGGCTGGTGCAAACCAAACAGTAATGGCGGCGCTAGCAATGGTAGTTATTGCATCAATGATCGGTGTACAAGGATTAGGAACACATGTGCTGCAAGCTGTTCAAAATCAATACATCGGTGCTGGTATTATGTATGGTGCTGCTATCGTAGGATTGGCGATAATCATTGACAGGATATTGCAGAATGCAAAATAATATTTGTATAGGAACAATGCTTTGGGGGACAAGGACCACAGAAATTGAAGCACACCGTATAATAAACTGTGCATTAGATCACGATATAAACTTTTTTGATACTGCAGAAAAGTATCCTACGTTTCCTTATAAGAACGAAACAGAAGGCATTAGTGAAACAATCTTAGGAAACTGGATTAAACAACATGGAAAAAAATTAGTAGTATCTACTAAAATGAAGTCACCTGTAGATGTCGATAATATTATGGCATCTATAGAGTCAAGCCTGAACAGACTCGGGGTCGACACAATTGACTACTATCAATTCCATTGGCCCAATAGAGGATCGTATTGTTTCAGACAAAATTGGAATTACGACCCATCTAGTCAAAATACTGGTAAAACGTTAGATTTTATGCATAACAGTTTAGAGGTTCTCAACGCTGCTAAAAAGCAAGGAAAAATACTTAACTATGGTATGTCTAATGAAACTGCTTGGGGAATAACCAAATGGAATCAAATTGCCAAAGTTAATAACTTTGATACACTTTCGTTTATACAAAACGAATATAGCTTACTCCATAGAATTTTTGAATTAGATTTAGCTGAAGCATGTCATCACGAAAACATAAAATTGCTTGCGTGGACACCTCTCGCTGGAGGATTATTGTCTGGAAAATACACTAAAGAGATTACCCCGGACAATAGTAGAAGATCATATGGTGCGCTGGGTCCACGTGACACTGAAACTGTATGGCCCGCAGTAGAAGAATATAAGGCTATAGCAAGTAAACATAGTATTGATATTATACACATGTCTTTACTGTGGGTGTTGTCGAGACCTTTTATCAAAGCTGCAATAGTTGGTGTTACAACTGCAAAACAATTGCAGCATAATCTCGGATATCAAAAATACTCACTTACTCATGAGCTAATTGCAGACATAAACAAAGTTTATAAAAAATATCCTATACCTTTTTAATAAACTGTTATTGCATATCGTGTTGTTTCTACACCTATTACGTTATGCGGTTCGTCTACTTTTAGCTCGTGCCATTTATTAGCAGGTAATACAATATCAAACAATATATCGCTGTCATCAGATGACTCAGATCTGTACCATCTAGTGCTAACATTGTTGCCGCCGGGATCAATGATGTAATTGATAGCACGATTTCTCCCAATATCTATATGTATAGGAACACCATTGTTTAATACTTGATAATTAAAATTTGTGTAATCAAAAAACATCGGCTTAAGATACTCTTTAAGATCATGTTGACAATCGTGTATCGTGTAATCTTTAGACTCGCCACCGAACATGTTTTCTATTAGAAGAATCTCACTTAGTGGCAAAATTAAATGCAATGGCACAGCGGGTTTATCCAGAAATTTACAATACATAATTTCTACCTACATAAAATAGTTCACCTAGTGGATTCTTAGACACAATATCTCCTGTGGCAAACCAATTGTTTCCGTACACACTAATATCACCTTTGACATACAACTCATTGTTTATTACTTTGTAATCACAATAGTAAGTGTTTCCTAATATTGTTCCTTTCGCTTGCCTGAGTTTAGATTCGTGTACTTCATTCACACTCTTAAACGTTGCGTTAATTGCAATAGGTCCAATTTCAGTCATGCCCCAATTAGCCATAAACGTAGCACCACAGGCAACATACGCTTCAATGATATCCCAACTAACCGGATCACTTCCGCAAGTAATCCATACACCTGTCAAATCAATATCGCTAAATCCTTTAGTAAGCATAATAACATTTGCTTGTGCAGGAGTTAAATGAGAATGTGTATAGTTACGAATTTTTCGTATCCATGTAAACGCATTGAATGGTTCTACATCTATATCTGCGCCTATACTATAAGCAGGCAGTGTCTGTGCTAACATGCCGCCTGCATGTTCCATTTTACAAACAGTATAGACTTTACTAAGTCGTGTAATATGTTGACTGTCAACTGCTACACGATTGGCTGCAACAATTTTTTCAGGCGGCTGAAATATTTCCTTAGGAGTACCAGTTGTGCCACTAGATCTCAGAATTATTCCGTTATTGATTATGTTTTTTAAAATGTTGTTCAGTTCCATTTGTTATTCTTTTTGCTAATTTGTATGGTGTAAACGGAAACATAAAAGGAAACACTGCATGTATTATACCTGTCATAAAAACAAGAAATGCTAAAAAGTTATAATACATAGCATATTTAAAATGCTTCCAATATGTTGTGTTTGCTTTTTTCAGATGATTAAAATCTAACTGCATTGTATTTTTCTACATTTAACTCCCATACGTTTTGTAACGTATTAAAAATTTCTTCCTGTACTACGTAATCTACTAAACCTACACGTTGTAAATGATAGAATGTTTTATCGATACGTGTCATCTTACCACTTGCGTCATTTGTAACATTTGTAGTAATATATACAGGAGACCCGTTGGCGAATTCAATTTGATAAGGTAACTGATAATAAAAGCAATGACTTTGCATGTGATATTTATTAAGTCCTGCATCTCTGGGATATAGCTGTACTCCTCTAAACAAAGCACGATACCCGTCTTTAAATGGGTGTATGCCGCTTAAACTTATTATATTGCTATCATTATCAAAAGTCGTGTACCAGGCGCCGCCATTGTCCAGACACCAATGAAACTTCATTGATTTTAACGAATTGTTATTTTTGTAATTCAAAGTATTGCATTTTTCAATAAAAGCATGTAATTCTGGTGTGTTGTATGTTATGATATTAGTATACATTTTTTATTTTTTTGAATTTTAAGAAAGATTTATGTTCGTATTCTAATATTTTAGATATACATATGCGATTACTGTCGCCTCTTTCGAAATTTTTTCCATACGCATTTTCATAGTCTATTCCAAAAATAACAGTGTCCGACGGAGTCAAGTTGTTACGCTTACATATTTTTAGTTGACTATCTCTATAATACTGCGGTATGTCATCTGGCCCGATCGTTGTTATCAAGTCTTTATGTTTTTCTGCGGTAGCCATCTGTTCATAATTCCATTTTTTGGTGACAATAACAGGATAAAGATCTTTTGTATATAACATGCCAACACGATACCATCCTGTGCCAAATGTTTTACTTAAACTAAACGCAACACTATGTATATTTTTATATTTTATAAAATCAAATGTTTGATTCATACATATACCGAAAAATGCACAATCAACAAAAATAGGTTTATTAAACGTATCTGCATATGCAAGTTTATCATGTGAGCTCATCCCGTCTGCACTGAATGGATGACTAATAACTATGCAATCTGCGTCTTGTAAATCATATGTTAACCGTTCCGCTGGTAATGCTAACTCGTGATAACCATATTCGCCTTCAAATATTCCAATCTTATTATATAACACATAAGTTTGATCTAATGCTTCTGTTACTCCGTTAACAATATAGCCAGATCCTGGTAACCCTGCAACAGTTTGGTTACTGCTATGTATCCAATCGTGCAAATTTTTATGAAACTTATAATATTCCTGTGCATCGTGTGGTATTGCAAACCCTATGCTGCGAGCTTGTTTGATAAACATAGATTTATCCGAAGGTCTCCAAAACCATTCAAACAAGTTCATTCTAAAAATTGTCCTACTTCTTTAACCATACCAGTTATAGTCAATCGAATGTTTTCGCCTGCGTCTGCATCAACTCTAGTAATGCCATGGACAACACCTTTGTTAATTAATATAAGCCTATTAGGTTTTGGACTGACAAATGTGCCGAGGCCATAATCAATTATCGACTGAAACTTTTTACGTTGCTCGAACATTTCCATTGGACTGTTCATATCTTTATATGAATCATACTGTTTTGTATTCTTATCTAATGTTAATCTCTGTGCATATTCAACAGAGTTTTTAGGAACAATTAATAATGTTGCGTCCCAGTTAATTTGCCAATGTTTATGCATATAATATGTATAGGTAGTAAATCCCAAATCATTGTGCCATGGATTTTTACTACCCACTGGGTATGCATGAGTACGCATTGCAATTTCTTCAAAACTAGAAACGTAGGTTTTAACATCTTCACACGTATTTAAAAACTTAACAAAATGATTAAACCAAATATCATGATTATCGTTGTAAGGATATTCAGTGTACCAACGCTTTTTACTTTTATAATTTGGACCGTCGGTTATGTGCCAAAACTTATCGTCAACTTCACTATATTGCCACCGGTCGGCTTGCACTTGATTAATAAGTTTGTCCCGGTCGTCTAGTGGTAAAAAATCATCTACTACTAATACTTCTGGTGTTTTCAATATTACATTATACATAACTGCCCGGTTCTCCTTTACGTTTTAGATCAAGCGTTACACAATGCAATCCGCTATCCCAGAAATACTTGTGCCTAATATCAAACGGGATGCCTTCTATGCCATTGGCTTTTAACTGCTTATATACTTCCGCATCGTACCCGTTTGTGATAACAGTGTTTTCATCTATACTTATAACATTAAGATCAAACACAGTTTCGTCTACATAACCTATCCAATGCCCTAACCAATCCTTAACTGTTTTTTCGTAAAAGAATTGATGTTTGATACGATCAAAATACTCTGGCATTGGTTTACGTTTAGTTTGTATAATTGTCCAGTTGCTTAATTCGTTTGGTATATGTTTTTTGTGATAACACATTAGCACACCTGGTTTAAGTAATGCAAGTCTGCCGTCAGCATGGCCAACAGTTGGTATTTCTACCCACTTGACATCTTTGCCTATGTTACGCTTAACCCACTCCAGCCCTGCTTTTGTCCCCCTACCATATAACTCATCGTCATACGGCTGTGTATGCAGTATAGTATCACCAGCTTTCAGAAAACATGCTGCATGATATAGTATTTGTCCTTCTAAATGTTCGTACGGCTGGTATTCACTAGTTAGTAATGGTTTAGGCATACTAATATAATTACGACCTTCTTTATATTTTTCTAGCATAATGTCTAAGAAGTAATCGTTTTCTGTATAACGATTACAGTCGCCGCCGATTGTGCTTAATATTGTATTACCGTATGCAATGTGAAAATCACGTGGACATATTGCAGGATACGGAAATCTGCTAGTCCAAGTTCTTGTTGCTTCAAGTTGTAATGATAAGTCTTTAGGTCTATAGACTTTAACGCCCGCAGATTCAAATATGCTTACTAATTTTAAAAAATCTTCTTCAGTCTCTTCTAAAATTTTAGACATACCGTCGATAAATTCATTGTCATGAAATTTGCCATTTAACACGTCTGGCAAATATGTTTTTCCGACAATAACTTCTTCGAGTTTGTCCCACTCTGTGTATATCATTTAATATCCTTAGGGCAATAACGTTGTGTTTACTAGTTTGTAATTATGAGTTTGCATTATTGTGTCTACAATAAATTTTGCTGCATCATCGGGAATAATATATTTTTCCGGATGATAGTTATTGATTACTCGCTCTGTTCCTATCCAACCAAATTTATATATAGAAACCTTACACGGCATATTAAGATTAGCAAGTTGCTCACTAGCTTTTTCTAATGCAATTTTCTCTGCAACATACTTGTGCGGAAATGTTTTAATACTGTCAGTTGTATTACTGCCAATATTGACAATCAGCTTATCTTGATCTTTCCATACGTCCCACAACTCATACAGCAATTCAGTCTGTGCATAACCTTTGTGTGCATTGTTTACAAATACATGGCAATCGTGCGATTGCTCAATAATAAGTTTCCTATCTTCTTTATCTAGTATGTTGTAACCAGTCGATTTACTAAACCCTACGACATTGTGACCATACAATAACTGACGCACAATTGCATCGCCTAGCCCACGGGTATGTCCAGTTATAGCAAATTTCATTGTTTTCTTTTTGGTATCTTACTATCAGCACTGCTTACACAACTAGATGTTATGCATGGCATAGGCTTATCAAACAGTTTAAAACCTGTTTCTATATTGCCCAACGGAACATCATGACATGAATACGAACGCTTAATCGATCCGTCTGGTTCTCTAATAATTATACCTTGATAGCCTGCATTACAACTCCATCCGTTAAAGTTATTAAAGTTAAACGCATTGAATCGTTCTGCTTGATCCATATACCACTTTTCGCCTTTAGAGTCTGTAAACTCTACTTGCATGTGCCATGGAACGCTAGCATCATTACGGCCTATAGTATAGTCAGGAATTTCAAATGTTGGTGTTGGTCTGTCTGCCCAGATTCGCTTACCTTCAGTATATGCTCGTTGTGGCATTCCATTCCATAATCTCTTAAGCATGTCAGGAGTATAACCATCCACAACTCGGCTTGCTGTAGGGTCGCTTTGAGGCTTTAGCGTTACGTTTATGCCTTGTTCATGAAAGAATAAAGCGTTTTCCCAATCACGTTCAAACCATTCAGGAACCATAACCATGTTGATTGTAATTTGTATATCATGTTCTTGACATAGTATTAGTTTGTTTGCAAAGTCTTGCATCTTTTCTTTTGTATCAAGATGCTCGGTATGCAAACTAGCAGTAATACTCGCACGATGAAATGGCTTAGAATATTCCACGTATTGCTCAAACCATTTAACAGGTCTCGAGCAATTAGATGTCATATGAATACTAGTATAATTAGTATTAGAAACGTCATCGGCAAGATATTTGAGAATGTCCAAGTAACCAGGGTGAAAAGTAGGCTCACCGCCAGATAAACTAAAATGAAAACTATTAAAGCCGTTATCACGAGCTTGACGCTTTATTTCGTCGATCGTTTTGAAACATAACTCTGTAGGTCTATGATCTTTGGTGTTGGATCTAGCATACGGCCAGCAGTAGGAACATCTGTAGTTGCAGTATCTGCCAAGTAGCCAAGATACAGTAAATAAGTCTCTATATAAGAGTGTCCGTTGACCGACTTGGACAATGTCGTCAAACGGGATTTTGGTAAAGTCATAGTTGCTCCATTTTAAATCTTCAGTCATAGTTATATTATAACACCATCTAGATATTTGTCAATTGTGTATGTATTTAATGCTAATGAATACTACTGTAAAAAATAATTAAAATTATAATATCGTTTATTCTTTAAGTGATTCTGACAGCATCGTTTTCAAGACGCTTGTTGATATTATCAACTGCTCGTTCATTCAACCAAGGCAGTTCATTACGATTGGACAACGTTTTTACTAGGTCATTGGATTCATTGAATCGTCGTACACGAGTCTCTAGATCATTGTCTTTGTATTTCCAATTAACGTTGCTATCAAAATACTCCAAATCATCTTTAATTAATTTGTACAACGGCTGCGATTGACTGAGCATTAGTGTGTTACCAAAGTATATATTTGTATATTTTTGCTAAGTAATTCATTATATAGTTTGATGTTAAAGTCAGCTACTTCACATGAAAAACCTTCTGCTTCGCAATGTGCTTTTAGTACTGCAGGACCTACAGTTGGTGCGTCTGGGTTAATCTTTGGTATAATACAAATTAATATATCCAACATTAGTAATAACTTTCTTTTATATTCAAAGCTGGTTCTGTAACGGATCTAAGCTAATCTCATTAATGTGTACAGGCTGTTCGATCACCCATTTAATATATCTTGCCGCTGTATCGATAGGCATACATATCCTGTCAGGATGCTTGTGTTGATTATTACTTAGCGTTCCAAAACTGATATAACTTACTCTCAGACCGCCGTTCCACACTCCTAGTAAACTTAAGCTGTTGCAGTAGTCTCGCAATGCTTTCTTTTCAGCATTATAAAGCCAGTCTGTGCCTTTGCATACTCTGTCAGTTGTGCTGCCAATACATACTATATATGCTTGAGAGTTAGCTGTTTTAAGTGTCCTGTATACTGTATCTAGTAGGACAGTCTGATTGAACTTCCATAGTGCGCTATTAATAATGATAACCTCATGTTTAAGAGCTAATTCAGCAAATGCCTGTTGTTGTGTATCTTTTGTAAGATCAACACCCTGAGACTTGCTAACAAACTCTGCATCTGGGTATAGTTTATATAGTTCTGCAGCTAGTCCTTTCTGGGGGTTACCTGATATAAGCATCAATGATCCCTGTCATTTCTGGATTAGCTAGTGCAAATTGCACACCTTGATAGTTGTCTAGTATTTCAACTGACTTTTTAAATTTATCAAATTCCTGCACTGCCGTGCAGTCTGCCATTAAAAATTGATTAAACGTTTCTTTTTTACTGTAATCTATCCATTTAGCTCGAACTTCCAATGGCAGTTGATACATAGAAAGATAGTTGGGATGAAACAAATCGTTGTAGTTAACTTCGATGTCCATCGATTTACAAAAATCTACCAATGGAGTTATCATATTGACATTTAACAAACTTAAAGTAGTGTTGGTGCATAGCGTAATGTTATTATTTTTAACATAGTCTGCCCACTGCCTTAAAGATGTTTCTACTTCTTGCCATGGTACTCCATACCGAATCACAGTGGCTAAGTCTCCGTATGCATCCAAACTAAATGTTATGCTGGTGTTAAAATTTTCTAGTTTTTTTAAAATATTCTTATTGGGAAATATGCTGCCATTCGAAAAGATGTTTAAGTTTACCTGTGATCTATCAACTGATTCATCATACAACTTGTCCAAGAACCATTCGAAATGTTTAGCATAAAACGGCTCGCCGCCTTGAATTTTTAAATTAACTATATGCTTAAAGTCTGTATTTTCAAAAACTTTTTGAAACTGATCTTGATAATTTTTATAAATTTTTGTATCAAAGTCGCTGTAATATGAAGTTACTTCAGATTTTGAAAATTGATCTAGCACTGATTGTGCTGCGCCCCATTTACTACTAGCAGAAGGAGAACACATTCTGCACATCATATTGCAAGTATAATCTAGTGCAATTTCTAAATCTTGTACATACCCGTGTTTTATTTTTTCAAATGGAAGAATATTATTTGAATGCTGTCTTTTACTTCCAATACCTAATGCCTCGTGAGACTGGCAGCGTGTACACTCAGGTATGTCATTACCGTTTTCTAATTGTTCTTGAATAGATTTATATGCTGGGAGTTTATGTAAATCGTTGAGAGTATTTACATCAAAAATTGACGGAAGTTTTCCTTCCTTGAAAATACAACAAGGATTTATTTTACCTTTTGTTTCTGTAAACGAAACCCCCACATAGGTGTGTATACATTTCTTTGTCATGAGCAGTCTAAGGTTCCATTGTATGCAAACTTAAAATCAGTATTAATAACGAGTGATTTGAATTTCTTCTTTTTTACGAGTAGGAAACATTAGCCCATTTTTTTCGTGCATTCTTCTATTTCTGTCAGCATCACGAAAACCTATACCCTGAATCATCGCTGGTCTGTTTTTTAATCCCAGCAGCTCTTTAATATCATTTGTTAAAAAGCACTGGCAGCATCCGGTACTGTAACCTAACATAGAAGCGGTTAGATTTACATATCCGCTAGCAATACCGATTGCAGTTGCACGATCTCTGTTAAACACTTCAATATCAGATTCGTCTGCGTCTGCCCATTTGTTAAACCCACGTTCGGTTAAATCTTCTAGCTCAAGCTGCTCGTAAACAAAAATTACATTTGCTAGTACTTGACTGTTGGTAGTAGCTATCATATTTCCGTCAGTGTCATATGCATGTGTACCCGGAGCAAGTTCGTGTATTTTTTCAATAGTATCTCTGTCAGATATAATGTGCAAGTTATAAAATGCAATGTTTTGCTTACTAGGGCAATTGGTTGCTGCATAAGCTAGCATGTCAACATCTGATTCTGGTATTGTTTTTGTTAAGTCAAAATTTCTTTGGCAATGTTGACTTCTAACAATTGCTTTTTTAATGTCTTGGTAAGTTGTAATCATTATGATATCCTTTATGCTACTTCACTAACTTGTATGTTTTTGCTTAGTGATTTGAAAATTGCAGTTGGTTCTTTGTGATGTTCACGACGTGGTCTTGTTTCATCAGCAAAACCAATACCCATAATTAATAGGATTCTACCGTCAACACCTAGCAATTTTTGTACCACTTCTTGGCTAAAGCACTGGCAGCACCCAGTGGAATATCCCAATAGACTAGCTGATAGGTTCATATAACCCGCTGCAATCCCTACTGCTACATCTCTATCTCTATTAAAATTTGCAAGCATTTCTCTTTCCACTACTTCTGCAGAGCCGCCGTTATGGAATAGTTCTTCTTTGTATTCTTCTTCTGTTAAGGTTTCTCCGAAAAATGTTTTAATGTGTGGGTTACGTTCAATTTGAGTATTGTCATAATCTTCTACTAATACCACTAGTAGATTTGCTAATAGTTGCGAATTAGTGTTAGATTTACCTTGTCCGGTTTCTTTATCTACTGTAAATGCACCCATGCTAGATTTGTGAATTCTTTCTATATGTTCTCTATTTGTAATAAAGTACGGCTTATAGAAAGTAACGTTTTGCTTACTAGGGCAATTGGTGACTGCAGTTTTGATTACTGCTAAATCCTCTTCTGGAATTTCTTTTTCAAGATTCCAATTTCTTTGGCATCTTTGGCTTTTGAGTATTGCTTTATTGAGCATGTCATTAAACATTGTTGATTACCTCCTTACACTCAATAGTATTTATATCTCTATGTATATAATTTTTATTTTATCAATTGAGTAGTTCGTCGAGACTGCCTATAAAATTAATATGCAAGCCTAGCTTCCAAGAAACGTTTAGTGTACCTGTAGTATGTAATTGGTTGGAGTTAAACATTATCATGTTTCCAGGTTTAAAGTCGTATGCAGTTCCTGACAGTCCTTTGAAATATTCCGGCTTATGATGAGAAAAGTCCAAGTACTTGTTATAAAAATCATTTCCTATATCATGTTCGTTTTTGTCATATACCCGTGGATCATTAAATGGTGTTTGTGCTAGTTTTTTATTAAAATCAAAGTTACCATTTTCGTGTATGTCATTTCTGTCGCCGTACCATGTTTGACCAAATCCGTTATCGACCCATTGATCAAAAACTACAAAATGCTGTTGTACATTTTCTGGCAGATATATTGGCAACAATACATTGATCATTTGATAGGTTTCAAATGAATCAACGTGCGTTGTGTAGACATTTGTGTGTTTGTAAATGTTTCCGCCATTACCGCCGACTGTTTTAAAATATTTTTTAAAAATAGGATCTAACACATCATTGAGATATGTCCATGGGTGATTTATTTTTATTACATTGGGATTGTTTTCTTTCCATTCATGCAAGTCTGTGCGAGTTTCAAAGAAATTTTTAATATACTCACAAACCTCTAAAGGAATTGCATTTTCTATAGCTAAGTGTCGTTGTAGTGTCATTTTTTACTCAGGAATAAATGATTTTCTATCATGAAATTATACAGCTCGGGATTGTAATCGGCAAGTTCTGTATTATAATACTTATCTAGCAATTGTGTTATTTCCGTAAACTTTGTCCAATGTACTTCGTTATACTTAGATTCTTTCAACACATTGGTAATCAATGACAATGCTGTAACATTGTCTTTGTTTTGCTCTAAAAACCATTCTGCTAGCAGCTCTGGAACATACAATAGCGATAGATGCTCTGGATGCCTTACGAAATCTACCGAATAATGATTTTCGTTGCTTTCTAAAAAGTTTAAAGTTTTACTTAATTTGTTTGCAGTATATGTTGTTAAAGATAAATGATAAGAAAATTCAGCATTTTCAAAAATTTGATGATACGTTTGAGAATTTTTATAAGTCTGCAAATAACTCCCACCATATCTTTGATAATCATTGGATTTATCGTAGGAATCAAGACTTATGTTGATATTGACATATTTAAATTTGTTTAGTTTTTTGATTAGAACGTCAGCAGGGATTGTTGTTCCATTGGTGCTAATGTCCAACAGAATATTTGACGGGTTTGTTCGTTCTATTAGATAGTCTATAAATTTAGGAAAGTTTGGTGTAATAAATGGCTCACCACCTAGTATTTTTACTTTTTTTAATTTCGACAAATCAACTGAATCTAATTTTCTAAAACTAGGTTCTAGTTTTTTGTATACTGTATTTTTTAAATAAGCGTCTCTATTAATTAATTTACTACTATCCCTACTATTACACATTTTACATTGCAAATTACAAATATTGTCCACTGCCATTTCAATGTAACGAACTTCGGCGAAATTTTCTGTGCAGTTTTCTCGAGTAATATCGTTCCACTGATCGTTATGTTGTTGCCTCATGGATTTTACTACACCACTGTTTTTTGATTCTTGCGAATAGCATTTTTGACAACCCTGTGAACGTTTTCCTTGCAGCATTCGATTGCGTAGATTAACAAACGGAGCAGCCTGCATTGCACCTAATCCATTTTTATCTATATCGTCGAGGTTAATGCCTTCAATCTCAGAGCTGCTTATAAACCTACAACAAGGTTTCAATACATTGTCAGTTCTAACGCAAAGATGTATCCAGGGTAAAACGCACCAGGTATCTTTCATCTAAATTGCTCTCGTATAACATCTACAGATCCAAACGCAATTATCGAAAGCTTGTATTCAGTAGGAGGTACTTGTACATCACTAGTGGATAAAAACCATGACGAACTATGCCATCTTTTAGTATCAAACACCATCATAGTGCCTAACTTCCATTCGTACACACTATGCACTTTTAAATCTGCATACTCTCTATAATATGCAGTATCTTTGGGATTATATTTTAAAACATCGGGATCATAATTCCAAGCATCTCTGTATGGGAATACTTCGTTATTATCTTTATAACGCATCTCTCCTTTGCGATATATTAACTTACGTGGTATATTAGAAACACGATCATAGTTTACAGTGTAAGGTTGTTTACAATTCCATTCCAATGGAATAATAACACCAACTGTTAAATGGCAGTCATGCGTAATAACTCTCATCTCTTTTGGCTTCCAACTGTTTTCAAAACTTTCATAATCAGTGTGCAACCCTGCAGGCTCGCTTGATTTAAAATATTCAAAGTTCCAATCAAACGCCATCCCTAACTTATTACTGAGGTAATCAGAAAATACTGCTCTTTGATCATCAGTAAATCTGCAAAATTTGTTAACGTTGTTTGCTCCTGTGAATTTAACCGCTTCAGAATTCAGCATTCTTTCTGCATTTTGATTGTGCCACGCAAGGTCTATTTCTGTATCATATACTCCAAACGGAATTGGAGGGATATCTGATATGAAATTATATTCTTTGTTTGTAATCACAGTTCTTCTCTTTCTATTTTATTTAATCCTTTGTCTGTGCCTCTTTCGTCAAACACACCCTCAATTAAAAATCTCAGCGGTGTCCTTACACCAAACTGATGTCGCTTATTTTCTTCAACGATCCAGCCTACATGTATACTGTCGGTTTCTTCTAAGTCGAAATCTTTACAAACTTTTGAATATAAATCACTGTAATTAGTCCACCAATAGTCCGTACCAAAATGCTGTATCATTTCGACTCCTAACCACATATCACTAACATTACAATAATCGAAGTCATTCATAATTGCGATAGGTCCGTTAACACGTTCTCTAGTATAACGTATACCAATACGTTGACTGCCCATGCCGTATGCTTTACTTAGGCTTACACTCACACTGTGTATAGCAGGATGTGTTACGTCTAACTCAAAGTTACGACACTGCCCAAACCAAGCGCCGTCTATGTGAACTGGTATGCTGTTATTATGGCAATGATCCAGTAACTTGTCAAACTCTGGCAAGTAACGTGTGGTAATGCAACTAGGATAACTTGCTACAAATACGTCACCTGCAGCAAGTTCTGAGTAGTGGTCAATTTGTTTAACGTTGCCGTCGGTTAACCGTCTATGATATTTGTATTCCCCGTGGTAAACTGTAATGTTTTTTCCGTGCAAGCCGTGCAGCTCGTCCAGCTGCTGGGTGGTACCTAGTATTGCATCACGACGTTTAAATGTGTTTAGACCTATATATTTTACTTTGTTATGATTGTGTATCCATTGGTCAATAGTATCTAGAAATGTTTTTGTGTAACTGTGAGGATCTACAGGATAATTTTTCATATCTAGCGACTGACGGAATTTAGTAAACTTAGACAAGTACATTGGTCGTTGTCGTTTGGTCCCTAACATTTCAAAGGTAATATCTTCGTATTTCATTTAACAATCACCAGTAGAAATAGTTGTTGGTGTCAAATTCGTCAAGCCATGGCCACAGTTTTCTCCAATTAGATCCACGCCGCATGTCGATATCATCCAATTTTGTTTTTAGATTTTTAATCTTGTAATAATCAACATCTTGCATGTTTGCAACCTTTTCAAAGCTATCAATGGAATTAAGCATTGTTGTATTTGTTGAACAATTTCTCGCAAGTTCAAAATAATTTTTAAAATAATCTTTAGGGAAGATTTCTAAATGCATATCCTCTTGTCCGTCTGCCATTGATATGTTGTGATCCACTTCTCTTATTTTATTCCAGTCTGTTACTTTTTGACATAGAGTGTGCATAGTTGGCAAAGATAACGAAATAATAGTACCGTGAATCATTAGTTCAATTTGAGGATACTCGTGTAAAATTGTTAAAAAATTTTCTTCCCATTGCTGTAAATTTAGACCGTGTCTAATATACTCTTGCTGTTTATCCCAGCAATCAATACTGCAAACGATTTTAAATTTTTTAATCTTCCGACTGTCTAATAATTTTACTATTTTATCTAGTATAGATTTCATTTTATCATTTTTTACTTTTAAATTGGAAAATATAGCTACATTTGTATCTGGGCAAGGATAATTTTGGAAAAACTCTATGTTTTGCTCAAACTCGACTTGAAAAAAAGGTTCGCCCCCTAGTATGTGATATACTGGAATTTTATGTGCATGTGTTTTCATCCATTCCCAATGTGCTGCTAACCGCAGCGGATAGGTTTTTCTAAGTTCTTCTAGTTCGGCGATTCCCTCAGAGTTTCGGTTAAATCGTCTATCTTCTGCTGCCCACAATGTGCTATACTTAAAATTACAGTAAATACAGCTCATGTTACATAGATTATTAAAATATACTTCCACAAAAGTTGGAGTAACATGCACTGCTCTGTTATTTTCGTTAAGTTCTGGAGGAATATCTTCTATTAGATAAGTTGTATTGTTGTCAAGTCTATCGCTTATCCCACCTGCATCTTCAATTTTTTTACAATATTCACAACCACCACCAGGCCACTTACCATTTAGCATATTACGCCTTGCGGCGATCTTTTTTTCAGTATTATGAAAATTAGCATAATTTTCGTGTGAAAATGTATCTGGGTCTACCCGATGGCAACTGCTGGTTTCTCCTTCTAATAATCGTACTGTACTCCAATTCCACTTGTAAAGACAAACAGGATTTGGCATATTATATAATTTTAAAAAGTCCATTTTTCGGTCACTGCATCCAATTTACAATTACAAAATTCTTCGTTACATATTACTGGCGAATTTGGCAGAGTATATTTATCTTTAAGAATATTTCCTAGCCAACCACCGACATTTTTAGAACAACGTTTGATTCTACCGTCGGGTGCAACATACAGTCGATTCAGCCCAGCTTTGCATTTGTAGCCGTAAAATTTATTTAATTGTTGATCTACTACATTTGTAAATTTTATCTTTTCGTTGTCGAAATGTAAGTTTTGTGGTATTTTCCAATCTATACCAAACGGTTTCATTTGACTAAAATGACTATCTTTAATCCAATTACGTTGTTCGTCTGTGTACTCAAACAATTCTGGATGGTGAATATTAATCCTGGTCTGTCTCGGAGTTATCTCAACTGTTAAATTCTTAAGTCTTTCGTATAACGCAACAGCACGTTCATAGTTAGTAGGTAGTAGCATCAGTGTGCAATTTACACTTGCTTTGTCTTGCATGATTTCCACTGCACTGTAGAAATGATCGTCATCGGCAAATTCACTATGCCAACTAAAAGATACAAACGCTCGCTGTGGTTTTAGGTTTTCCCAGTAACGTAGTGTACGTGAACCATTTGTGCCCCATTCAACAAATACATTCTCATCAGAGATAGCTTCTATAAACTCATGAAACTTAGGCCACAGTGTGGGTTCTCCGCCTAATATTTCAACATGAACATATTTTGTTCTTTTCTTTTGTTCTTCGATAAGTTTTAAATAAGGAGTCCAGTTAGTAGGCCAATGATACTTGCCATTTCTATGAAAGTCACTGCAGTACGAGCAACTGAAATTGCATGAATTATGAATGAACATTGTGATAATAGTGCAGTCTAAATTTTCATTTGTTATGTGCATCGACCATCTCTTTATACTGTGGTACTATGTCAATTATATTTTGATCACGTATTTTATCTAATTTAAGAGTATGATTAATAAATTCTGTTAACCATTGCTCACTATAATCTTCGCTCATCATAAACTTAATTACACCGTTGCATATTTTAGCAAAATCTTTTTTAACATTGTCTGATAAATCAGTGATGTTAACCCACTCAATATAACTATCATAATGCGCCTTTAATTTTATTTTAATATCTAGCGGCAGCACTTTAATATTGTAATACTTAGGACTATGACACATATGATGACTAACAATTGGTCTTGCATCATCTATACTATTAAATCGATGTAGTCCACTTTCAGTTAATTTCCATTTCATAAACTCGGGAAAATGGAATACATTAAACGGTGTAACAGTAAATGCAAACCATCCTTTTAGCTTAATACGGTCATTGCTATCTAACTTTTGCAAGTTTTTATAAACTGCATCGAAATTAGCAGGTGTGCGTTGATAATTAAAAACTTCGCCTACGCCGTCGATACTTGCGCCAATCCTTACTTCTTTAAAGTTTTCCCATAGCGATACTAACTTGTCTGGCATCATTGTTAAGTTTGTGTTGTATTCCAATCGCATATTAGGCGCATTACCGCTGGCAACAATACGTTCCAAACTTTCAGTGTGTTCGTCGATTATAAGAGGCTCACCGCCGACAATGTATAACTTGTGTGCATTGACTGCATACTTTTCAAAGTTGTGCCAGTACATGTTATTATTTTGAAACCAATCGTATTGATCTGTTGTCCAACGTCCTTTGGCATTTTTAACTAACTGTATTCGTTCATGTGTGTCTTTATAGCCAGTTTGATTGTATAGCTGCACAAAGTCGTCGTACCATTGATGACTGTCAGTTGGGCCACACATACGACATTTTAGATTACAGAAGTTTCCGTAACGGATATCAACAAAGTTAATGTCCTGCTTAGTTACATCAAGTGTGCCATCTTCTTCAGTGATCTCTGCTGCTTTGTCGTAATCAATATAATCACCGAACCACTTTGCCCAGTCGTCACTTTCGTATTCACGACGACTGCGTATGCCATTTATTTCCTCTTGACGACAACGTTCGCACTCAGGGTGCCATTCACCTTTGAGCATAGTTGCTCGAACGTCTTTGAGTATAGTAGCGTTACGTGCTTCATTCCAGTCGTCACGACCAGCATTGTACGGTGTACCATCGTCCTTACGCATAATCCCACGCTGCGGGCTGTAGCTGTTGGTGTTACAACATATACGCAGGTCGCCGTTGTTACGTAAGTTTATACTGTTCCACGGCAATGGACAAAACGTACACTTCTTATCTTCACTCATATTATATCCTTAAAGATAGGAAATACATTTAAAAACTTATTATCCCAATTGCGCTGTCTGTTGACAAGCTGTATGTATTCTCGTGTCTCTGGCAAGCGTTCGCTCCAGTCTTCACTGTTCATAAAGTTAATTATGCCTTTAAATCTTTTAAGTCCGTACGGGTTATCCAGAAACTGTTGTTGCGTTATATTATTTTCTTTTACACCAGTAAATTTATTCCAGTTATCAGTTAGCCAGGGATAAAACTCTTGTTCATACTTCTCTGTGATTTGTTGTTTAACTGGCACTGGCAATACTTTTACGTTAAGTTGTGGAGGCCAGTACGCAAAGTGCATGTTAATACCTCCTGCGCCAAGTGGCCATGCATTTATCTTTTTAAAATCTTGTTGGGTTTTCCATTTAACAAACTCCGGCAAGTATGCAATGTTAAGAGCCATAATGGTTGTTGCAGTTGTTACTTCAACTTGTGGTGCAGTGTTATCTAATAAGTGAAATACACGTTCCTGATGCGTCCAAGTACTTGGATAACGTATATAATCATTTTGTTCGCCTAATGCATCTATGCTGTAATGAAAGCGTACACGTTTAAACTCTGCCCATAGATCAAATAAATCATCTCGCCATTCGACACCATTACTGTTATAACGTAACTCTATATTCTTTGCATAGCCACGTTTGATACATTCTTCTAATAGATCATAATGTTCTTCGATTATAAGACTTTCCCCGCCTGCAAAGTATAGTTGATAAAGATTAGGCACTTGCTCGTACAGTTCATCCCAGAATCTGGGATTGTTTTTATGCCAGTTATAACTTGCTCCTGTATCAGTGCCACGATTCCATTGACTAGTGCCAGCTAGCCTAGAATTTGTAATTTGCGGTATAATAGTCTGATGGTCTTTAATCCACCCGCTACTATCATGTGGACTACACATTACACAAGCTAGTTGACACTTTGTTCCCATACGCAAATCAATATAACGTATTTTTGCAGGAATAGATCCATCTTCTGCAGTTTCATTTATCAATGATTGCATATCGTAACGATGACTCCAGTATTCGGTTTCCCAGTTACGCTTGCTTAAATGTCCAGCACTTTCTTCTTTATAACATTTTAAACAGCTAGCGGGTTTTTCTCCACGCAACATCATTTTTCGAACGTTACGCATGTATGCGCTATTCCACGCATCACTTAGTGATGTGGTATTAAAGTTAGCAGGAACACCATCATCGTTTTTTACTACCCCAACTTCGCCGCCGCCACTTTTGATACTACTATCCGGATCTTGTACACTACTTGCATTACTAGTGCAACATGTACGCATTTTACCGTCAGGTCTACTGCTTAAGTGTAACCACGGCAACGCACAAAACGTTGGTGAGATATTAGTTGTCATTGCAAGTCCGTTCTTTTATAATGTCGGTATGCCCAATCTCTTTCCTGACACCACCAGCATTCTCCACACTCTTTAGTAAATTTTTCGGTTTCCATTGGACCGCCTTCGCAACTACGAGTAAGTGCTAGTAAATCTTGTAGTATGCCTAGATTGTCTGCTAGCCAAAACGTCAAACGTTTGTCTGCATTTCTGAAAGGTTCATATTCACAATAGTATTCGTCGAAGAATGCAACAGTGGGACTGCCTTCGACTATAGCATTTGGCTTTGGATTATCTCTGTGTGATTCTAGACTACACGGAAAGTCTGTTATAGTTAACGATGGATTTTTTGTAGTACCTGTGTATTCGCAATATAGTAGTTCATCTGTTGCAGTATCAGGGTTATCCCACAAATACTTTGTTACATTTTGCCAATTTAAATACGACGATAACATATTTTGAGTATTAAGATAACTGCCACGATCTTGTCCGTTGACTATTTGTGGTATCCACCAAAACTCGGCACCACGCTTTAAACTGTCTTGTATATTAACAGAGGAAAATTTTTGTCTTACCCAATCAATAACTTTATCAGCATATGCGAATGTATCTGCAGCATCAAAACATTCATTATCAGTTGTATTCCATTTTTTAATAGTCATTGGATATACTACTGCAGTTGAATTATTTTCACTAAGTGATTTTGCTAATAGATACAGCATCAGCGAGCTATCGAAACCGCCGCTCACCCTGATTCCAAAGGTTTTAGCTGAATGATTTATATATACGTCACCGTAGGGTGTTTTTAAAATAGAATCCTGTGTATTTGATTTAAACATAATCGGAGAATCTTTCATTTAATGATAATAAGCTGGTTTGTCTTACACTGTCAAGTAGATTGTTATATTCTTTAAACTGACTGTGGTTGTGTTGATTAAATTGTACACTTTTCAGTAGTAGCAGGATTTCCGAAACAACCGATCGAAAATCATCGTTAACGGTTGACAAGTATTGTTCAACATCAGAAACTGCATGTAACAGATCATGCTCTAATACAGCACTTAAACTAGTATACCCAACTACGCTGTCACTAAACAAAACTGAAAATCTATAACCTCTGTCGAACAAACTTTTATACCACTCTAGCAAGGGTATAATAGAAAAAATATTGTAAGGCATTAGCACAGAATTAAAATCGCAATGCGATGCTAAATCTTTTTCGAATATTTTTTCTATATTATTTTTTACCTTTGCCCAACTAGCATTGGTTCTAATATAGTCAAATTCACGTCCAGTTGCATCAACTGAAAACACAATATGTATACTATTGAACGAAGACATAATTTTTTGAAATCGTTTGTTTAAATTAGTAGCGTTTGTAGTGAATCTCAATCCTGGAAGTTTCTTCTGTGTTGTTATCATATTTTCTAAAAACAGAATAACTTTCTCATCGATCGTTGGTTCGCCTCCTAGTATTTTTATTTCTAATAGATTTTGATTAGCTGCATAATTCATAAAATTGAGAAAATCTTGTGAGTTTTCGCTTTCGTGCATTAACCAATCAAGGCCAATATTGGGATTGTTATTGATCTCTGTTACCCATTGGCTGCTAAACCGGGGACTGCACATACGACACTTTAAATTGCACTCATTGCCTGGACGCATGTCTAAATAATAAGGACCCATGTTGTCCGTTCCATAGATTAAATCCAATGGCTTGTTAACGTTTGCATATGCAATTTTCCAAAGTTTAATGTCTGATGTTAACCCGCTGCTTTCTCTGTTTTTGCAATAAGAACATTCATCGGGCCATTCATTTGCAAGCATTTTTTTACGCATGCCTACAAGTTTTTCTCCTGTCCAAAAATCTCTAGCAGCAGAAGACACTTTTTCAGCTACGCAACACGGTGCGTAGTTCCCTGCGTGATCAGCATACATGCCGATAAAAGGAGCGTAGCAAAGAGGAGTATTGGACATGTTATTAATACCAGCTTAACGTTTAAAAGTTTATTTAAATTGTATCAATTCAAAATTTATATCTAACACTGTGTTGATATTTTTGTAACACACTGTTTCTCCAGTAACAGCTTTGATTAAATCTTTATTTTTTTCTAAATAAGAAATCATTTTTTTACTGTAGTGTTTAGACTTTGACCATCCACTCACTGTGTTGGAAGCCCAAATTGGATAAATTAATTTCTTCTTTACAAGTTCTAAAACTAAAATCATCAAATCTAAATCCTTGTTAAAAGAAAAGTCGTCAAAGATAAAGATTGCGTTTTCTGATAGGCTGGCTAATATTATTTCAAAATCACTAAGTGAAAATTCCCAAGCATCAAATCTTAAAACATCACCAATAACAGATGTGTTGTATTTTTCATTCAATGAATATTTAAAATTTTTATTTTTTTCTCTAACGTAGTTGTTAAAATCTATTTTATTATCGGGCCACCATTCAAAACCGGAATAATTAGTTTCTCGAAAATCCTCAACTAATTCAAATTCTAATTCGCTGCTGTTTAACAACTCGTTGACAGTCAACGCCCAGCCTGCTGCGCCAGCTCCTACTTCAATTATTTTTTTAGGGTTATGTTCTTTTAATACAAAATATTCATAGAACAAATTATTGAAGGAGCCCATTGGTTTATAAAACTTCATGCAGTAGTTTAATTTATCAACAATATCATTCATTTAAATTGCTCCGCAAATGGATCAAACTCCGCTCCGCATTTCATAGCACACACTTTTAATCTGCCAGTCTCATAACTAGTTTCGTGCCAAGAATCTTCGATAATATCAAAAATCTCTGTGTCAAACACACGTTTTAATCCGTGAATCTTAGCATTAATAGCATCTTTGCCGCCTGCGAAATCTATAAATTTCCATATCTGTTCTGTCTTAGGATCTTTGTTCCACCACTTGTACATACGGCCAGCAGTCCAACAACAGGGCAACGCTACTCCCTCTGCTGTAATAAACAAACTACCTTCGTCTTTAACTTTACAACGAATGGGAGTTTGTTGGTAGTAAGCATCCATACTACCATATTTTATTTCCAACATTGATTGTTTCTTTAATGCACTGTTTACATACTTGTCGTCGGGCTTTTTAAGTTCAGTTGTTTGATTGCCACGACGATCAATTGCTTGATGTGATTCTTTTTTCTTGCTGTCCTGCGTAATAAATCTTCCGGTTTTTTTAGCAACAAACTTTTCAAAGCCCATTGTTTGTGCTAGTTCTTCTGCTTCGTCTACTTGATGTTGGTTGTGTTCAAATATAAGGAAGTCCCATCGAGCTCTGCCGCCTGCTGCAATAAATGCTTTCATGTTACGATAAACAGTATCCCAATTAACACCTTGACGATATAAATGATTTGTATCACGTAGCCCATCTACACTAAAAATAACTGTGCCTGCTCTTCCAAGTACAGCGGCAAGTTCTTGCCACCATTCAGTATCACGAGCACCTGCGTTAGTATTCATGCTTAACCACATGTTAGGGTTATGTTCTCTAAAGTATTTAAATATTTCAAGTGTATCTCGTGCAATAATAGGATCACCTAAATTGCCACACATATACATTGTTTTAAGTTGACCGATAAACTCTGGCTCAAATATACGTTTACAATCTTCAAGTGTTAGCTCGCTTAAATCGATATGAGGATTTAATGCGCCGCCGTTTTGATTGCGGTCACACATTGGACAACTGGCTTGACAGTTTTGTGTTACTTCTAAGTGTATGGTTTTTATGTTTTCGAAAGTGTACATTCAAATATATCTACTTTTGTGTTTCTATAAATACTTATCTAAATTATAAAGGTACTTAATGAATTATTATCACATCTGGGCCGATCCTAAGGAAGGCGTCGAGGCTAAAGATTTTGCAGTAAAAATGCGTAAGTTCTTGGATCAATTGGTTTCGATGGGTCGTATGCATTCTTATAAATTAACTAGGATGAAATTGGGATTCAGGAGCATTGACTTACCAGAATTTCATGTTATAATGGAATTTAAAAATATGCAACAGTTAGATGACGCAATGACTTCTGTATTAGAAGATGAACAAAACATCGAGTCTGTTCATGTTGCATTTAATCAATTGGTGGATAGCGAAACTATACATCACGCATTATACAGGGATTATCCAGATGAGTAAAGTAAATAGTTGGGATGAATTTCAACCATTGGAAGAATTGTTAGTAGGAAGTGTATACAACAGCGAATTCTTCAATGAAGTTAAAAATCCAAAAATACGCAGTGCATTAAAAAAGATCATTGACGAAACACAAGAAGATCTTGAATACTTCAAAACTCAAATGCAAAGTCATGGCATTAAGGTGTATCAGCCTAGTCCTACAGAACTAGGATACAAGTCTAGTATCATGGACTACGTGAACGAAAACGGAGAGCTTGGATATAAAAGAAACGTAGGCGGATCGTTTTTTACCACTGGTGTTAGTGCAAGTTTAATTCCAAACCCGCCGCTACAGCCAAGAGATGATAGTATTGTAATGGGTAACAAGATACTAGTCACCGACCCCAACACATATGCTATTAAGGCGCTGTTGCCGAAATTTGAGGAATGGTTCGGTAAGGAAAATATCGACACTTCAATGAAGAAAGAAAATGTTCAGTTACCAAGAAGCGAAAAGAATCTTAAAAACTACTTGACCAGAAACAATATTGCTGTAACTGATGAGAATCTCGAAGCTGCTAAAAAGATAGAAACATTGGGCGGATTTTGCAGTCCAACACTAACTAGGATTGGCAAAACCTGTTTAGTAGATACATGGCAAGTACCTACAGTAGTAGAAGATTTCTTAAGTGTAAAAGTTCCAGAGTTTGATTACCGCAAGATTACAATCGGCGGTCATAATGATAGTATTTTTAGCGTGATTAAGCCAGGTGTATTGGTAGCAACAAGAGAACTAGAACCTTACAAGCATATTTTTGAAGGCTGGGATATTATTTGGTTTGATGATCCAAATTGGAGTCATGTTAGACACTGGCTGGATCTACGTGCTAAGAATCGTGGCAAGTGGTGGGTCCCTGGCGAAGAACAAAACGACGAGTTTACTTCGTTTGTTGAAACATTCCTTAGTAACTGGACTGGTATGGCCGAAGAAACTATATTTGATGTTAACTGTTTGGTTATCGACGATCAACACGTTGTTGTTAATAGCGAAAATCCTTATCTGATTGAAAACCTAGAAAAGCATAACATGACGCCTGTTATTTGCCCACTGAGACATAGCTTCTTTTGGGATGGCGGATGGCATTGCTTGACACTTGATATTAAACGCAGAGGTGGACAAATTGACTACGGAATTTGAAGCATATATGAAAGAATGGATTTTAAACGATCTTTCATCTCCTGTTGCTGCATTAAATAATTTTTCAAAATGCCCGTATGCTAAAACAGCATTTTTAGAAAACAAGGTGCGGTTCGTGGACGGTAGCGCAAACTTATATGCTGTAGTGGAGAAAGTTGTAGCACACTGGGATGACCAGCTTACAGAAGTTGTTGTTATACACCTGGGTGATAGTATATCATCTGATGATATAGAAACAACAGTAAACGCATTAAATCAACAGTATATGCCCGAAGATTTTATTTTCCTTGACGACCATGTGGAAAACGAAGAACGTATGCATGACGTTGTTTTCAACAATGGAAAGTATAATGTTCTGTTTTTACAACAGAAAAGCAAACTAGATTTAGCAGCCAAAAAATTAGAAAAGCTAGGCTATTATAAGAATTGGACTAAAGAGTACTACGACGAAGTTGTAAGTTGGCGATCATAACGGTCCTAACAATTCAAAGCCATCTATTTTACTTTTATATTCGTCGGCGCCTCCTAAGTATAGATACTTAAACCCTAGTTCTTTATAATAAGCACATTCGATTTTTAAACTACTGATGCCTAGTCTTAATTTAGGATTTTTATAATCCCATGCAAACTGTATTGCTTCTACATTTTCGTTATCATATCGTCTTAATATACTAAATCCTACTAATTGATCGTTATCATAATATCCGATAATATCATTGTTTTTATCTGTAAACTCGCTATCAAATATAGGCATTACACTTCTAAATTTTTTATAGTTACAGTATTCTCTATATAAGTTTTGTAACTCGCTAATTTCAAAATCTTGTATAGTTAATAAGCTATAATTGCCTAGTTTATTGTAATTGGTTTTACTTAAATCAATTCTCGCATACATATCTATTCCAATGATAGTTTCATACTTTTAATAAAATCATTTATTTTCATCCGTATTGTTGTCTGGAGGTGTCAATAGTGCGGTAAGATGGTCATCCAGCCACCATCGATCTGCAGGTTGTATGTATTTTTCATTGGCATCTTGCTTTAAAATTTCTTCAATTTGAGGATCGTCCCATGCTATCGGAAAATCCAGCCAATGTGACAAACTTTTCACGTATTGCTGCTTATAAAGATACAATAATTCCTGACTGATATAAAACGGAGGTATTTTTATATTTTTTAAAAGCTGTGGCATGTTGCCCCAAGTAGGACCGCCACGAAGTCGTGTTTGTTGATGTGTTAATATATTTTTATCCCTACCAATAACCACCAGTTGTGTATCGATACCGACATCCTCTAATTTATTTATAAAATCAAATACAGGCGGTACTTTAGGCAACCAGTTTTCGATATAAGGATTCGAAATACTTGTTACAGCGTATTGTTTACCTCCCATTATGTTAACATCAATTTTATCTATATTATTCCAGTAATAGTTAAACGGTTCTTTATAATGTGGTATAAAATAACCGTCGGGTTTAAGTGCATCTTTCCACCCATGCACATCTTTATGTAAACTAAAAATTTTACCAAATAAATGATTCCCAGATCCTTGTGGACCTACTAATACAATCATCTTCAATTTTCGATTCCTTTGAAAATTAAAATACGGCTACATATCATTATGCAGCCGTATTTTTAATATAACAATTACTTTACTGTGAATTTGAAATTAATTCAGTGGTTTTGCTTTTGTTAACAGCCGTAATCAGACTAGCTAGTATACCTGATCCGAAGATTGCTATTAGTGTTCCTGCCATAGTAAATGCAGCACCACCACCAAACTGTTGACCATATACAAACATTGGGAAACCTATAATGAATGCAATCACAATGCCCCAAAACATACCATGCTCGCTAATCAACTCAGGCTTCCATAGATGTAACATCATTGGCCACCATACTGTTGCTCTCATCACACCAAAGAACAAGAAAATTGTCAACAGTGTCATTCCGGGCCAGTTTGCGATTACAAGAGCCATAGTAGCTAGTGCTAGCATACCACCTCTTGACCATTTGATATTAGCTGCTTCGCTGCTGTCGTTACTAAACTTGTTTTTGATGTCATGTCCTACTAGTGATGCAGCACTATTAAGTTGACTGTCTAATACTGCAACAAGTCCTGCAAGCAACATGAACAACACAATAAGCACTGTCCAGCTTGGCAAGAAGCTACCGATGGTAATAACTGTAGTCATACCTACCAGTTCTTTTGGAATTTCTAAGCCAGCGCCTGCAGCAACAAATCCAAGTGAACCGATCATCAAAGGTACAAATACGAAGATAAATGCGCCGCCGATGAATGCATGTTTGATGCGATCTTGCTTAATAGCAAACGCTCTCTGGTAGAATCCGTTATCGCCCCATGGTGCACCAAGGTGTCCAAGTGCAGTACTCATACCTACTGCCATAAACACACCAAGCGCAAAATCGTTAACTAGGCTTGCACCATTGCCGGTTATACCGCCAAATCCAGTTGTTAGTATTGCACTACCACCTGCTGCACTCCATGCCCATGGAATAACAACTATTATACCTGCCCACAATACTACGATTTTAAAAATTTCAGTAATAACGGACGCTTTTAATCCGCCACGCAGTGCATATAGCAGTGCGATGCCTGCAAGTGCAATTGTTACAAAGTGATAGTTGATGCCAGTGATGGTTTGAACTGCCTGCGAGCCTGCAAGTGCGTTGATTGCAAATGCACAGCTAGCTAACATCCAAAGTTCTAACAAGAAGATATTTTGCACACGGCTGCTAAACTTTTCTTTAATATAGCCTGGTAACGTAAAGCCCATCGGCTGACTTGCTCTAATTTTATGAACAAATAATCCAAATATAATTAAACTTAAGAAGTTACCTATAGTAAACCAAAATAGCCCAGCAATGCCATTCATGTATGCCATTTGAGCTGAAATAAACAGTGCTGGTGCCCATGCCCATGCTGCTGCAGTACTCATTGCCCCTGCTAATCCGCCGATTTCACGACGTGCTACTAAGAAGCTTGTTTTGTTGTCCGCATAGCCTTTAACATACCAAGCAGTTAATGCAAAGACTATTAAACCATACAGTCCTACTAATAACCATCCGGTGGTTTGGTCGAATAGCGGAAATAATGTTGTTAAATCCATTTTATTCTCCTTTAATGTATCTATATACTACTCGTTCGGCCGGTGTAGTTACATCGCCAAACTCCACTCTTTTTAACTGCTCGTAGTAAGGCTGTTGAAGTGTTTTTCTATATTCGAATACTTCATCAAACAATTCATAATCACAAACTTCCCAAGAAAGAAAATTAGAAATTTTATCAAAAAACTCTGTTGGTTTAGAATGATTAACATCGTACATGTTAACACGTAACAGGTTTGCATTGTTGTATTCTTTATTAAACGACCCCGCTGCAATATCTGCTCTGAGCCTGACGAGCAAGTCGTCTTCATCTGTAGCTTCTATCATCCCATACCAACGTGCTTGATCCATTGTTGGTTCATTGCGAAGGTATCGCATCAGATGTTCTTCTACTGTAGTGCATTCTAGTAAAATCATCTTATCGTTATTTTGTAAATTACCAATGGCAGTTTCTATACTAGGGTTTAGTTTTTCTCTAACACCTACAGGCCAGCCTGCGTATATGTTATAGCCCCACAGCTTTTCTTTTGATCTTGACAAATCCATCATTGCAATAAAATTGTCATTGTTTTGTATTTTACAGTAAGTAACGTATTTGTGCCCACTACCGTCTGGTAGCAAAGGATTATCAGTAACTACTGGTTGATGCTTTTTGCGTTCCGCACTAAATCTATCAACTACCCAACTTAAAAAACTGCCATATGCACCAGGTTGATATGCAAGGCAAATTAATTGTGTCATTTTAAATATTTCTCCTGTATGTCATTGAAAAACCCCTGCCAGATTAATAGCAGAGGCTAAAGTTATACTACCATTTTATTTGATAGAGAAACAACGAACTTACTGTTAGTAGCGTTGTTGCTTCTGTGTTAATTATATAGTGTTTTATTTATTTGGTTATTTTTTCGACCAGACAAAATACAACCGATTGTTATGATCGTGTTTAATGTCAATGACATCAACGCCAAAGTAGTCTGCACAGTTAATAATAAAGTTACTATTCCACGAGTAAAAACTAATCCATCGGCTTTCGGGTGGAGTATGCTGTACACCGGGATTTACTCTGAAAAATAGCTTTCCTTTAGATGCAGTTAACGATACTGCTTTTTCTAGTTCAGTAAAGATTTTATCAGTGCTACCAAAGTTAATACTACCTAGTGCTAATACAACATCGTATTGTTGACTAGTTGTATAATCAGCAATTTTACACTGTATGTCGGCATGACTGTTGTAAGGATCTAAGCCTGTCAGGTTATTAATTTTACCTTTGAATTCGTTGTAACCACAACCAATGTCAAGCACCGAGCGTGGTTTTAATGAATTGACTTCTTCAATTAGCTTTAATCCGCTATACTTAAACTTCTTCATTTCAGGTTGCCATACTTCACTAAAGTATCGACCTAATACTTTGTCGTCGATTTTTTCTACCAACTCGCCTATGTTGCTAAAACTTACATTGTCGACCCATATATCAAACGTTCCGACGATTGCTTGCTGCAACTTTGCAGGATGTCTGAGCAACTGAGGGTTAGTTTGCAGCATGTGTTCTACTGCTTCGAGGATTTTATGATTCATTTACTAATATTTCTCACATTTCAGACATATTAAAATGATTATAATATTATTATAATCGTTGTCAATCATTATTATATAATATTATCACTGCTTTACCTGGACCTGCCATTGAAGGCAAATCCCCATACTCTGTTACATACCATTCTATTACTGCACGATACCATTTTTGACTGTCATGGTGTGCTAATTTATTAAAACGGTGTATATTATTGTTTGTTGCTTCTATACAAGATATAGATTTTGCTGCTTCGATTTGCAGTTCACGTAACGATAAACTATTTATATCCAATTCTCATAAACCTCTTATATTTTTCTAACTGCAATTCTCCAGAATATAACACTTTCTTCATCGGAGTATGTGCTGTAAAATCTTTTAGATTATCATAACAATTAGTGTGCATTTCTAAATCGTTAAAATCATTAGCCTGTAATACTAGCAGTTTATCTTTTGGTAATGCACGGTACCAACAATCGAACTTTGCAATGTGTTCGCAACTAGTATTAATTATCGTATCTGGTGTATCGAACAAATGACAGATAGATCCATTTGTTCGTGTTACAAGATAACTGTGTCCTTCATACTTTATGTTGTGTATATCTTCAATTGTTGCTTGAAATTTCCAATTGTCGACTACCCAAGGCTTGTTAAATACGTTAGCAACGTGCGAAGTAGCAGGGTCAATATCAAAACTTCTTACTTTGCTTAACTGTATGTTATTCTCGAACAACATAACAGATAGTATTCCATACCATCCTGCACACAGAAAAACAGTACCTAAGTCAATATTGATTTTTTTTATTTCTTTTATTAGCCAGATTTTACTTTGTAACTGACCTCTACTAAAGCAATCTTTATCAAATACAATATTATTTACAAATAACTTTTTAAAGGCATTTGTAAATTGTGTAGAAGTGTATTGATCTAAGATATTCCACAATTTCCATACGTTTTGTTCTATTATTAGCTTACGTAATTCGTCGTTGCCAATTATTTTAAAAATACTTCGTAAATTTTTGTTTACAATTGCAGTACGATATAAATTTACAGTATCATCTTCTTCATCATACAACCTGAATAAGCTATATAAGTTTTTTTCTATTACTGCACGTCTTAGATCGTCACTATGACCTCCAGTAACTGGAAACTGTTCCATTATTTTAAAAATTGCATGTAAGTTATCATCAATCACAGCACGTCTGATATCCGAATCTGCATTGCATAACCTAAAAATACTACTAAGGTCACGGTCTATATATGCACGCCTCAAGTTATTCAATGCAGCATTGTCGGGATATAACAATTCATATCTATCTAATATCTCATGTGTTTGTAAAGGAAAAATATAGTCAGACATTGACACAGTTAATCTTCGCCGACTGTTTTTTCAAATTGATTATGCAACCAGTCGAAGTTATTAATCTTTTTCAATGATTTTAGATCGTTACGATAATAAGATCCAAACTCACGACCTTGATTGGCACCCATAACACAATATTCGCCATATGGTCTGTCACGTCCACGACTACACCAAATGTTTAATCTATATTCATTGTCTATGTTATCACCGTTCGGAATAATACTACTAGAAAGTTTAGCACATTCTCTAAATGCACTTTTCCACGTTTCGAAAGGATTGGTATTGAATGCAGTAATATTACTAATTTGGAATTTAGGAACAAACGAACAACCAATTGTAGTTGTCATATCTACATTCCATTTTTTAGCTTTCAACAGTTCTTTACGTGGAAACAGTTTAGCACCGCCGTAACCGTAGACTAAATCGTTTACAGGATTTCTACTGCGCCAAACATATACGCATTCTGTTTCAGGAACATGCCCATACTCTAATTTACGTGCATTTGGCCTAAAGCTGAATTTAAAATCTTCTTCTATAATAGCATCGGCATCAATGACATAAAAATGACTAGTTTCTGCAATCTCTGCTGCTGCCCGGTGTGCATTAAAAATACCTTTAACTCCTTGCACTTGCTTGGCATATGGTGCAAATAATTTTAAGTATTCAAAGTTTTCAGCGGCTGTTTCTTCAAAGTAGCTAATTTGTATAACGTCTAGCATATTCTTTTTTACTCATATATGAATGGATCTCGCTTACGCAATTCAGCTAGTCGCTTTTTTAAACGTTTGCGTTCTTTATAATTAGTCCAAGGGCTTAATATAAATTTTATAATTTTGGCAAGCATACTTTAACTCCGTATGTGGTTTCCCATCGCTCTGCGTCGGCTCTCGTATTTACTAAAGGTTCGCCTTTAATATTAAGGCTAGTATTTAAAAGCATTGGACAACCAGTTAACTGTTTCCAATTAATTAATAATGCTCTAACATCTGGACAATCATTTGGTCCTACTGTTTGGACCCTACTTGTGCCATCGTAATGTATGATCGCAGGAAATAAATCCGGATGCTTGCATCTTGCAATATACTGCATATAAGGGCTGCTGTCAACTGGCATTTCAAAATAGTCGTGTGCATCTTCTGCTAGTATCATAGGAGCAAACGGTCTAAACGCTTCTCTGTGTTTAATATTATTAACACGATCCTTGACTTCTACACCACGTGGATCGGCAAGTATACTACGATGACCTAATGCCCTTGGCCCAAATTCTGCACGACCAGATGCAACTGCAGTTATCTTATTCTCTAGTAGCTCGTCAATAACTTCTTGTACAGGATACGCCCCTGGGATATCTGTCCCGCTGTATACATCGTAATTGATAAACTGTTTCTTGTGTGCTAACACTGCACCTATTGCGCTGCCTGCATCTCCTGGGTTTGGCATAATCCAAACATTTTTGTAATACTTTGTAGCAATGTTGTTTGCTACACAATTTAAAATACACCCGCCCATTAACACCAAGTTATCAGTGCCAACATGTTTCTTAGTATATTGAACCAACCCGTCGAATATTTCTTCGTATAACCGTTGTGTAGCTGCAGCTATATCAGCATAATCTTGCACACTTGTTAACTCTGGTGCCCAATCCATACAGCCACGATGATAGTTGTCTTTAAACAATACTTGCGGATTGATACAGTTTGGCATTTTTAGTATAAAGTCTCTCCTCATACGAGCGTACAGCCTAGTAGAATCTCCTATTGCTGCCATACCCATTAAAATGTATTCGTGTTCTTGCGGCTTGAGACCTAAGCGTTGCGTCATTGCACTATACCATATACCAATACTGTCAGGATATGTTTGATGCCAAGTGCGCTTTAGCTTATTTTTCTTTCCGTTCCATACACTGATGGTGTCCCACTCGCCAATACTATCAACAACCAATACTGCAGCATTGCTGAATTTTGATGTATAGTAACCTGCGGCTGCATGGCTTAAATGATGGCTAGTTGTAGTAGACTTAGGTGCGTCTGCATAGTATCTACGCATATATGTAGTAGGAGATTCTTTGCGTAGTAACTTGTATTGTCCCGAGTATAGTTGCCGTATTTTTTTAAGCCACGGTTTTTCATAGTAATAAATTTCCGTCGGCTTGCCATATGTGAGTGCTTCCGATATCAAGTCAGGGTGTAAGTTCTTATCGTTTTTGATTCTACTGTAACGCTCACTATGTGCAGCAAACAATAACTTTAATTCAGTTTTATCTGACAGACCTTTTCTGCTTTGTTTAAAAACTGCTAAACTAGCGTCGTGGGCCATGCCCGTCCAACCCCATATAATCATCTTACTGTGTCTCCGCATATACCGTAAATATTTCCTATTTTATCCGGCAATGGTTTATCTAACAAATCTAACCATACAGCGGTTTTATTATTAATAAACGTGCCTGGATAACACCATAAGTATCCTTTACTAGTGAGTGTTACGTCATCGGTTTGGTGCCAAAATGTATTAGTATTCATACGTAATAAAATAGAAAGTGCTTCTAAGTTTTTAGCATGTGTCCAGACCCCTTGCTGTTGCAAGAATGATACATCTGCAGGCTGTTGTGGTTCGTCATGTCCATAATACAGAATACCTTTGTATGCAATTAAATCGCACTCTACATCATATCCTATGCTGTATGCATGTTTTAAGTATGCATCATCATTTTCATACGCCAGATTAGCGCCGTCTATATTTCCCTTGTGTGCTATGAATTTAGCCATTTTTTTTCAGATCCTATAGGTGTAACAATAACGTGCATGTTACTTACAATTAACTATATGTGATATCTATGTCAAATGTTAATGTTTTTTCATATTAACTACTTATATAACTAAAAATATTTATATCAATGACAAGCACCGCAATAATTCTTTATAATTGCCCTTATCGCCTGGAACACTAATTCTAACGTAGTCTTCGCTTAATATATTACAAACTTTATGAGAACAGTTTTCAATACTAATCTTAGCATGTATAAAGTTTGTTTCGCTCGGTAAGCATAATATATTGTGTTCCCTTAACTTAGAAATCAAAATATCCCTATTTGCTATAACATTAGCTACATAGGTGTTAATTTCATGTTTAAATTTAACTAATGTATCTAACCAGGCAATGCTTGGGCCTGTTATGTCATTCATGTTGCGTAGCTTATACAATAATTCTCTATTAAATCTATCACTAACTGTATATCCTATCCTAACCCCAGCACTACCTACTGCTTTGCTTAGTGTGCGTATCACTACTAAGTTAGGATGTGTTTGCGCTAGATCAACAAGTGATTTCGTTTTACTGAATTCTATATATGCTTCGTCAATGGCTAATATACAATTATGCTTCTCGCAACTTGCTAGCAAACATAGTAACTGTTCATGTGATATAACTGTTCCTATAGGACTACTCGGGTTGCTTAGTATAACAAGGTTAGTATTACTATCTATTGCTGTTAACACATCCACAAACGGAAAGTCGGTCGTAGTATACTTTGCAGCATATAAATTAGCCTGATACATGTCAGCATATACACTATACATTGGAAAACTAGGATCGGTTGTAATTACTTTACTACCTGGTGCTACATATACTTGAAAGATGTTGCGTATTGCACGATCACTGCCATCATAAAGCACTGTGTATTCTTTGTTAATTTGAGTAAACTGTTCTAATAACTCATATGCTAAATCTTGGTTCGGGTAATATCTGACAATGTCATCTGTTAGTAGTTCTGTATAATACTTAAACATATTATAGCTAAACTTACTATCACGCTCACTTGCATGTAATCTAAGTTTATCGGTTGTGTTATAAGGTGCGTGTATCCGATTTATTCGTTCTAAATGTTTATTATACTTAATCATATTATACTCCTAGCTGAGTTAATACAGGCGCCAATTCTTTATAGCTGCAATTAGCACAATGTTTAGTAGGAGTATTTGATAAGCAGCCTTGCTTAACGTTCTGAAAATCAACTCCATTGTGTATATCGTCGATTTTAGTTTCAAATATATTACCGAAACTTTTTGCTGAGGTGTTCATACAACAAGCTAATATACGTCCTTCTACTGTTGCATATAATCCTGTCTTAATCCAGAAACAATCTTCAAAATTCCAATCGCCACGGCCTTTAATACTAGACTGCCAATTTGTTTTAAGATAAGTTAGTTGTTCGTCTGTATATCCTAAAGTCACCGACCTCGTTTCACTCCAGTCTTGTGCAATGTTTAATCTAAGTTCAGTTAAATTATAAGGTAAAACAATTTCATCATACACTTTTTGTATATCGTCAATATTGCTAGGGTTAACTACATAGTTACATGTAATTTGACAGTTATGTCTGTCTACCTTTTGTAATTCATCTAAAAATTTAATTAGTTTGGACCATTTACTTGGTGATCTATCACGCTCATATGTTTCTTTGTAACCATCTATACTTAGATACAAATAGTCAATGTACTTCAAACTCTCTGGGAACCAAGTTGCTATACTCATACTGTATTGACAGTTAGTAGCACTAATAAGTTTTGCGTCCGGGAAATAGTCTTTAAATGTTTTGCATATAACATTAAACTCTGGATGTAAAAAGGGTTCTCCCATGCCCATTAGTTTAGCTTCTTTAACAGGGTGATGTTTAATATGTTCCATTAATTCTGTAAATCGTGCTACACTCATGTGCTGCAATGCGCCAATCACTTCATGTCTGTTACAGAAACTGCATTGTAAATTGCAATGATTTGTTGTTTCGATATAAACATATTCGATCATTTAATCGATTTCCAGAAGTTATTATCGTCACGAGGAACATTTATTGCATTAGCACTAGGCCAAGGATTTGTAGTGCTTACATCGTTTATTAACAGCCTAGGACTATGTGGTAAATCGTATATTATACGATAGTTAGTAAACCCACAACTATTTAAGTTTGCTTCGGTTACTGCCTTAAATCGTTCCGGTCTTGCTGTTGTGAATATAATCGTAGCACCTGATCTCTGTTTATCTTTAAGATAAGCAACAGCATCTGGATTTACTTCAATAGGTGTATTATAGTTATTAGAAAAGTGTTCGCTTTGATTTTTAAACACAACACCATCAATGTCACAAAAGATAGTCATATGTTTTTTAGCATGATCGACGAAATCACTATATGTCCCGCAATCTATGTAAGTGTCAACTTCTACATTTTTAAATGCGTCTTTTTTTATGTCAATCTGGTATTTAATAATATGACTCAAGAACAGTTCGCCTGTGCAATCAGTTTTAACAGATTCATAGCTTTCAATATATTTTTTGCTACTCTCAAAGCCATAACCGCCTACACATATATTGCCGCTAACAATACGCTTCTCTACGATGTTTCTTATTATACCGTTTTCTTCTATAATAAAACTCTTAGCAGCTATGTTTGATAGCGTGGGGTAATTACTGATATCAATTGATGTAACGAAGTTTTGACCTGCAGGTATTGCTACACTATAAAAGCTATCGCAGTCTACACTCATGAATGGTGTATCTGTCCAGTCTTTAACTGTTAGATATATTGTTTCAGCAGGACCGCTAGTAAACTCGTCGAGTATTACAATGTCTACAGTAGAACCGTAAGCATTGCGTATAGCAGTATCAGCAGCGTATAGCGCACAATGCTCTTTAATCACAACAAATGTAACAGGATACTTGCCATAATATGGTGCAGCGGCGTGCATGAACATGGGCTTACTATCTGGCATTGTTAACAAGTATTTGGGTCTAGCTGTGGGGAATCTATTGCTGCGACCCGCACAGGGTATTATTATTTTCATAATCTGTTAATCTCTTTCATAATGAAATCATAATCTGCTTTATGATTTATGCAGTATGGTAATACTCGTGCAAGCATAAATTTATAAATCTTGTTGTTAAATATATTTGAATACTTTTGTTTTAGTTTATTATAAATGTAGTTACAGCTTAATTGATAGTTTGCTTTATTATTATAGTTCCTGACAAACCAAAGCCCAGTTAAGTCTTGTCTGAGTTTGTTAGCATCAAAGTATATACTATCAAATTCTGTTGGACTAACATCTATCATGTAAAATTTATTGTTGTAGTATAGTAAATTATCAAACGTAAAGTCGCCGTGTATCAATGATTTTGGTAGTACATAATTAAATTTGTATGATAGATTTATATTACATACATTGTTAATACGTTGTTGCTTGTTTAACACTATACTACTATAATCTTCAGTTTTAGTCGTGTTAGCTAAACAAAAATCAAAATAAGAACTTATGTAAACAACAAGCCTATCTAAGTCTGTAGCAGTAGCAGTTTCTAAATAATTTCTAATAGAGATACCAGGAATATATTCCATAAAAATTGTAGTGTCGGTATATCTATAAATTTTTGGCTGGTCAAATGGCATCAATGTAGTGTTTAGTAAATATTGATCTATATTTTTAATACCAGACTTAAACACGCCTAACTGCTCGTCAATGACTGCTAACGCAACGTAACAACCACTTCGTCCATTGGTAAATTCTTGTATTACTTTCATCTCGATTTCATTATAAACTGTAGTTAATAAATATATTTATGAAAATACGATTCTTACTCGAGACTAGTCTTATTTATGGTTAATATCAATGAGTGAAAAACTTAAAGTCGCAATATGTCTTACCGGACTAGTACGTAATACTTAGTGCAGTGTCTGCATATATTAAACATATATTTACTAAGATTGGTAATGATAATAAGATCGAGTTTGACTACTATTGTCATTTTTGGAAAAATGATAAGCTGTATCCATATAATATAAATGAAGATTGGTTAGGTATCACATCCTTACCCAAGGAAGATGAAACAAGTGTTAACCACGTCGTGGCTACATTAAATCCAAAAGCAGTCACATATAACTGTTACATTGACATGTTTCCTACTTTTTTAAACCACGGCCTGTCGCAATATATTGATTACAGCACACATTTGGACTTGTTTATAGATAAAACGATAGATAAAGATTTCTTTATGTCAGTTGACAGTACTGATCCAACAAAATATTTTGATTGTTGGTGTAAGTTTCATAATGATTGGGTTAATTTTGCACACCTAACCAGTCAATTTTTTGCTATAGAACAATGCTTGAAACCTGTTGTTAGTTCAGACATACAATATGATGCAATATTAAGATGGAGATATGATCAATTATTTTTAACATCAGATTACCACATAAACAAGTTAGTGGAGAATCTAAAAAATACACACCGCAATCACATTGTTGTTGAATGGATGCATAGTGGGAGGTGGGACGTAATCGAAAGTATAGAAATAACTAACATTTCCCAAGTCGGGATAAATCCCGGTATGGATATAACAGTGTCTGACACTTGGTGGATAGTTGATGCTGACACTGCAGCGTTTATGTCCAAGTATTTAACAATTGCATATGCAGACATAAGAAAGTATTATAAAGTATTCTTGTTAAGGGATGCTGGACAACATACTTTTTTTTATTACGCACTATTGTCAATAAAAATTAATTTTAACATTGTCGGATCTATAGGAAGCAATTTAATCAGAGATCCGACAATATTACCGCCTATCGACGATTTATCTGAACTAAGTATTATTGATTCTGATCTTGCGATAAACATAGCGAGGAGTGATCCCGGGATAAGCAGTTATAAAAAGCAACTTGAAGAATCTCAAAAAAAGAAGTATGTGTATAATATTATCAAACATTTTAATTTTGTGTCTGAAGAAACATTATAAGTCAGGTTAAACCCATATGTCAAAAACAATTATATAGCAGTAATGTTTTTAGGACTAATACGATTCGATATCGACATTTTTAAGCAACACATAATATGCATATTCTATCATAGTATTAGCTTTGCACAAAAGGATTTTAAATCAGAATCTGGATAGCTAGCGGGCATTTCAATAATATCGAAATCTTTAAAAAAATCTCTGCTATAAAACATTAACGGAGTAGACTTGTATTTTTCTTTTAATTGACTAATAGTCAACTGTTGTCTGTACGCTTGTGTTTCTAAAAAGATATCTTGTGTTTCTATATCTTTAATGTCTGTTATCATGACTACTACGTTTGATATCCTACGCATTTGATTTATAACTGATAACGCATAATCGTAATCTGGAAAGTACTGAAATACACTGTTAGATATACAACAATCATAACTGTTACTTTTAATCGACGCCGTGTTGTTGAAAAAATTATTTTTTTCTATTACTTTATTACAGTATTCGACAAAATACTCACTAATGTCACACCCACCGACATTGATGTTTTTATAGTTTTTAAAATAATATAGCAATGCCCCATTACCACAACCATACTCAAATATAGAACTAATGTTTCCTACTTCATTTTCTAAGAAATTTATAAAATCATAATATGACGACTGATCAATTTTAAAAATCGAACTATGCAGTTTATAACTCGACTCCTTGCTATCAGTTACTGTTAGACTGTGTGTTATTGAATCTGTATTTTTATTCCACACAAAGTCTTTTTTATTAATTACTTCATTCCAACTCATTTTATGTTTGTTGTAACCAATGTTGCAAATCCTCTGGTGTTCCAATGCCATGCATAGATTCAACATTAACTGTTTTAACTGTGCATCCTAATGCAATAGTATAATTAAATACCGGACACAAATAAAACTCGTTATTGAATCTGTCGTTAGCAACAAACATATGATTAGCACTGTGTTTGTATGTTTTCCAAGACTTCCAATAGTAATGCCCTGTCGTTGCACGATCACTTATTGGTTGTTTTTCTGCTACACGTATTACATTGCCTGTTGCATCTGTTTCCGCAAAACTCCATTTAGGATCACGTTCTGGGCAATCAAATGTAAGTATTACTCCATCATAATTCATATTATTAACAAATAAATTTTTATCCCACGACATTATTTGATCGCAATTAGAAATAAAAACACTATCGTTGTCATTTAAGTGTGCGTCTGCAGTTAACACACTACATGCAGCGCCTTCAGTTAATGTGTCTAGTTCTACTACTTTAGCATTAGGGTAATAATCTTTTACTGCGTCGACAATATTTTGTTCTTTTCTAATAATAAAAATGTAATCATCAAACTCTAAATCTATGTTTTCTACTGCACGAACAAACATAGGTTTACCTTTTACATCTATCAATGGCTTAGGTTGTATATAACCATGAGACTGAAACCTAGACCCGTTGCCTGCCATTGGCATTATAAGTTTAAAACTCATATAACTTCTCTATTAAGTCTTTACTATCAGCAACTGCTATTACAGTTGCCCCTGTTAACATTGCACCTTCTATCCCCACGAGACTGTCTTCGAATATTACAGTATTAGAAGGTGTGTTATTTGTTATTCTCATGCACTCATTATACATCCACGGGTTAGGTTTAGCGGGACCATAGTCACGTGTATAAACACATTCGAACTGCCATAATTGCAAAATATTCATACATTTAAAAACAAACTCACTACGGCTATTACTTGCTAAACACAATTTATATTTGGTGTATAATCTAGTAAAGTGATCTGCTAACTCTTTATTATACTTTACATACTCATTGATGTGAGCTCGTGTATGTTCTTTTTTTAAATCATCAACAGCTATTGTAACATCGTAGCCTTTATTTTGCAAATATTTTATTTTAGCAGTAGTAGGCAATCCCTCTACTTCTTCGTCAGCATATGTTATACCCGGACACTGATGTGTCACCGCCCATCTGAATCCGTCTTGATGTAACTTTTTACAGTCTACTAACGTTCCGTCTAAGTCAAATATTAATGTTTTCATAAAAAAATATTTATCTTGGTTAAATACTATTTTAATTATAAAAATACATTTTATTAAAGAATTGATTATCATAAATTATGAAAAAAATTGCAATTTATCTGACAGGACTGATCCAGGATCGAACACATGTGTTGCCTCATGTTAAGCAATCATTTGATTACATTGCTAAAGCCTTAGATTTAGAAATAGATTACTATTGCCATTTTTGGGATACTTCAGTTCGTTATCCTTATACCATTGACGATACTGATTTAATAGTTGGTGTATCTTGTGAGAATAAAGAAAATATATCAACTTGCATTGAAGTTTTTAATCCTGTTAATTATACTGTTGCATCATTTATGGATTATTTTCCACATTTTTTAAAAATTGTCAGCGTTGATCCCCATAATACAGAAGGTTATTGTAACATTGAACATTTTTTTACATTTACATTCGATAATTTTGACATCAATTCAATAACAAATGTTGTGATAGATAAAAACTTTTTTTTAAATAACGAGTTGAACGGAATTGAAAATGCAGGGCATATATTTAATCAGTGGTGGGAACTGCATACATTATGGAGTACATTTGTATTAGAAGCATCTCAAGGCATTTCAATGTCAAACTGTAACAAAATGATAGTATCATCTGGAAAACAGTACGATGCTTGTTTTAAATCGAGATACGATTTGTTATTTAATTATAGTGACTTAGATTTCTTAAACATCTTCAATAGTATATTAGAGTTAGCTGAACGTAATACGGATAGTGTTATTTTAGAATCGGTGTGGTTCAGGCCACCACCTCATCATGAGGTGTTGGAATCTTGTTTTCCACATCAACTACAAATCGACAATGCAATCGACATACATGAGTTTGGTTGCACGTCAGATTTTTGGTGGGCACACGATATGTCGACAGCACAGAAACTAGCAAATTCTCTATTAGATGATTACTGTAGTTCAATGGTGTTGCGTACAGCTAAATGGAACTCTCAACATGCGTATTACTACAGGGCATTTAGAAAATCCAATTTAGTTGTTCGATGTCCTGCCGGGAAGTTGTCTACAGGTATAATCAGAAGTAATGTAGAAATACCAAAAAATTATCATCTTAACACTACAGCGCATTTTACTTTACTAAATAATCAATTTCTAAATCGTGATAAAAGTGACGATTCTGAAAAATGTTATCATAGATCAGGAATAACTGCAAAATATTACACTATAGGTCAATTTAACTTTGACATATTTAAGAAAAAATAAATACTATTTTAAAAGGAATCATGACATTATGTTATCATCTGTTAAGTCGCATGTTGTTGAATCATTGCGAAATACTGTGATTGAGTTCAACAACTACGAATATTTGTGCATTAAAAATTTGTTTCCGGAAGATTTTTACAACGAGCTGAAATCATTATCGATGCAAGAAGCAAGTAAACGAGTCCATGAAGTTTTTATTAACGAAGGCTTTGTTAATTTATTATTTGAAAAATTTAATAAAAGTCCGAAACGTAGCACGTTAATTAAAAGTATATATGCATTCTGGCAGCAGCATGGTGTTGGGTATACACTTAAACCACATGTTGATAGCTTTCCCCGAGTGTTTACAATGACTGTGTATCTCGCCGATAACGACAATACTCCTAATGCTGGTACAGCAGTGTATGATGTTAATAGAAGCACTAAGGAGTATAAAACCATTGGAATGATGCCGTATTTGCGTAATAGCTGTATGATTATTTGTCCGTATGATAACTTAACATGGCATGGCGTAGATATGTTAGTCGACGACATAAAAAGAGATAGTATTGTTGTTGTGTTTAGCGCACAAGAATGGAACGAAACCCAAATGCATTATGCAGATTGGAAGCCAGGAGTAACAGTTAATTATGGGATTTAGTAATAGTAGACAATACTTAGAGAAGTATAAAAATCTTAAAGACGGTTATTACGAATATCTAATAAATGGCACCACTCGTAACTTATATACTAAATTTGAAGATAATAGTGGTTGGATTCAAGTTGTAGTAGTTGACTGGAATAACAGAGATCATGTTAATCGTGATGAAATAGTAAATGTTAAATTAAACGACCATGACATAAACTTCTTGCGGTCTGACATATTCGATTATAATATAATGGCTAGTGCCGAGATCTTTAAGGAACCATTCAATGAATGGATACGCTATCCACACAACATGTATGTTCACAAATCAATGATTGAATTTAATAGTATTTCGCTAGCATCAGATACTCCTAACAGTAATCTAGTTAGTATTGACTTAAACGCACCACCACTTGCAATATACCAAGATACTCAAGACATTGGGTTCGGCGGCGGCAGCAGTGGTATAGGAGATACATTTTTTGCATATAGCAGAGAAGGACGTAACGGATTAGTTCAAAGTTTTTGCGGACCTGCAAGAGGTGCTGTATACGTTAGATGACTAAAATATTTTGCCCGCATGTTTATAATGCATTGGAGATATCCACAATCGGTAAATTTAAGCCTTGCTGTATATCTAGTAAAACATTTAAAAACAACAGTAATGTTGATTTTTTTGCTAGTAAATCAACATTGAATGATGTATATCACAGCGATGATAGAAAAGATTTCATTGATAACTTTGACGAATATTTCCCTACAGAATGCAGTCAATGCTATCAAGTTGAAGCAAGTGGCGGAGAAAGTAAACGGCTCAGGGAAATCAAATACTGGGAATTATATTACAACGGTATTGAACATGTACCTGAATTTACAAAAAGCCAAAGTCTTGAGGTACTGGATTTAAAATTAGGCAACACCTGTAACTTAGCATGTGCTACGTGTGATTCATATAGTAGTAGTAAGTGGAATAGCCTGTTTAAGGAATTTAACAGCGGGTTTGAAACTACTGTTACACGCTGGCAAGACGATGATAAGTTCTGGAATGATTTGGTATTAAATCTGTCTAATATTAAGAAAATTGAACTAGCAGGCGGAGAACCGTTTTTAAATAAAAAACAAAAGATCATGTTAAAATTTCTAGTAGACAACGACCTAGCTAAGGACATCGACATTACATGGATTACTAACTGCACACAGTACGACGAAGAAGTAATTAGTCTGTTTAAACACTTTAAACTTGTGCGAGTTATGATTAGTTTAGACAACACAGGTAAACAATTCGAGTATATGCGATATCCTGCTGTATGGGATGATAGTTATCAAATCTTTTTAAAGTTTTTAGAACTTAAAAATGCAAATTTAATTAACTTAGGAATTAGTCATACTATTAGCTTGCTTAACATATATCATTTGCCTGATATGTGGGAATTTGCAAGAAAACATAAAGTAATGTTGTTTAACAACTTAGTTATGTGGCCATTCCATTGTAGAAATTTACCAGAGGATTTCAAGCAAACAGTTAAAGCCAGACTGGAAGCAGTAAGCGACTCTAGTTACCAGCTTAATCCAGCCAATGGTAAAAACAGTTGGCTAGTAGAATTTATGTTGCAATCCAACGAAAATGATAGTATAATGGAAAGAATGAAGGCTCATTTGAGATTTGTTAACAGGACCAGGCAGGACTTGTTTGAAGATGCGTTTCCTGAACTAGCAAGTATTTTATAAACATGAAAGAAAGAAAATATATAAATTGGCGCAGCGGTATTAAACGTAGAATTTTAATAATAGGCGATCAAAATCTATTAGGTGACTACAGTTTAGAAGGTAAACTCGTAGGTTATAAAAGCTGGGCATGGCATTTAAAAAAACAACTTAACGAAGATCATCATATCTATACTTTACCGTTACCTAATTGCAGTTTTACACAAGTAAATGCAATATTAGAATATCTCAGAGATAGTGGTCTTCTTGATATCTTTACCCATTGTATTGTCAGTTTACCTGCAGATAACAGTCAAACATTGTTTACATCAGACGCTGACGGTTATTTTAACGCACTGTCCACTTTTATATTAACCGATCGTTTCTTAAAATATGATTTATATGATGGCAAAGAACTGTATGATAGATTCTTAGAACCACATATTATGTCAACAAGTGCATCATATTCTAAAAACAATTTAGATAATAGTGTTAGTTATTCGGTTTTTAACAAACATTTATTCTCTGTAAATTACGCCATGTTATTAGATATATTGAAGTCGAGTAATGTTGTTCCAATATTATTTGATCTTGAATCAAGGCCAGTTGCACAATATCAACAAATTCACACAATAAGAAAACGAGAAGATTTAAATCTATACCCCAACAATTCGTATGCATTTACCGAACCCGACGGTGTATACTGGTCAGCTATAGAGATGATAAAGTGCATCGATTTTGATAGAGACTTTAATATCAACAATAACAACACATTCACCGCCGACGACCAATGGGTTCTTGCTAAAACATTGTACAAAGTTTTAGCTGATAAACTAATACTTGATTGGATAATAGAGGATAAAAAAAAAAAAGGTAAATCATAAATGAAAGATAAAGTATTGTGTATAGGATGCAGCCATTTAGCAGGTGCATACGATAAAGATGATATAGTCGTTAGCAACGAGTCATGGGCTTGGCATTTATGGAAACGTAGAGGAAAGAATGAAATTTTTTATACGTTGCCAAGCCCAGGTCAAGGTCTGATGCAGTATGGTGCATTAATAGAAACTCTAAAAAATAAAAACAAACTAAGTCAATTTAAGTATGCCATAATACAGTTAACATCCGAACCTAGAATTAATTGGTATGGCGGGTTACCTCAAAATTATTATTTTTCAATATTGCCACACTTTGTTGATAACAATGAAAATGGGTTTAACGATGGACAAACAATGTATACTAAGTATGCAAGAAGTATTGTATTATCATCTGACTTTAGAAAAATGTACGAAATACACGAAGGAAAATTTGTTTCTCCGGATTCTAAAAATGCTTGGTTGGATATTAGCGAACAGCTTTATGAGTCATTTAATAAAAGTGTACTGTCGCAATCATTATTTCCTATCTATATGAAATATATTACTGATACGTTAAAAGAACACAATATAACGCCAATCATATTCGATTGGTGGGGTAAAACGGTCGAACAATGGCAATTGATTGATAATCTGAATATACATGATAATATATTGTTTGTCAGGAAATCTATTAAACAGATTCTAATAGATAACAATTTGTGGAACAGAGAAGAGCAAAGTATCGGTGGTCACTTTAACAGTATTCAAAATAAAGCTGTTACGAAATTTTTGCATAAAGAAATTATTGAAAAAGGTTTAATGCCTGACTATGAATGAATCCTTTTGTGTTGCACCATGGCTACACATGCATGTAGAACCAACTGGCGATGTTCAACTGTGTTGTGCAAGCAATTGGAAACATGATTTCAACCGTAGCTTAGGAAACTTAAACGATGCATCTCCGTTAGAAATATGGAACAATGAACAATATAGATATGTAAGAGCAAACATGATTAAAGGCAATATGTTAAAAAAATATTGCAGTCCGTGTTATCTTAGAGAAAATGGTGCAGTTAATCAAACCGAACGTCAACGACTTAATAAGGAATTTCCTTTAGGTTATGAACTAGCTAAAGAAACAAATGCAGATGGCAGTTTAAACAAGTTAGACATACGATATCTCGACATACGTTTTAATAATTTATGTAATTTAAAATGCAGGACATGTGGCCCAGACTGGAGCACAAGTTGGGCAAACGAGATGGGTATTGAAAAACCATTGCACTATAATAACTCCTGGAAAAAACTAATACCGTATCTGGGCAATTTAGAAAAAGTATATTTTGCAGGAGGTGAGCCAATGATGACCGCAGAGCATTATGATTTCTTAGAGTTACTATTAGATACAAACCCTAATGTAGAATTACTATACACTAGTAATTTTACAAGATTGGAACTCAAGGGCAGACATGTAATGGACTATTGGCCAAGGTTTAAACTTGTAAATGCAGTAGCTAGTATTGACCATTGCAATGAATACGCAAGTTATGTCAGAACTGGAAGTGATTATAACGTAGTCAAGAATAACTTTTTAGAAATAAAAAATCAAAATTTACACAATGTTAGAGCAGGTGTAACTAGTGTACTAAGTTTGTATAATATTACTAAAATAGGTAGCTTCATAACACAGTTGTTTGAAGATAAAATTTTAGATAATATGGATCAAATTGTTTTCAACCTATTAGTAAACCCTAATTATCAAAACGCTTTGATTATGCCAGAAGAATCGTTGCCTACGGCATTGAATAGTATCGAATTATGTGAACAGTATTTGCATAATTTAGTAATAGATTCATCTAAGTTAAATAATATTAAAGAATGGTTAACTAATAATCATAATTATGATGAAACTTTATTTAAAAAATTTATCTACTATAATAAAGAATTAGATCGTAAACGTAATACAAACTTTGAGTTGTTATATTCGGAGTATAATGTGTGATGTCGAATATCCCTGATAATTTTTGTTCGGCTCCGTGGAGTGCAGTGTATGTGGATCCGGTCGGTTATGTCGGACCTTGCTGTATATATCGTATGGATGACGAAACAGCATACGGTAATTTAAACAACGATTCAATGAGTAATATAGTTAACAGCGATAACGCAAGAAAACTAAAATTACAGCTCATTAATAATGAACGACCCGTCGGATGTAACAACTGCTGGGAAAGCGACGATAAAAATTTAACAAGTTTCAGACATTCTTGGAATGAACGAGACAATAAACAAATTGAAGATTTTTTGAATTATACTAGCAACACAGGGGATTATAATTATTCAAACATAAATTACTGGGATATACGACCTAGTAATTTATGTAATCTAGGTTGTATTATGTGTACACCGACACTTAGTTCTGGGGTGTGGCAACTATACTCTGACTTAGGAATGTTAGCAAAAGATAACGTAAAAAAATTTAAAAAAATGAGCGAAGATGATATCAATTTAACATTGCAATACATCAAAGAAAAAGTATCAGAAAATCATAGTAACGGAATAAATGATCATTTTTATTTTGCAGGTGGCGAACCGTTGATTATGCCAGAGCACAAAAAAATTATCGACATGTTAGAGCAGGAAAACTTTTATCATGTCTCATTACGATATAATACAAATTTAACGTCAGTTGTGTTTAAAGATATTAATTGGTTAGATAAGTGGAAAAAATTTCAGAACGAAATAATTATCGATGCATCGATTGACAGTACAGGAGACACTGCTGGCATACAACGATTCGGAACTGACTGGAATGTGATTAAGAACAATTTAAAATTAATTGCTGCTAGTGATAATATTAAAATAACATTTAACATTGTAGTATCTATCTTAACTTACCCTGTATTAATAGATACACTAACCGAGTTAGAAGAAATATTCGGTAACGAATATCTGAGATACTGTGTAAAATTGACACCGTTACAATACCCTGAATTCTTATGTTTAAACAGTATAACAGATAATCATATTGACTATTCTATAATACATAAAGTAAATGAAATGGGCTATAATGTCAGTGAGTTAGGATCTTTGTTAAGAAATAGAGAAAAATTCGTTACACAGCATGATATGCGATCGATCGCCACTGCTCGTAATAAACTGTTTAACAGATTATATAAAATAAAAAACATAGATGTAAGAAATATACTACCCTGGTTTGTATTAGATGAATAACGAAAACGTCAGAACAATGTCTGGGCACCTTAATGCCATTGGTTACGAGTTATTTGCACAATATGTATATGAGTTACTTACAGCAAAAATAGCAAAGAAAAATGAGTAAAATTAAACCAATTTGGAATCATGACGGTAGCTGTTCAAACGACAGTCCTAATAAAGTTTTCTGTATGGCACCATGGTCACATACATATATTAGTCCGCAAGGAGAACGTCGTCTGTGCTGTGCTAGTCGTGAAGAACACAGTTTTCAAAAACAATATATTGACGCTAGCAATGACGAAAAATACGGCGCTGTAAAAGAGTCTAAGACCAGTGCAGATGAGTTTAATCCGCTAACATTAGAAGAGCATTGGAATAGTCCATATATGCGTGATATACGCAAGAAATTAATGGCAGGCGAGCGTATTCCACAATGTGATGTTTGTAATGATGATATACTTAGTATAAGCAGTTATCGTAAATGGTTTACAGGTGTGTTGTTTAGAGATAAAATCGAACAAGCGTTTGATAATACAGACGACGACGGATATACATCTATGCCTGCTATATCGTTCGATTATCGATATAGCAATTTGTGTAACTTTAAATGTCGTATGTGTGGAGAGCAACTTAGTAGCAGTTGGGAATCAGAAAAAAAGAAACACGACTTGTGGACTCCAAAAAATCAACCGTTTATGATACCCGAAGTCAAACAAAAAATGACACTGTTTCAGCGTAACGTAGTTGAGCCAGAATTTAAGAAAGCAATCAGTGATGGCATTGTAGAAGAGATTTATTGGGTCGGAGGCGAGCCTTTAATGTATGATATACATTGGTGGGCATTAGAAGAAATGATACAAAACAACAGTGCTAGAAACTGTTACTTAAGATACAATTCCAACTTGTCACGAATCGAATACAAAGGCATGAATTTGTTCGACTACTTACCGCAATTTAAAAATTGGTTAATGTGTGCAAGTATCGACGGCACAGGACATATTGTAGAATTTATCCGTAAGGGTATTGTTTGGGAAGAGTGGTTAGCAAACTTTAAAACAGGATTAGCAGCACCCCACGGAAAAGATAGGATGTTATTTGATTTAACAATAACAGGCCCCGGCATGTTTGCACTTAAAGATTTGTTTGATTTGTCGAGAGAATTAGATGTAAGAATCGAAACAAAAATAATGTTTGCTTTTCACCCCGACATTGTGTTTAGTCCGTTTGCTTGGCCCAAACACATACTAGATCGTAAAATAGATCAATTATTAAACTATATGGACCCGATAGCAACACATAAACAGCTATCTCTTGTTAACACACTTAAGGAAATGAAAAAACGTCCAACCTTTGCAGAACAATGGCCTGACACACATAAGCAGTCATTTATTAACGGTCGAGGCTGGCAACAAAAATTAGACACGATACGCCAAGAGCAGTATCGATTAGAAGATATATATAAAGAAGATAACGAATTATACAATTGGTGGACACAAAATTGACAGCAAATAACTACAAGTGGCACTATTTAAATAGTGCAGAAGCTAATCCAATGTACGAACAAATGGCTAGTTTTATTAAGGAGAATGACTGTAAAACTGTTTTAGATATCGGATGCGGGTTTAGTAGAATCAATGAGTTTTTAACCAATGATTATTCGATAAATGGTCTAGATTCTGATATAGATTGCATAAATTATTGTTTGGAAAATCATTCAGGAAAGTATGTAATTGGCGATGTCACTGCCATAGAAAAATACACCGAGCTCGGCACACATTACGATGCTATTGTGTTAAGTGGTATACTATATTATTTTGGTAAAGGCGATATGCCAACTGTCGAAGACTACGTTGACAGGTTGATTAAACTGTATAGCCCCAGAATAGTTATAGTATGCGAACCAAGGCCTAGTCTTGTTTATATAAGTCCAAACTTTACTGAGTTACTAGACAGATATGCATACGTTGCAAAACAATTCGATATGAAAATTCGAATGGGAAACAGAATTGTTTATTGTTTATACACAGACAGAAATCGTCCTGAGCGCAAAATAAAAGCAGAATTCAATGAACACTCGGAACTATATAATCATATTAAACAAAGTGACTTTGATACTAATCGATTGAAATATAATGTTTATCTCACCAATACAGAAAACATATCAAACGACAGAGACGGCGAATTATTTCCGCAAAATGTAAATAATTATCATTATATAAGTGTTGCAGCTGGATTTAAAAGTTTGTTTAAAGCAGTAATAGATTGGGAAGCCCACAAAGAGTTTAAATTTATATATGTTGATGTTGTTCCTACTGCATTAGATTACCGAATGTTCTTTGATTTTAAACTTAAGCAAAACAGTAAAATATCATTCAATGAAATATATAACTTGTATGTCAGTGAGATAAACCCAAATATTATTCCCATATATGGAACGAATAACGTTGACATAGATGAAACAGTAAAAATGCAATTAAAAGAACTCGACATTGACTTTCAACACTGGCAAGACTTTATTGCTGCATATAGTCAAATTGAAAAAACATATATCAAATTGGATGCAGTTAATAATATAAAACTTCTTAAAAATCTTATAAATTCGTGTACAGATGATAATCTAAAATGGTTTTGGTATAGTAATATGTTTGATTGGCACCAATTTAGATTTAAAGAACAAACATATTATCGATGGGTTAAATACTTAGATAATAATATAAAAGGCTTAAAATTGAATGGTCACACCCCGCCGTTTACTACTTCATGATATTATATTCAGATATTGCCAGTTCGTAAGTCAAGCAGTAATAGGTGTGTATGTCCATGATATTATTAATATAGGTCTTGATAGGCTAGCAACAAACATATCAAACGACATTTTTTCTGACCCGGCATGGGAACATATAGAACAGTCGAGCGAGAATTTAATATTTAAAAGAAATTCTTTCAACCTGTGCATTATAACTACATATCGAAAATACAAAGTTTTCATCGGCACAAACGCAGTGATAAGCAATGTTAACTTCTTATACGCAGCTGACATATTTAAAGATAATTTAGCAATAAAAACAACAAATGTGTTTTACAACAACTTCTCGTATAGGGTTGAGTGTAGTGATTTTATACCGGGCATTACAATATCTCAATTCTTAGAAGACGACCAAGAAGGCGAATCATTGGAAAAATTTAGGGATGCAGATGTATTATTAACTACTGTTGCAAATTATATAGGAAAGAATTTTTATATAGACAGTGACGGATTTGTGTTATACCCGTCAGATTTACAAAGTACTAACTTAATACTGACCAATCTAGATACTGATCCAGAAATTATATTAATAGATTTTGATCACATTATTAAACAACCGTATGAACGGATGTATACAGATGTAGCTAACAGATTTTTTACTCATATATCTAAATACAATTTTGACAGTAAACGTTTTCCGGTCAATTCGATACAACCATTCTGGAAACACCATTTATTAACACATACTATAGACGAAATTAAAACTGATTTTATAAAGAGAATTGACAATGCAGTTAGAAACAAATAACCCATATTTTTGTATACTACCATGGATACATATGCACATATGGCCAAATGGCACAACTTATCCCTGCTGTCTATCAACTAACGATTACAAACTAGGAAATACAAATGATAGTAGCTTCTTAGAAATATGGAACAGCGATAAAATGAGATCATTGAGAACAAATGTTCTCAACGGTAAGCCAACATCTGGTTGTGCAAGGTGTTACGAGCATGAAAAAAATGGCGCAAGAAGTATGCGAATAAATCTTAACCGAGACTATGAGCATTATTTTGATCGAACCAAGTTAACTAAAGAAAATGGTAGTTTAGACGAAATATTCATGGCTTATATGGATATTCGGTTTAGTAATATTTGTAACTTTAAATGCAGAACATGTGGTCCAGAGTTAAGTAGCTTCTGGGTCGACGATGCTGTTAAGATGAATCGCTATTCGTCGACGCAACCTAAAATACTTAAAATCAAAAATACATTAGAAGAACTGTGGCAAGATATGGAGCAGTGGATAGACACTGTGGAAAAGATTTACTTTGCAGGCGGCGAGCCATTAATAATGGACGAACATTATAAAATATTAGAATATCTTATTAAGATAGGAAAAACTAATATTAACATATTTTACAATACTAATCTAAGTAAATTAAAATACAAAAATAAAGATATAATCGAATTATGGAAACAGTTTAGTAAAATCAGTGTCGGTGCAAGCATAGACGGTATGAATGGTCGTGCTGAATACATAAGAAGCGGAACAAGCTGGTTCGATATTGAAAAAAATAGAGAGCTGTTACTCACTGAATTGCCTGAAGTAGAGTTTCACATAACTTCTACTATAAGCGCATATAATGCAGAACACTGCCCCGACTTTTTCAATAATTGGATTAATAAAGGTTTTATTAGTGCAACTGATATAGATTGCAATGTGCTGCTGTATCCGGAATTTCAACGAGCACAAGTGTTACCAGAGTACAAAAGAAAAATGATACAAGAAAAATATCTGCAATTTATATCAGATCATAAATTAAAAGAAATGGTCGCTGCCCAACATCGTTATGTTAGTTTCAAAGCAGTTGTGGATTCGTTAAATGTAGACAAGTCAAACTTACTTCCTCAATTTGTTGAATACAGTAAACGGCTAGACAAAATAAGAAATGAACATTTACCGGATATCTTTCCGGAATTAAGGTTCATGTATGAGTAACACTTTTTGCCCGTTATTATTTCAACACTTAGCAACGCATCCCCACGGCGGTGTTACTCATTGCTGTATCGCCGATCACCGAAATGCATTAAGCAGTGCAAGAGATGTGACCGATACCGGACACAACTACTATAACTTAAATCGTAATACAGTTAGTGATACATTTAATAGTGAAAGTTTCCGAACAGCTCGATTGCAAGTGTTAGAAGGTAAAAAGCCACAAGCATGTTTAAGATGCTATAGCGAAGAAGCTAAAGGCATAAGAAGCAAGAGGCTAGAAGAAATCGGAAACTATCCTGATTATACACTAGATATAGCTAAATCTGTTACAGATAATAATGGTTACATACAAAATATACAATTTGATTTTGTTGAATTGCGTCTGGGTAACGTTTGCAATGTTGCGTGTAGAACATGCAATCCTGCAAGTAGCAGTAAGTGGCGCAATGATTATGACAAACTACAAAGTTCTTTGCCGTTTTCTATTACAAACTACGATACGATCGAGGGATTCAGGTGGCCTGAACGTGAAGCATTCTGGGAAGATTTGTTACAACATTGTAATAACGTAAAGACATTTTACATTAACGGCGGCGAGCCTACACTAATTAAACAACATTTTAAGTTTTTAGAACGTCTGGCTAGTATGGGCAGAACTGATGTTAAACTTTGGTATAACATTAATATGACTAACATGAACGAAGAAATAATAGAAGTTTGGAAAAAGTTTGATAAGGTTAAAATTAGTTGCAGCATAGATGATTTAGGTTCGAGAAACGAATACATACGTTATCCCACTAAGTGGGACGATGTAATGCGTAATTTTTTGAGGTTAAAAGAAGAAAATTTTGAATTAGATGTTACACAAACTGTATCATTTATGAATTATAGCAACTTGACCGAATTTTATAACTTTTTTCACAATGAACACAAGGTTTGGGTTCATCATAACTTTGTATATGATCCTGATATTTTAAGTCCTGGTGTATTACCTAAGGAGATCAGAGATAAAATACATGCACGTATGCACAACATTTTCGAGCCATGGCAAGTAAATATGTTTGTTAACATGTATAACAATGCAGATAACAACGAAAAGTGGAGTCGTGCGGTAGCATATACTAAATCATTAGACAGAATACGCAATCAATCGATCGTTAACGCTTTGCCTGAATTCGAACATATAATAAAGTAAAAAGTGCATATGCCCCTTAAACTCCTAGCGTATCTGTTTCTGTATTCCACCCTCCGGTGCCTGCTACAATGTCGTCGTTTAAATAATGTTCTGTCGTTGCAGGGTCTATTGCGGATGTAATACTAGGGACAACTATATCCGGGTTGTAAGATATGCTATCGTACCATTCTACAAATGTAGGAAATGCAGCACGGAAATCTTTGTTACGTCTGATGTCATACTGCTCATAGAAATAACGGAAGTCATTATATAACTTAGGTGTTTCTGCTGTATTGCGATGTGGCGTTTTAACAACGTCTAAATAATCGATCAGTCGTTGAACATGTGCAACTTCACCCTGACTTAAAAACTCTTGTTTTGTTGGTAACCAATCTTCAAGTTTTTTCTTAAAAATTGCTTTCAACTCTACCGGCAATATCGCAGCACTTTGGAAACTAGGAAAGCGCAATATGTTGAGTGTCATAGTAGGAGCACGAAATCCGTATTCTTTTCTAAGCTCTAACATGTCGTCCATAAATTCAGTTATAGACTCTAAACACAAACTATTAATAGTCATCATACAATGTAATTCTTTAACGTTAGATTCCTCTAACAACCTTACAATGTTACTACGCCAGATTTTGTAATCAAACCCGTCACGGGTATATTCGTTTTGTGTCGCTGCACATTCAGCACTGGTATATATTTCAAAATTTTGTATGTCAAAACTTGCGTCTATTAGTTTTTGAAACATGCGCTCATTTTCGGGAACAAGATTGCTATTGATAGCAAAACGCATAGTGCTTGTTGGGTTGTCACGAAACCAATCAAACAGTTTCCAAACAGACTTATGCATTAATGGTTCGCCGCCTGTGATTCGGATTTCTTCTAGTTTATCACTAAGACCATTTTCCCACCACTTCCAAAACGCAATAATATATGGATTGTCTTCTTCATGCAATGTTTTACGTGCAGCCCAGGGCGCAGTATCGATAAAGTGCCCACGTCCATCACTTTGGATATTCATGTAAGGACCTTTATCTTTAATGTCTTTAACCCATGTGCTGCTGAATGCAGGATTGCAATAACTACATGCAAAGTTACATGCACGGTCAAACGCAATTTCGAGTGTTCTTAATGTGACATCTTGATCCCATGGCGTAGTAACACACGCTTTTACATCTTCGTCACTGAATATTTGCGTTTTATAAACACGGTCGCTAATGTTGTTTCGTCCAATATCTTCCACTTTCCAACAATATTCGCATTCTTGTGGACGCTCACCTTCCTGCATCATTTTACGCATAAGTTTTTTGTGTTTAGTGTTATGAATAGCGGTAGGATTAATCATTAATTCATCGGTTGGGATCCAATGTCCTGGTGGATGGTGACAGCTAGTAGTTTGACCATGACCCAGCCATATTGTAGCATTGTACCACTTAGCTGCACAAAAACTTTTACTTATCGGATCAATTATGCGTTCTTTATATTCGTGATAACTTTCATTATTTTTTTTCATGTTTTGTTACTTTCGTTAAAATGTTTATAGCAATCGTTCCACCAGTTTCCTAGTTCGGGAAAAACTTCAGGGAACTTAGTGTTTCTTCTTTGATCAATTTGATTAAAATATAACCAGAACTGTTTTTTTCTTCTAGCTATCTCTGCAACAGAAAGCTCTGTTTTTCCGTTTTTGATCCAAGCAATGTCTCTTTTAAGTTTAGCGATTTCGTAGTGCTTGAACCCATGATACGTTCTGCCATAGTGTTCATTTTCTACATTATTTTCCATGAAAACTAAACAATCTTCTAACATAGAAATAAGTTCAGGATAAAACGCTGCATTTTGTGCGCTCATCCATTCTGGCTGACGAAGATATGGAATATCGAACCAAACTCGCTGGCGACGTTTTCTAACAAAAGGAGGATGCACAAAACCGTTACGGTCGGGAGGTTGTATAACATGATCTGTTTGATTTTCATAACCAAATTCTATACGCAAATCTAAAATCATTTGCAAAAATTCTTTAAGACGAGGAATACTTAGTAAGTTAAATGTGTTAATAAAACTTATCTCTGATCCATGTGTTTCTTTCATGAATGTTTTAATATTTTTCATCATACGTTCGTAATTGAGACCTGTTCTGATATATTCCGCTTGTTCACCTGTACTATCTAAGCTAATGAACAAACTAAAATGTTTACATGCAGGGGCCACATACCAATTATTACCGCTATCTGGGTTAAACTTTTCTTTATCTTCCCAAATTCTAACTTCCTCGATAGCTTTTAGTTTTTTAATAAATTTATCGAATAAACGTTGATCAGGTGGACACATATTACTAGTTATACTTAAGTCTAATGTAGAATTTGGATTTTTGTTAACATAATCTAATACTCTAAATGTATTTTTATCCATTAGAGGTTCGCCGCCGGTCATACGAAAAACTTTCAAATCCTTATACAAATCAGGCCACCAGTCCCAAAAGGCCTCTACATAAGGATTATCTTTATTACTAGAATTGATAGGCATTAACCCCGCAGCAGATAAACTTTTAATATCGTTATGTTTAAAGTTGTCGCCGAGATCATACGGGCCATAATCTTCGATTTCTTTTTGCCAAGATGTGCTTAAATGAGGACTGCAATATGTGCATTTAAAATTACATGCTTGATTGAAATTAACTTCAACATATCTTGGATTAATGTTGTTGTCCCACCCGCCGTCTATTACTTCGTCCCAACCATCTTGTGCCCATACTTCGCTGCTACGATAATGCCTATCGCTTAAATGGGGTCCATCGGGAGCGTCTTCGATATTCCAACAATATTGGCATCCAGCTGGACGTTTACCTTGCCACATATCTCTGCGTTGTTTTACTTTTTCCATTGTATTGTGCAACGCTTTAGGATTTACTTCTAATTCGTCTAAAGGAATTTTGTGTGTTGGCGGATGGTAGCAGCTTTGCGTTAATCCTGATGTTAAATGCATACTGACTTGCAACCATTTAGCCATACACATAGTAGAACTAATCTGATTTAACTTGTCTTTAGTTTTTTTTGCTTCTTCGAAGTAATCAAGAGCTGCCATTAAATACTATCTATAACCTCAGTTTCACGAATCATTGCACCTGTTCTAGCAGGATTTTTATAAGTTGTTTTAAAGAAGCGACTACCGGTCCAATCTAAATCAGCGATTTCAAGATCAAGATTACTTCTTAATTCATTACCAAGTCTTACTGTTTCTGCTTTTAATTTGATCGGATCCCAACTGTATCCTGTACGTGGACAAAGTTCTGTCCCATCTTCAAACTGGGGCGCTAATTCTGTGTTAAAGTAATTGCTTAACCAATCAAAGTCTCTAACGTTTTTCCAGTCCCATTCATGACGCAATATGTTTGTCATATAGCATCCCAATCTTGCGCCGTATACAGCCCACAATCCGTTTGGTGCATCTTCGCCTACGCTCATCCAAACCAACAAACGCTTATAGTTTTCTCTATGAATTTTCTTAAGTTTACTAGGATCGACTACATCGCCGTTTTCTAATCCCATTTTTACACCTTCACGGAAACCAGCACGCCATGCTTGCAACGGACTGCCGTTGTTGTAGACATGACTATACCAGTTATTCATTTGAACGTAGTGAATATTCCAACAGAAATCTACTTGCGCCCGCTTATCAGTAGGAGGTGCTGCTTCGTGTGTTCGCATACGCATCACTACATCAACCGGCCAACATTTAATGCCGCCGTTGCCGTAAATTAAACCGTTAATTTGATTTCGTGCAGCCCAGCTAATAACATCATTACTACGAACTTTATCCATATTGATTTCAACATTAAAAAAATCTTCGTTGACAATGTTGTCAGCATCAATTGTAATAAATCGTTCAGTTTCACTTAGTGCAGCGGCTGCTTTGTGTGCAGCATCACTGCCCCAAACACCGTGACTACGTTTAGCCCAAGGACATTTTGTTAATAAGTCTGCATAGTTTTCATCTGCATTAGGCTCGTCGTAGCTAATGTAGACAATATCAAAATCGTTAATACTTACCAGATTTGACATATTCAATTTCCTCAAATTTAAAAGTTATATTTTTGCCTTCTTCGCCTAATAATAATTTACATGTAGTAGGATCTATCGTAGTCTTTACTATGTATTCTTTAAAGTTACCAATTTGATCGTAAGGTATAATTATCTTGTCAAGCAGTATATTAGGATCTTTGCCTGTTAAAAAAATCTTAAGGTCTTTGTATATTTTTTGTTCTTGCGGATTATCAAAGTTACTTCTAACAATCCATCCTTCTGTAGACGGGCTAACAGAAAATGTACTCCATTCTACTGTGGATTTTTGAATTATAGTTTGCATTCTCTTGTTGTTTCTTCTAGTATGATAATCTATGTTAACATAGTTTTGTTTTATTTTCAAGCCATAATTTTTAAAAATTCGTCTTGTTAACACGTCTACACTTGCAAGATCGAGTGTATTTTGCAAATGAGATAAATCTAAGATTGTGTAACCGTTTTTTACAATATCTATTACTTTGATTTTTATCGTTTCTAATAGATGGGTTGGATTGTTCTTTTTAATAAGATAAAATACTAAGTAATTCTCATCAGAATCGTCAGTATAGTAGCGATTGTTAAAACGTTTACCTGTCATTTTGTAGATAGTATCTTGATTTAAGTTAACTTCCATTCTATAATCGTTTATATATAAAATAACATTAACATCGCTATCTATAAAGTTTTTTACTCTAGGTATTTTAGTTAGAATTTCCTCGGCTTTTTTAATTGCAAGCACATCAGATTTTGGTAATAGTTTCATACCGTCTACTAAGTTACTCACTACATATTTTTTGGGATTTAAAATGCCCATCATTAATTTTGCAGCAGTTTCATCTTCTGTTATAATGTGAGGATAGCTTTGCTGTTTGTATTTACCGGTGATACTTTTGATCTCACCTGTCCAGTCGTCGTAATATACGTAGTACTTAGGTAAAGTCTTGCCTTCATCTGCTATTTGAATTAATCTTGGCTCTGATGACATCTACAATATCTTCTGTTAAAAACGACTTATCGTGATAGTGAATGATACCTGAATTAATAACATAATTTTCGATAATCAACTTCCCGGCGTCGGTATACCAATGATTTAACATTTCTGTCCAATTTATAGGTATATCTTCATTCCATAACCATTGGCTTCTTAGATCTAAATCGTACAGATTGTTCAAACTAACTGTTACTTCACTATTTACATCTAATAAATGTGTTACAATATTTGCCAACACATTTTTATCAAAGGACAGTGGTTTTTTGTCACTTAATAATTTACTATACACACTTCTCCAATTCTGGAAAATCGGGTCGGCCATCTTAAACCATTGAATGGCCAGTGGCATGTTACGATCAAAGTATATCAAATTATTAAAATTTGTAGGTAACTGGTAATGCATTTCAATATCAAAATACCGATTATAATTAATAACTGTGTTTCTAAATGTTCTTGCTAAATTGGAAACTGCAAACCCTGTTGCATTAGCAGACATTTGTCCCCACAGTAACTCGATGTCCACATTATTGAATATCGTATCATAATCTACATAAATGGTTTCATCGAACGGTGTAGCATGAATTAGCTGCCATAAGTTCATTCCATGGAAACCATCTTTATATGCAGTGTTACCGAAAGGTAGCTCTGCTATATAATTAAAAGCATGAAAGTAATTAGATGGGACTAAATCTTTTTTGCCATTATCGACAATCAGACAAGTTTCCGCAGTTGGGTCACTAGCTTTGATACTCATCGCAAGACCGTAGCTGTATTTTATCATATCTCTGTCGGTGTTGATACCGAGTGTAACAAATCCTCTAGACATTAAAATTTTGCCTGTAATTTTTCAATAAAAAGATCGGCGTGTCTACTGATTGCCCTTTTATTCATAACGTGTATATTTGTATTTTCTAATCTAACAAGAATATTCTTCCAAGGCTCTTTTCTATTATGGCTTAACATAATTAGATCAGTTGTATCTTTGACTTCTATTAAATCATCTTTTTGGTCCATATTGAGTAACGGCACTGATAAACCTTCAACAAATGAATCATTTGTAAACCCGTTCAATAAATGAGCAGCAATGCTAACACAAAAATCTGTTCTAAATAGTGCAGGTGGGAATTGATATAGAAGATAATAATAATCCCAGTTGTCTTTCACATGTGACCATATATCAAAAAAGATTTCTGCTTCGTCACTTTTGTCAAAATATACTACAGTAGACCACCAATGATGTATACCCGTTTCGTTCAGATCACATTCATTCATATAAGGACGTTGTCCTTCTAAGTATATAGAATCCCTGTGTAATGCCAATGGCATTGTACTGTCAAACAAGAAATCGTAATAATTGTTTTGTATAAAATAATCGGTGTCGATTAATAATGTTTTGTTATACGGAGAAAGTTGAAAAATGTCGTGTTTGTTGCTGTTACTAAATTGGGCATTAAATTCAGTCCACGGACTGTCGTAATGCTTTCGTGGATTAGACTTGTGTTCAACATCCTGAATAATAATATTGTCAAAGCATTGATTGTGCCATTTTTTATCCGTCGATTCTTTCAACCAGTTATAAGTGCCGTTGTCTGTAACTAGTGTCACAGAGTTATTTTTCATATTTTGCTTAACATATGCGGCTGCAATGTGAGCCATTTTAACATAATCAATTTGACTATTGTTATATGCAAACATGCACACACCGTTTTCTTCTTCACTCATTACCAACCCATTAATTTTTTAACGTTTCTTGCTCTGTTTACTTTATCTAACAGTGTTAGATATTCATTGGTTGCTTCAGTATATTTTTCAATAAGCAAATTAAAAAACTCTTTTAAATCATCAATTTTAATAGGCGTTTCTTTTGTATCTAATAAAATAGCACTTGTTTTATTAGCCGTTAATAAACCGCTAACAATACCGATCGTAATAGCATCTGCTAAAAAACTTCCGTTATTATAATGAACTAACTGTAATATTTGCATTCTACTGCGAATATTACGTTTTTGATTTGCTAATGTTTGTCTGTAGTTTGCAAAGTCTAGAGCTTTTTCGAGTCTCTCATCCATGCGAGTTTCTCCTTACAATTAACTACTACTATAATTATTTATTATCAGGTTGTCAAGCTATTTTTTAGCTATCGTCCATTGTGTTGAAATTGTCTGTAATTACAACATAAGGATCTGGGTTAACGTCAAACGTTGCTGAACCTGCCCAACTAGTTCTTGTTATTGTATCTGGCATAAGATATGTAAAGTTGGAAGCAATTTGACCATCGATTGTTTGATCGTATGCAGTATCATCTAACACTACTTTAAAATGTATTTCAGTGCCGCCGGTTGCCCACTTGCCATAAATTTTAAATCTTAAACTTGCATAACCACTATACGATCCATACGAAGATGCATAAACGGATGTTCCATAGCCGTACCCGCTGGGAGGACAATAATGATAGCCAGTTGTATATCCGGTCATATAACTACTTACAAAACCGTAATAACCGCTATATGCATAACCGTAGCCGTAACCATATCCATAATTGCTAAAACCTATATTAACTGTAACTCCGGAACTTTCAAACAACAATCCTTCATTGGTTGAAGTATCGCTGCCATCGCCATAGTTTTCTGTTAAATGGTAAAAACCTTTACCGTAACTTGTTCCTGCAGTATAATAATTGTTGCTTTGATAAAAGTTATCAACAGTGAACGTTAATACACCCATTTCATTTATAACATCAGACCAGTTGTAATAACCTGCAGTGCAACCGCCTGACATTTCTAACTGAATACGTAACTGACCACCACCATTGAAAAAATGTCTTGCATGATTGTAATCATCAAATACCCATTTATATTCTCCGGTTATTTTATTTGTCCATGGAGTTGTTCTTTCCATATCGTTTGGTGTTTGCGCTGCGATTAGTAAACTTGCATCAGTTGGATCGATCGAGTTGTAATTATAGTTAGGTATAACACTGGTGTTGATTTTATTTTCAACAACATTTAAGTCTTCTGCTCGTATTAATGTATATTTGTCAACTGTGTTTCTGCCTGTCGGCACAGCAAACACTAATATTGTATCGGTTACGTTAATGTGATCGACCATGATGTTTACACGATCAACTAAAAACTGTAATCTTTCTGCAGTAATTAAATCACCAACCGCAATATTGTTAGCAGTGTTTACTGCACCCCACCCAAATCTATAGTTGCCATAAACTGCAGGTGCACCGTTTATATCGGTGCCACGACTGATGTTTGCGTATTGTGATGTATTAAATGCAGGTGTTGTTGCACTTGCTTCTGCAGAAGTCAATGGTGTAGAAGTAGGGTAGTTATCGCCGAACACTTTGTTTACAAGTGTTGCGATGCCGTTATACTCACTACCGTATACCTTTGACCCCGGAGTAACAACCATTACTTACTTTGCTCCTACGACCACTTCGACAGTACCTGCGTCGAGTGTCTCTTTACTTGAAAGAGCTCTGCCAATAATACGTCTATAATCTCCCAATTCATTTGGATATGCTACACGAGCATGTCCGGCGACCTCGCTAGTCACAAGTCTTTCACCTTTTTTAACAGGACCAATTACTTTACATGGAACACGACCTGCTAACGCAACATACGGATGTGTTGCATCACTGCCTGCGCCGCTATTCATTTCAAAGCCAGGTGCAGTAGAAATTATACCAAACACGTTTATGCTTGCAGATTCAGTTGACTCTGTTATTTCTTTTTCACCACCTAAAATCACTACAGTTCCTGGTTCGTATTCGTTGTCAGCAGCATAACGTTCTGCAAGGTCAGCATATTCTGCACTAGTAGCAGTGCCTCTAAATTTAAAATTTGCTGTAGTATTCATGTTGTCGCCTGCTTGTAATACAGGAAACTGTGTGCTTAACATCGTTAAGCCGTCTTCTAAAAACTCAGTTGTTGCAGGTGTCCATGCTGTTGTGTCACTAACTTGTATAGTAACGATATCGCTATCGACTATAGTTTCTATTGTATAATGGTAAACACCCAGTGTGTCAAGTCTACTTCTAGCAACAACTCGTGTTCCGCCTGCTTGGAAACCTATCGGCCACCATGCACCGTTATCATACAAATACAATTGACTTTCGGTAGTGTTATACCAAAGTTGACCTTCGTTCGGATTTGTTGGCGCAGTGTCAGCTGAGTTGTTGGCTAATAATCTTAAAAAATTTTCATTTAGTGCTTCACCAAACATACTATAATTTCGACCGATGAGCTTTAGTGTAGTGCTAGTGTCTACGGTTCCGTCGTTAACGATAATAGGTGTTTTACCTGCATCTGGCCAATCAACTGTATACGGCATCTTTTTTTCCTTTATACATCACTATACGATGTTCTGATTCTTAAAGTATATATTACTTGTATTTTTCTATTTGCGCTCTTCTGAACCGGATGGAAAATAACATGAGTTAACATTGTGCTATTTGCAGTATAAAGTGCAAGCTCGTCAAAAACATAAGTGCCGTTCATATCAACACTTGTATCTAGTGCATCTTGACCTGCTGGTTGGTTGTAATCAAGTGTGCAAGTTACTACCACATCACTATATAACTCACCGGAAGTATGTGTCACTTCTACACTGTTGGTTGCTGTGCCAGTTATGGTTTCGTCGACTGTTTGTGCATATGTTTGATTATATAGCGCACCTGCTGTGATATTAGTGTTTGTTGCTTTGTATGTAACTGCACCTAATCCGTCGATAATAGTACCACCATTACCAAAACGCATTTGTGCTATTGCATACGTTCCAATTCCACCAGCTTCGTTTGCTAATAAATTTGCAAGTGCAATACTCATATTTTCATAGTTGATAGCATTACGACGGCGAACTAAAATTTCACCGTTGTCTGGATCCCATATTGTTATGTGTCCTTCTATTCCGAACACCGGTTTTTCAATTATCTTACTCATAGTTTTTTCCATTTATAATATTTATAACGTTCCGGAACCTGCATTTCTTATGAATATATGCATAGGTGTTGTTCCTGTTGCACTTAGGCTTATTCCTGTATCATTATAGGCAAAACCCAAATCATCACCATAATCAACAAAATGTTCTAGTGTTGGAATTTTATAAACCCAACTTGCATCTGTTACAGTTGCACCCGAAGCATGTGTTGTTGCACCTGTACCGAGTGTTCCTCTAGTACAATAGCGTAATGTATTGCCTTCTATAGCACGGTATTCTATACGTTCATTATCTATCCACACAACTCCGACTTGACTATCAACTGGTGCTGCTAATGTTGCTGCGTTTGCTACAGCTATGCTAGTTGCTGTAGCATTTATGCTACTAGACAATGTTGTTTTTGCAGTATCAACAATAACTGTGCTTTCTTCAATTTGATAAGGTGAATAATAAGTCATATCAAACGTTCTGGTATCACTAGTTACAGTGCTGCCACTACTATTTGTTTGTACACGGATACGAATATTCTCCGAGTAATCGGTTGGATATAATTCTTCGCCCCAATTATCTCTAACCACTGTATTAAACCCGTTGCCGTCGTATATATATTGAAGCGATGCGTCCAGTGTAGTAAACGTTGAACTATCTGTGTTAGTTACTACACTCGTAAATGTTCCACCAGTTAGTATTTCATCAAAATCTTCAGAGTCTTTAAAACTATGATCGTTGTATTTTAATGTAATTTCTGCATCCCGATCTAGTTCTGTTACTTCTACATCATTTTCGTCCATGTGTGTTACTGCACGATCAATGCTATGAAGCTTCGTGTGGTAAGGCTTTATTGAATTAAAGAACTCTTCAACAATCTCAGTGCCAGACGGTTGATAGTTTATTGCATCGGTTAATACCGGATGTTCTACACGAATCTTTGCATAAGTTGTTTTAAATGCAAAGTCATCTGTAGTATTATCAGTAACTGAATGATACAAGCACTTGAACCAAAGTTTATTATAATAAGACTTGTATTGACCTACAAATACTTTATTTCTTAATAAATCAAATATGGCTTTTATAACTGGACTAGGTTCGGCATCGAACCCGCTCATATCAAACGGCCCTACGTCAAACCCGTAACCGAACTTTTCTAAATTCCAAAGTTCTTCGCTCAACTGTATTGTGCCTTTAGATTTCCATTGTATTACCCACTCGTCGTTAACTAGTTTGTAAATCTCTGGTCTATTTACACCGTCACTGTGCAATACATTTCTAACATAAACAAGTGTTCCTTCTTCAGTTGATAATGGATCTTCTCCTAATTCTGGTATCAGCTCTTGTTTAATATCGACATACAAATCAGGTAGTATTGATTTGTCAAACACGCTTAATAAAGATCCATCGTTATTGTATTCTTTACGATACCAATCACTGTAAATCCAGTACTTGTCCATATCATAATCAATAACGCCATCAGTTATAATTTCTTTAAAAATTGTATCCCAGTCTGGTATTTCGTTAATTACACAAATCCTAGATAATAAATCGTTTGCTGCGTGGACAAAGTTTTGTCTTGCAGTTTTTAAATCTCTAACTAGACTTTGATTCGGTCTTGTTAAATGTCCGTATCTGTTATACGGATGTAAGTTAAGGTCTGGTAGTGGTTGACCCATCCAAACATCTATATCGTTTGCAGGAGTATCTGCCGGAAGCTCATACTCGTATATACGCCTCCAATAAGTCATTGTAGTGTCCGCCGAAGGAGTATGATTTAAGTTGCTATTCTTCAAACTAATATAATAGCGACCACTGCCGTCAACTACAACATCGTCAATGCTATATGTAGTTGCACTACTATAAGTTGTATATGAATATCTCTTAACTGCATTATTCCGACCTACAATACTGTCACGTATTTTAATGTGTAGTTGTTCCGGTATCAATTCAACTGGATCACTGTCATGCAGTAATACCCATTCACTTAAAGGTAAAGCGTCACTTTCTATAATTTGATTAATCTGAACGACTGTATTATCGCTTACAACTTTATCTAAATTGTTAATCAGCAAGTTACTTGATTGCGAAGCTGCTGCCCATAGCTGTTCGAAACTATTAGGATTTGCTAGGTAATTAGATAGCTGTTTTGTATTATAAACTCTATTACCCACAGTATCTAATTTATTCTTAACCCAGAAGTAATAAACAGTTTTAGTTCTGCCTTGCACAGGATCAACAACTGATTGTTCTGCCCAATAGTAAACGTATTCGTCGTTGTTTTTAACCTTGTAAACGTCGCCGGTAACACGTCTGCCGTTAACAGTTGCGTTTGCTTTTACTAACTGTTCCCATTGATCTGGAAATACAGTGCTTTCAGTCCATTCATAAATGTCGACTGATGCGCCGTCAAATAATCTGCCCCAGTTGTTTTGTTGATAGTCTATAGGACCTTGCTCGTAATCTAAATAGATTGCTGTATTTAGATCCCACCAACGTAATCCTAGTTGATCTGCTCCCCATGTTTTTCTTGACTCGTTATTTCCGTTAACGCTGTCGTAATTATAAACTGCAAAATCTGCAGTAGTTGCAAAGTCGATTTCATTGTCGATAAAGCCAGGTAGTATACCTTTTGCTGGATCAAATGTTTCAATAGTAGTGATTAATGTTTTGTTAACTGCATCGTATACTTTAACATTTTCTATTAGATCATTACGGGCTTGTTCGTTGCCCTCCCTAACTAGTTGCCAACTGCCGTTATGCCCAGTTACTGTAGAGAAACTACCATAGAACTTGTACACACCCGAGACTGGGTTTACATCACTGATTCTGTCAACAAACGCATATATTGGGCGTGTTGTAGTGTTTTGTCTATAACCAGCAAAATTATAGTAATACATGTTTGCAGCATTTGTAGAGTTATAATTAGCTGATAATTCCTGATAAGATGAAAATCTTACATTTCTAATAGGATAAACGTTTCCGACATTACCCTCTTTATTAATATAAACATCGATAAAGAACTTATTAGCATTGTCTATGTCTATACCAGTAACTCGATGTATACCATCTATGTTAGGCTCTGTATTACTTCCTCTGATTAAAACAAAGTCTCCTACTTGTAAGCTGTGTGCAGCGGCAGCACCAGATGGTGTTGCTATTGTAAGTTGTGCATCATCTGCAGCATCTATGCCAGCACATGCACGAGTAATATACCAACCCATATCCATTGTTTGATATGCTGCAAAACCAACATCGCTGTCAATTTGAGAACTTGTTAATTCGTCGGCTTTCCATTTTGCAATCCATATACTGAATACGTTAGGGTCGTAGTCCATTTTACGGAATATAACGTCTCCATCAACAATTGCTTCAAATATGTTACTAACTGTTGTTTGTGTTGCAGTATATGTTTGTGCAGTGAAACCAATGTCACCATTAGCAGTTCCAGCACCTATGATTAGTGTAGGATTTGTGCTTGTTAGCTTAACCCTGTTGTTACTGTTTGTAGCTTTTACACCTGACACGTTAGCTAAGTTGATTTGTGTCACTATGTCATTTATGTAACTACTAACATTAACAGTGATTACAGATGATGTGGCTGCAGTAACACCGGTTGTTAAACCAATGACACTATTTGCAGTGCCATTGCCTATATATAATGAACTATTTATACTAGATATATTGAGTAATATACCGGTAGGTGCCAATGCTGCTGCAGTTATACCAGATATACCTGCAGCATTAATTTGTGATATAACTTGAGCAATAGACAAGTTCGGGTTAGTTGTTGTTGTAGAACTACTACTAATGTATGTTCCTGCATCAATACCCACGTCACTGTTGACAGTTGCGTTAGCAATGACTAGACTAAATTGTGTTGCAGGAGTAGCTGTAGTTTTTGTTAATCTTAAACTGCCTGCACTGTTAGATGCAGTGACATTTGGTATACTTGCACTAGTGATTCTGTTAACAATGTCTGTTATAGTATACGTTATAAATGTTGTTCCAGAAGAAGTAAAGACAACAGTCGATGTAGTAAAAGTAGTTGAAGTATTTGCTACTAACCAATCCTTAACATCTTCTGTATATGTTCCTGCAGCCATTAATGTTTGAGCTGTTGTGATATCTCCAGCTAAAACGGTTTCCGATCCTGCGATAACATTTGCTGTATTATATGTTTCATTGGCATAATTGTTTATTAGTGTTATGTCACTGTCTAGTAATGCTTCTACTTGTGCTTGATAGCTAGGTGTAGCTGCTATTTCGCTTAACAGTAGACTTATGTTTATCCCTGCAACACTGCTACTAAAGTAACTTGATAAAAATGTTGACCAAATTCCAGTATATGCACTTCTAAGATTTTCAATTGCTGAAATTCTTGCGTTTGCTGCCGAAGTCTTTGCACCAGCATTATTGTTTATTACCCAACCGTTAAATGCATTTTCAAATGCAGCTTGTGCAGTAATATTAGTTGTAGTACTTGTTGTCTCATTAAAAAACACATCAACACCATCTATTGTTAATTTTTTTGTTGAACTTCCTACAAAGGAAGGATTGATAACAGTTCCGGTTACAACTATATTATTGTATGTAGTTGATGATATAGTATTGCTGAATACAATAGTTTCTGCAGTAGCTGAAGTTGCGCCTAACACTAATGTAGATCCGTGTGTAACAACGTTAGTAGTGCCAATATTATTTGTTCCGGTAACAGTTATGGTTGTAGAGGTTGTTGATGTAGTTGAATTATTAAATGTGAGTGCGTTCCCGTCTAATATCAACGTTCTACCATTAGCCACGATAGGCAATGAAATTGTACCTGTAACAATGATAGGATCGTTAGGAGTTGCTAGTCCGGTGCTGCTATTCGTATCTACCATTTCCCAAACACGGCCTTGATAAATTACCCTGTCGCCGTATTTGTATGATGTTTTATTGTCCCATTGTTTAATATCCTGCCAGCTACCACTGAAATCGTAATAGTTGCTTTCTTGTTCAGGGAACATAGCAAATGCAGCATAATCTAATACACGATAATCTGTTTCTGTAGTTAACGGTGTCCCGGAAGTAATAAAGTCATTTTTATAAGGACCTTCTTTACTTAAAGTGTCATATGAGAACACCTTAGGCAATCTTGTTTGGAAGTTATTGCCAACGGTTCCGGTAACTAATAACTCGCTGTTAGGAGTGATATCAATATACACATCGCTTAACGCATCGCTTTCATATGTGTCTCTAAATCTTATTACTTGCGGACTTGTTAACACTAAATCTTTGCTAACATTAAATTCGACTGTATCTCTCGATCTTGTGTCACCATAATCTGCAGTTCTGATTGCCCATTCTTCAAACAAAGTAACATCTGCTTGTGTCCCAAATATAGAAGTGTTTCTCATGAATGCGTTTAATGCATACTTTGTACCCTTGTATTTTCCTATACCCTTGACAAATTCAAATACAGTGCTGTCGTCGAGTGTTGTATATTGTTTCCAAGACGGTGTATTATATCCAATGTTGGATCTTGCTGCATTTTTTACAGATTTGTTTACAATGTTATTGCCAACATCATAAATTTGATCGATGTCTAATACTGTTCTGTCAAAGTTATTATAAATGGTATTGTTGTCTACAATATATCCCGGTGCGTAAAGTTTACCATTCCAGTTGTTAGTTCTGCTACCGATCCACTTTATTCTTGTGTGCAACTGTCCTAGTGCAGGATTATAAATCATATCGTCGAACCCTGTATAATTGTCAAACACTATTACATGTTCTAATTCTACAGAATACATTCTTATACCATACAATGTTAAATCAGAAGACCTTGGTGTGATTTTAGTTACAGCATCTGATTGTTCTAAGACCTGTCTTTCAACTATTACTTTGTTAGGTAATACTTGTCGACCATTTTGATCTATTAAATTATAAACACCGTCGTACTTGTTTTGCAAGTTATCAAAGTAACCAGTAACACCTTCTGAAATTTCAATAGATTCTGTTGCAGGAATAACGTTGATGATATCGCCGACTGCAGGTGAGTTGTCTGCCCAAGATAAGAATGTTGTTGCGGCTGCATCCCAGCTTGGGACCCATCCAAATGTGTTTAGATAATAACCATAACCTCTGATAATGTCATATACATCTTGTTCTTTAACTAAAATTGTGTTATATTCTAGTCTAACAACGTCACTGGTAAATTCTTTATATTTTATAATATTAGTATTTCCCAATGGGACAATAGTTTTTTTACTGTTGTATGATACTGGATTATATTCTAAATACATTTTACTAGTATCATACCCAGATATCATGTAACCTTCAGCTGTTAATGTTACTTTTATTGCACCATAGAATGTATCAAATATAGGTTGACTCTTATATAGCGATACAACATAATTTTCTTCTGGTATTGTTACTTTACCTTTGTCTTGACTGCTATCTAATACAAAACGCTGATTTGCTTTATTAACAAACCCGCCTAGTTTTATTACAGGGTTATACGCTGCTGTTTCAAACTTTTCTTTTAAAGAATCGATATCGGTGGTATTAAAGAATCCAAACTCAATAATCGCATTACTTAGCCCACTGTAATATTTTCTAACATTTGAGGACAATATAGCTTCGAACGTTGCTTCTTCTGTAATTACTGCAGCGTCATCAACTGCAATAATAGTCGGTTTACTCTGATAATTATTACCTGGATTTGTAATAGATACAGCTATGATACTACCATCATGAACAATAGCTTCTGCAGTAGCACCGCTGCCAAAATTACCATAAATTTCTATACTAGTATTGCTTGTGTACCCAGCGCCACCATTTCTAACATTTATAAGTTCAATGATGCTATCTTCGTATTTTTCGTAACTTAGTTTAGGTTGTTTATTGTTGCCTAATAAACGAGTATCTTCGAATAATAATTGTGGTGTAGCTACTGATGAATGATAATCTAGTTTTCTTCTATTACTATCGAAATAACTGTTAAGCAACCATAATGGTCTTAATCTCATTAATCCTAACGAACGATTTATATTATATTCCGGACTACGTCTCCAGCGTTGTTCTATTGGTCCCCAGTCGCCGTACACAAAGTCTTTTTGTTTTTCTGCAGTGGTAGGTGCAGTAACAATGCCCGCCGTAACAGGCCCGTTTAATGCACCTGCAGGAGTAACTAGTGTTTCGTTATCCCAGTCATACGCAGAATAACAATATGTTATATCATAACGTTTGTCTGCATCAGATGGATCGTTGTAGTGACCGGTTTTTAATGCTTCGATCAATGCAACTCGTTTTGCATCATTACCACCGTTTGCAGTGCTTAACCATGTGTAAAATTCACTCCACCACCCCGGTTCGTCACGGTGCCCTAACATTTCCCATGGATGTGCGTGTGGTTTGTCGGTATTAAAGTAATAATGATATATACCTTTCCAGCCACCGATACCAGGACCAACACTACTATAATTCCAAGTAAACTCGTTTCCTGCATCGTAGAAATTCGCATCGTTCAATGATGAAATGTTATTTCTGACTTTCCAACTGTTGAATTCGCTTTCCGTGGCTGCATTTAGTTCGTCCCATGTGTATGGAGTTTTTCTATTAGCATTAGGCATTGCTTCTAGATAATCTATTACGTTATGATAATTGCCAACTAAGGTGTTAAAGATTCTGGTTTCTAATTCCCATATTACCGCATCTTCTATATTAAACGCAGCAGAGCTTCTAATGAATAAATCAATTACACCCGGTAACGCAGTTGCATAATGTACAGATCCGTCATGACAAATAATCGCAGGTGTAGATTCGGTGTTATCAGTATTAGCATATAATCCTGATACAACACGAGGAATGACAGGTCTGGTTAAACCTAGTTTAACTGCACTAGGTGGCATAAAACTAACACTATCTAGTGGATACCAACGAATGTCTATATAAACTTTTCCATTAGCATCGGGAAGAAGTGGGGAATTGATTTGTACTTGTGAAGCATTTAATAATTCATAATCAGAGATATTGAGTAACGGTCTCCAATTTATCGGCGCTATGCCGTCATAAGAATCTTTGACCCATATATGAATATGATTTCGAGTATCAGCGTAATAGTTAACAATATTTGGTAAATCAAATATAGTACTTTCACCTGCAATCCAGGTGTATTCCGCTGTTTCGTAATCTTTATATAATAACATGTCACTATATGCAAAAGGAGAATCTTTAGTTTTTCCTAAATTCAATTCGCTTAATGCTTGATCTACTAATTCGTACACAGGAATATCTATATCTGTGGTAGTGTGTAACTGAGCTACTTTTCTAATTATTTGTTGTCTAAATTTAGCATAACTAGCAGAGATAAATCTTAAACTAGCAAATGGATTTGTGTTAGCATCAGCTAATGTTACTGCTAGTAGTTCAGTACTAAATGGTTGTTGTCTTATTGTTCCGCCAAATTCATGTATTTGCGGCAATGATGTATAATTATTATCACCAAAGTAATCGCCGCTAAACCCTGGTATATTTGACATTTGTGATTTAATATGTGCTTGTAAATCACCGAACGTTGCATTAGTTAACCACTCATTTTGTGGATTATACACATGGGTATCTGCAGTATGGAAAATTCCTTGATCTGATGTTAATATGTCATATGATGACCAACTAACTTCAATAACAGTATCTAACGGGTATATATTTTCTACAGTAACTCGTGTGCCAGAAAGTGTGTAATCATTTGTCTCGACGCCATTTATCTTTACTATTAGATTTTTTGATGATGTGTTATCATCTAGATAAATTATGCCAAAAATCGAATTATCAGATACTAGTCTATACTTAATATAGTCGATTGCAATTGAACTGCTAATTTCGACTGTCTGAGTGTTAGTTGTTGTTGATGTAATTGTCAACCCGGTAGAAATTGCAGACCCATCTACGTTAACTAATTCAAAATCAGTTATATCGAACATTGTTTGAATGGTATATGTTTTACCTTTACTCATAAAGATAGCAGGATTAATACCGTTTATTAGTTCTGGTTTATCACGTTCATTTAATGTGTTTTCACTATATACTTTTAAATTACCGCTATTGCTAAGTTTAAATCTAAACTTGTCATCTAAATCGATATCAGTGGTGCCGATATCAAAAATATGATCGCTGCTGATACTTTCAACAACATAACGAATATGCTTTTCGATTGGCTGATCATTGCGTAATTGCGCCCAACCGTTATTGTAAAAACCGGTGATTAAATTCTTGTAATAATAATAACCTTTAATTTCTTCTACATTAACAACGTCTGAATCAGCTTGATATCCAATATTTTCGTTTATGCTATTATAATTATAGCGTTTTGCTCCTAGGCCAATATCAAATTCGTAACCTGGATTATTACCGTAGTCGACGTATTTAGGCGCAAACCCCAAGGCGTGGTCTACTACGCTGGAAGTTCTCGCATAATCAAATATAGTATCGCCTTCAAACGTTGTATTAGGATATGTTGTTGTATTTGATAATAAAACTTGTTCGTAATCGTAAAGATTAAATTTCGGAGCAACACTTCTAGAATCTTTTTGTTGTCCATAGATCCAGTTTGTTCCATCCCAATACCATTCACTACCAGAATAAATTAAACTATCAATAGAATCACCAAACACATTGTTATAACCTATTTTTACAATAACTTTATCATAAAGAGTGTAATTGGTAGTATTATACACCTCAGTTAATGCAATGCTGCTACCTACACCGCTAACACTAAAAATCTTTTTATTGTAAGTAGATGTTGCATTTTTAGCAAATAGTATTGTATCGCCGTTTGCTAGTGACTTAGATGACACTTCTCTCCAATAGCTTCTATTTTCAAAAAATGTTGGATTTTTTGCTTCTGTATGAGTTTGTATACAGTCCCAGTAAGTGATGTTACCACTGATTGTAACTTTTACTTGATCGCCTTTATTATAACCAACAACTGGATCCCACTCGTCTGTGATACTGTAGGATGCAAGGCTCCATGTCGACTGGCCAACAATTGCTGTTAATGGATTTGAAATAGAATCAAACATGTGTGTAACTGCAGTTAAGTGCTGCTTACCGTAATTGTATTTTTCCATACTTGCACGATATTCAATAATAGGACGTATCGCTCTAAAAGGTTCGACAATATAATCGAATGGATCATCTCCGTTAAAATCACAAACTGCGATAGCAACATCGTTTCTGACCCAGGCGTTACTTCTTGCCCATGCACTTTGATCTATACTGTCTCTGCGCTCAACTACATAATCTCTAACAATAATTCTGTCATCTTGAATGTCTACAGGCGTCTCACTATCTTCGTTACGGGTCAACGAATAAATTGTGTTAGTAAAAAATGTTGTTTCTGCAGCACTGTCGTCGTACTGTCTGATAAGTTTAATGCCAGTAGGTTGTCCCACGCCTTCTACAATATAAATGTCATCGACTGGATATGTCGCATTGCCTGTGCAGTTTGTTTTAAATGCCACCCGCATCCCATTACGGAATTCTAATGTTTTACTATTTGACAATGTAGGAGTAGTGTAAGAAATTTGACCAACAATGGTTGCTATGGTGATAGGATTTCCTACTGTTGCGTTTATTTCGCACACAGGTAAAAAGTCTAATAGCCAGAAATATCTATGATAGTTAATAAACATATCATAGTTAATAGGTAAGTCCAATGTATATGCCGGCTCATTGAGCAATCTGTTAGGTTGCTCGACTGTTGCACCACCAAATTTTAAACCGTTAATAATATCGTCATATGATATCACATCTGTTACATTTCCGTTATCGTCTTTGTTAACAACTCCTGGAACAAACTGATATTGATCACTGGTTCTATTATCGTCTAAGTATAAATCATCTATACTTAATCTGCTATCTTCGTGTCCTAAGTAATGATTGATAGCTTGCAAACTACCACTCGACATCAATTGATCTAGTGTAGATTCTAAGAACTTTTTATTAACCGGAGTATTAAAAATATTAGGCAATAAGTTCATTACACTTCTTGCACCTACATATTCGCTACTTTCACCTGGTCTTGAAATAAGAGGTGCTACTGTAGGATTTGCTTTGTAATTTTGACTCATCTTGTGCTAACTCCGGTATTTGCTGCGATTGATGTTGCATTTGTTATCAATGTATTAGTGATAACAAAATTTCCTATACTTAATACTGGTACGAATAGTTCGTCGCTGTCCGCATGTATTTCATATAAACTATTTAAATCTTCTGGATTTGACACAGAAGAAATTGTAATTTGTGATATTTGACCGATCATATTATTGTGAACATATGCTGCAAGTTCGGTAAAATAGAATGTTTCGCCAAAGTCCCAGTTTTCTATACTGAAAAATTCATTTATTAAGGTTATTATTTGTTGCTTTATTTCTACATCACTCTTTGTTGCATTACTAGTTTTAGTAACGTTAAATTTAGCTTGAAGTTCGGGATTAGCTAAATCGCCAAACAAAATTTTATATTTTACAGGTCTGTAAATTATCTGGTCACTGATAGATTTCTTTGTTTCTAGACTCGTAAATGTTTCGGTTAGTTCAGATATTGTTGGAGGATTAGGTTTTGTGTAACTTCTTCCGTCACGCAATGCCCATGTTCTGAAACTTGTATCATAACTTCTTAATAAGACATAAGTGTCGACAATGTTGGTTACTGCAGGATCGATCACTTGATTTATATCAGCAATTCTTGTATACTTCATATGTAGGTATGCACGACCGTTAACAGTAGTACCGCCGTCATCGTCATGAACCGTAAACTCGTATTCGTTCGGATAATATTCTAGTTTTGTTCCTAAGTTAATAGTTTCAGTGCTAGTTAATTTCTTAAATGCTTCCGGATCATTTATAAATGTATCGTTGTCGTTATCATCTAACGTAACTCTGAGTTTATAAGGATCAGTATAGCCTTCAGGATATGTAAAATATCCAAAACTGTTAAATGTATATTTTTTACCTAGCGGAGTCATATTAGTAGTTGACTTTGTGTTGATAGGTAAAAACTCAAATTTGTCTCTACCTGGCTTTAATGTTTCGCTACTGAAAGATTCAGCAAAATTTAAATTGTTAAATTTTAAAGTAGCATCGCTGCCTACAATATAACGAGTTTTACGTGTTAACACTTCCCACTGAGCGTTTGCATAGTTGATTCGTATTAACCAACTATTATCTCTACTGGTATTAGAAGTATCACCTTCATACTGTCTGCTCCAGCTAGATACACTATTATTGGCTATAGTACTAGCAGGCAAATTGCTGCTGTCGATCACTGCCCATTCTTGAATACTTGGATTATATCTTAATCCAAAACTAAGTCTGTTTGCAATTTTAGAGATTACTGCAGTTTTTACTGTATTAGTAAACTGACTTTCCCAACTTGGAATAATTCTTTTTATTCTAGCACCTGATGGTATCGATGATGAAAGAGTCACGGCTCCTTGACCGATCACGTTTACACCGGTTGGATTACCGACACTGTCATCTACACCAAACCCGCCATTGTCTAATTTTATAATTCTAGCCCATACTGTATCTGCATTCGATACTGTAACTTTTGCAGTTGCACCAGACCCGCCGCCGCCTGTGAAGGATATATTTGTAGCCGAATCGTAATTAGTGCCAGGATTTGTAATAGTGACTGAAACAACTACACCTGCACTTGTGTTTGCAGTTGCAGTTGCACTAGCACCAACTCCAGTTATAACAACAGTAGGAGCGGTAAAATAACCTGAACCGCCATTAACAACTTCTATAGTTTTAATATATCCTGTTCTGAACGGTGATGTGATAAATTCTACTAATCCGTTAACTTCTAACTTTCTTAGCGGAGCAGATGCGTTGTCGCCTAATCTTTGAACAAAGCTATTGTAAGTTATATAACCTGTACAGCTATTGTTACTTCTTGTTACTTGGTTCCAACGGTATACTCCGGTAATATTACTATCACTTGCTGTTAAGAATGTTAAACTTTCAGTTGTGTTATTGTAGTAATTATTAGAGTTATAGCCGCCAGTTTCATATCCATAATACTGTCTGTCGTAGTAGAAGTTTTTAACTTCTGGATTACTTAAAATGGGATTGATATACTGACTTAGTATTTGTTCAGAATTTAATACTGAAGGCAGTAATATTAAACTTCTAGTTGTAACATCTTCTTTATAAATGTATGCATCATCGGTATATTGTATCGCATCACTGTATGTTGCAGTAGGATCGTACAAATCTCTAAAACGACTGTGACCGCTATGCACTCGGTTAATACTTTTAATTTTTAAAATATTTTCACTTACTGTTAGAGGAAATACAGTGTAGTCGTCGGCAGTGACCATACGATCTTGTGTTGCAAAGAAACGTCCGCTGTTTACTTTGATACTATCAATGGTTTCTCTTTCGCTTGCATTACTCACGGGAGATTTTAAACTACAGTTAAATGTTGCAACATAAGCTCTACTATCTTGACCAGTGTAATTGATACTTAATGTAACGTTATTAAAGGTATCTGGATTTATGTTGTATGTTCTGTTAATACCAGTTCTATACCACACACGAATTATACCACGTGGGGTGTTGCCAAAATTGCCGTCCGCAAACACAATACTAACCTGGTCGTTTTCTCTGGAACTTACAGTGTATACGTTTCTAGAACCAGAATTGTTTACTATATTACTGTTTCCAAATAGTCTGTCAATTTGAGTCCATGTTGCCAATACTTGTCCAACTTCGTCGATTGTTTGAACCCAGATGTTACCGTTAGCAACGTTGTTTTCATTAATATCAATTACCATATTTGGTAGACCGTTTGCTATTGAAAAATCTTTATATTGTAACGACCCTTCTTTGAATCCGAAAAAGAATCCAGTATTAGGACTTGCAAGTCCACCATTATCATTTTGATAAAGCAGATCATAAACACCGTATGGGTCTGGTATTTTTTCTTCTAGTTTGTTTCTAGCTTGATCATAACTGATACTGTGTGCAGTAAAGGAAGTTCTACCAGAATCAATGATTCCACTAAATTCTTTAATTACATCGTTGTTAGAACTGTTAGTTCTGTATATTTCATACTGAACATTATTCTTTGTAAATTTAGCAAACGGAGATCCAAATCTATTACTACTTTGAAAAATACTATTCATAATAGTTAAAAAGTTTTGGTATGTGTCAGGATCAGTGGTGTCTTCATACTGAACTGTAACGTTTGCTAAACTATTGCCATTAACATCATACACCGTCTGGTTAGTTCTAACACTATCTATCTTTAAGTATCCGCTTGCAACAACGTTTCTGGTAGGCTTGTACCCCAAGAACTCAGCAATACGCAATACGCTTTCTCTGCGCTCTGCAGTGCTTAAAAAGTTTTCACGGCTTGCTAAGTCTGCACGAAATGCTAGGTTATGGCCGAGGAATGCCATAAGCTCTATCAAACTTACAAATTCGCTGCTACTGATCCAGTCGTTAAAGTTTTCAGGATAGTTGTTGTTAATATAGTCAACCATACTGTTTCTGATTGTATCAAAATCGTATGATTGAAAGTTTGCTTGTGCAAAACTTTCGTAAACTACGCTGAAGTCTTCTGCAGCAAATAAACTACTTTGTCTGATATTCTGTGCCATTATTCTATCTCACCTATAAATGTTAAGTACAATTCCTCTGCAGTGCCGGTGTCGTTATAAAACATTTGCACCCTTATACTTAAACTATGATCGTCTGGCTTTTCTGCTTTCATATCCTGAAATACCCATCTTGGGTCGCTTCGGACAATTCTCTCAACATCTTCTTTTGCTAACGATTCTGTTAAACCGTCTAGTGGATCAAACAATAAGTCCCAAATGATAGATCCAAATTCTGGATTTATCACTCGCTCACCTTTTTTTGTGTAAAAATGATTCATTAAATCACGAATAGCAAGTTCTTTATCTACAAGAATCTTGCTACTGTTTTGATTTTCGACTGTGCTATATCCGATATATGTTGCCATAATAATATTTATCGGATAATTATATGCTAATATTATATCCTAATTTTTGAAGAAATAATATCGCCTGTAACTAATTCTACCGAATCTGTTTTAATAGTAAACACGTTTCCGCTTAAAGTGAAATCATATTCATACTGTAAAATATTATTATTAACCTTAACTTCTAGTTTTTCTACTGGAGTCATTGCAGGAGTTTTTGATAAAGAATAATTTACAGTAGAACCGTCATATGTCCGGCGTTGTGTAATTAATGTTTCTTCATAACGTTTAGCAATATCACGCTTAATACTGTTAGGAGTTAACGGTAAAAATTCTAATGTTTCAGCATAATATGAAAATCTTGCTCGTGCTAATTGATCTCCTGACAGCAACCCAATTTGATTAGATGCTCTCATTTCAAAGATACCGTTTGCTCGTAACCATCCTCTGTTTTTTGGATTACCGTAATCTGCTAAACGAAGTATAGTTGCTGCACGAATAGAGTTTTGTCTATTTGCATGATCCCTTAAAATCATACCGGCAACTGTATCCCAATTTTTATTTGCAATATGATTTCTTAAATTATATTGACCTTCCATTGCATAAACTATTGTAAAATTTTCTGCTAACAAATAATATAATAACAACCCGTCAAACGCTGATTGTGACATTTCATTTAACCCGAAGGATTTTAGCTGTCTGATTAAATTACGTTCTTTACGACGGAAATCTTCTATCCAGATATTATATGCTTCTTCTTCTGTTATACCTCTAGTTGCGGTACCTACAGAATATCCTTTACCATCATAACCATTATATTTAAAATTATTCAATGCAACTAGCACAAGTGTATCACTTGCGAACACATTATCTATATAAATTTCAGTTTCGTACAAATCCTCGTCGAGGACAGTATAGTCTTCCCAATTTGTTTTATGATATATTTGTAATTCTGTTAGCATTATTGAGGTCCTACTTTTGGTGCGGTACCAGCAGCGCCACCTGTTCCACCTACAGGGCCGCCGCCACTTAACTGTGCTAAGTTGTAATCTTTTGATGTAGTGTCTGTTGTATTACTTCTTGCTTGGGATGGCAAATACATTTCGTTTGTTAAATGACCTCCCCATGGTTCGTGTTCAGGAACACGGCCTGCTGTGCTTTGTTTTACACCGGTGTTTGTTGTTAAATTATTTGGTCCTGGTTTACCTGCTGTTGCTGCTGCTGGACCGTTTAAGTCGATCATACTAGAAGTAACTCGTGTGTTCCCCGATGCTTTTATATGCATATTTGCATCTGTAGTTAACTTAATATCTTTAGTGCTGTAAACATCAACACCTCCGGTTGCACTGTGTATTTTAACACCCGATCCTCTTGCATTTAAATTTACAGTGTCTGCATCGACATTAAAGTCTCCGTCAACATATAAATTAAAATCTTGCGTTGCTCTCATACTAATACTGCCACCTGCATAGATATCTAAGTTTCCTGAGCTATCTAATTGTATCCATCCACTGCCATTTTGATTAATAATATAAACAATACCAGCACTGTCATTTAGTAATATTTGCGCTCCGCTGCCGCTTCTTAATCTTACTAAGTTACTCTTTCCTGGTTCTCTGCTTTTATCTGGTGTATAGTTTGTTCCTTCAACGTATGCAGTTGTGCCGTCGTCAAATACTAGTCCATGACCACCGGGTGTTAAAAATCCAGCAACAGTGGATGGACTTTCACGTCTCATACCGCTACTACTTACACCACGGGCAGCATCAAGACCTATACCTTGGGCAGCATTAGCATTTGCAATAGGGTGACGTGTTCTTTTATTTCCGTCTTGGGTTTTGTCTGGCGCTGTATCTAATGTAGCACCGACTGTCCTAGACTCGCCATCTATTTCACTAGCAGGTATACCTGGTACGTTTGTGTTTCTAGTAGATTCTAGCATAACTCCCATCAAGAATCCTTCTTGTTCTTGACCGGTAAATGCAACTACAACTTCCGATCCCGGTGACGGCGGAGGGAATGCAGCACCGTAGGTGTTACTGTAATTCCTTCCGCTAATTGATCCGCCAAATGGCATCGGTCTACGTATTTTTACAAAACCTCTGCGTTCTTCCGGTGTATCTTTATTGCTAAGTCTTTGATGATTTACTAATTCTACCCATATGTGTCCTTCATAATCAGGATCTGCATGTTCTACTACTTTTGCAAGATATACTCCGTTTAGACTGTTAACACCACCATTATCTGATGGGCCGCCTGTAGATGATAGTCGTGTGCTGTTTAATCCGGTAAATCTTGTCATTTATTGTTCCTTAAAATAATGATGCTAACCAATTTGGTGGCGACACATGTGCAGTATCTCCGCTACCGCCCCAATACGCACCTCTATTAACATCTATGCTGTTACCCCGTGCAATGTCATAATGGAAAGTGTTACCGCCCATATACCATTGACTTGACGGATACGTGTGATTGGCTGCTCCTATACTGGGATTATACCCTGCTGCAGTTGAATTATTAATAAAGTTTTGTGAAAACGTTTGTATAATTGCTCTGTCTGCTGCATTGCCAACCGAAAGTCTCCTGCCGCCTGAATACAATGCAACATCTGACGCATCTCCTAAATGTCTGCCGCTGCCAGGGTCGGCTCTGTAACCACTTATCGTTACAACTGTTACTCCAGTCTGATTTCCAGTAAGTGTAAGAATAGTATTCAATGCAGGATTGACGCCGCTAGCAAGTGAATGCCCTCCGGGTGGACTTGTACCAGTTGCTCCAGATGGTAAAGATCCTTCGGGTGGTCGTTGTGTACTACCGTTTGCTCCGGTCACCGACCCATCTTCACTGCCTGGTTTTAAACCAGGCAGTGAAGATACTCCATCTCTATCTCTGTAGTTTTGTCCTCTATCAAGTTGTTCATAAATTAATGATGTTTGACAGTTCATATCTCTAAATGCTACTAAGTTCATAGTAAATGAACCGGACTGGTATGTAGCACTTCCTTGATACATTAAATACAACCCCGATAAAAAGTATGAAACTTGATTTTCAATATCCATTAACCCTGTTTTGTCGTTTGGATATCTGGGAGCTCTGATATTTAAGAAAAATCCTTGTCCACCTCGTTGATAGTTTGCGCCTGTTTGCCCATTAGGTCCACCTAACCAATAAGGATCTCCTCTAATAGATAATGTTATCTGAACAAGGTCTGCAACACTATACAAATTGTTATACATCGCAGCCGCTTGTGCGGCCCCTACTTCTTGTCCGTTCGGGTCGCCGCCTTGTGTTCCAGGATTTTGGGGCTGGTGGTATAAAAATGACATAGGGATAGTAAGTTCGTTATTTGAATTAATATCAGAATTTGCATATAATTCACTTTGTGTAATATACCGGGTTGTATTACGACCTCTATTAGGTGTAGTTAAAGTAAAAAATTCTGGGGCCTGAAACCGTCCTAATTCGTTTGTTAACTCTGTTTCTTGTCTAACCAAATCACTAATTTCTGATTGCAACCTAGTACGTTCCGCCTCCAGTTGTGTTCTGTTACCGGGGCCGTTTCCCTTAATTAAACTGTCTATGTTAATCAATGATTTTCTAGCTGCGCCCAATTCTCTTTGTACATCATCTAGTCTACCTCTCAATCCACTCGGAGTATTGCTGTCTGAACTCCCTCCGGGAAACTCACCACTAGCAAATGTTTTAGCACCATTGAGTGTAGTTTGCATTGTAAAATAAGTGTTGTTAAGAGCAATATCAAAATTTAAAACTTCAGTATTTTTACCAGTGAAAATATAATCATACCGCTTTTTTATTTGCCCGTTTCTAAACATTTTATTAATTTTATCACGTTGTATGCGTGGACTACTGTTAACTTGTTGGTAACTATCAGGATCGTTGATTGCTTGAGGAGCCAGAACGGGTATTACAGTATATGTTAACTGTCTCGCATAGTTATTAGATAGCTCATCATAATTGCCGTATTTGATAGAAGTTCTGTACGAAAACCATCGTATCTGGTCAGCAAATGCTCCGGGATTAGCAATAGTTTCGTTCGGGTCAGTTTTAGCAAATCCGTTACCTGTTAACGCAATCGGCAATCTACGGAAGTTATGAGTTGCCATCAACGCTGCAGAAATAGCAGATGTAATTGTTGTTCTAATGGGTAAGGAGAATGTCGCAGCACCGTCGGTTAAACTTACTACTCTTGCTCCTTCTAAAATACCCGGATCTATAGAACCAAACGTCCAATTCGACGCTCCGTATTCGTCTTTCAATACATAAGAATTAGGCCATAATATATTAGGATTTGTTGCCGCAACACTTCTTGCTTGTCTGTTGAGTTCATTTTGAAAATTAGTTAAAAATTCGCCAAAATTTCTAGCATAAACAGTAACATCAGATATTAATGTGAATTCGTTTTGTTTAAATGCTTCTTCTGTTATTTCAACTAATTCGCCTGAATAATATGCAGCACCGTTTTGAAAAGACATTGTTAATGATCTGAATACACAATAGTAATAAAAAGGTCCGGCATCTCTAATATTATTAGTTGGAATACCGTCGGGCGATGCTCCGCTAAAATTCAATTCAAAAATGAACGCTGCTTTTAAATGATTCTCTATGTCTAAATCTTTTGCTGCTTTAATTATTCTAGTAAAAAAAGTAATACCGCCTACTTCGATAAAATTTACATTAAACTGGTTAGCTATTGCTTGTCTGTTAGTATTAACAAATGTTAACACAAAATTTTGTTCTACTGATTCTATGCTAATTTCGTTTTCAACACCACTTTGTGCTAGTGTAATAATTTTATTTTGTGACTTTAACTTCGGTAAGCCCAAGTCTATATTAGCTGGGTGAGTTATATGTAATGCCCAGTTATAAGTGTATGTTTCATACTTGTTCAATATATTGTCTAAATAAACTGACATTTATGCTTAAATTCCTATGCTACTAATATTTTTAGGAACAACAATTAATAAACCTGCTTTAAAATCAAAAATTGGATCTTTAATTACATCTCTGTTGTAGTGAATAATAACCCACCATAGTTTACTATTACCGTATAAGTTATATGCCATCAAGTCCGGTCTCATGTTGTACTTAGACGGTATAATAGTTTTATTAACTTGAACTGATAAGTTTTCCGCTGTCAGAGGCGGATTATAAACTTCTAAATACTTTTCATTAACATTTGTTATTGAATAGTTACTACTTTCTTTATATGTAACTGCCATTAAATGAATCCTTGTCCGTATAGACTACCCGATACAAATTCAGGCATATTGAACACTTGTTTTTGTTTGTCCGGTGTAACAATTGGCATTAAATCTAGTGCAATAGTCTGTACAGTAGGTAACGCAACACCTCCAAATTCTTTTAAATCCGTGTCGCTTGACAACACCATTGAAAAGCTACCAACTTGAACTCTTACTTCTTTAAATAATCCCAAACCGCTAAATCGTAATACCGGCGGCGGGGTACCAGCGAGTGGATCTTTCACCCCGTAAAACATTTTTGTAACACTTCTCAAAAAGTGTATAACTCCTTGTAAGTAAGCGTGTTCCTCATCTGTTACTTGAGAAAATTGTGCTGTTACTTGCAACATGGGCGAAGGAGTATTGCTATATGCATTGAAACTATAGTTAGTATGTGTCATGCTATACGGACTATAGATCACTGATTGTGAATAAGAAATATCAGGCTGGTTAGGAAACACTATTCCGCCATGGCGTCTTAAAATTTCTGCAGGTCCTTTACAATAAAAATTTACTGCTCCGGGTGCTGTTCTTAAAAATACTCTGTTACCGCTACTCACGCCGCTCATTATACACTTACCTTTTTTGACAAATAAATATGTTACTGTCTCTTATATATTTATCGAATAATTATATTAGTATATAATGATTGACATTTATACGAATGTATACTATATTAAAAAATAAATCTAAGGAATTTTTAATGAAAAGAGTAAATTATCTTAATAACAAAGATATGTTAACAGAAATACACAAAAGCAAACTTTCATACTGTCACTTATTAGAAAAAGAACACGGACGTTATGATGTTATAGTTGACGAATACAACGATATATTCACCGACGACATAATTCAACTAGCTAAAGAAAACCGTGCATATCAATTAACCGTAGAATCATATGAAGCTGCATATTTAGATTGGTATAACAATAGTAAAAAACTAAAAGACAAACCTAAAGTAGCAGATCATCGAGTACACGCAGCAGACATACCTACCGAAGATTTAATATTCAGAGTTATGACTTATGAACATGTACCACTGGAACCGGGTCGTAAATCAAAACCAAAAACTACTGCAGACGCACATTCTAAATGTAATTTCCCTCCATTTAAACACTTTAAATCCATTGACAATGAAATGCGTGAAGTAGTACGTAGCCATTGGAAAGGTGGTTTCGACAACGGTCATTTTAGTGTAGACCACGGAACCGTAACAAACAACTTAGCAAAAATGTATATTAAACTATGTGAGCGTTATAGTATGCGTAGTAACTGGAGAGGATATACTTACGTTGACGAAATGCGTAGCCATGCATTACTACAGTTGAGTCAAATTGGATTGCAGTTTAACGAACACAAATCACAAAACCCGTTTGCTTACTATACTGCCGCTGTTACTAACAGTTTTACAAGAGTTTTGAATTTAGAAAAACGTAATCAAAACATAAGAGATGATCTATTACAAGAAAACGGACAGCTACCATCATTTAGTAGACAAATTGATCACGAAATAGCAGAACGAGCAAAGTGGGATGAACAAATGGCTGCAGAACACAAAGACGCTGGTTACAACATTTGAGTTAACTTTTGTTTAACATCACGGTTGGACAAAATAATAAAAATTATCAATTTTTGGAGAACGACATGAAAAACTTTATTGCTGCTCTATTACTTACTACCACTGTTGCCTACGCAGAAGGCGATGCTGCTCAAGGCGAAAAACAATATAAAAAATGTGCTGTTTGCCATACCGTCGAAGAAGGTGGA